TAAATTAATTGTAACACGGTCATCATCATTCTTTGTTTTATTTTTATTCTTTTCACTAGTGTTTTGATCGGACAAGCGCCTTAATGATACTCCACTCTGAATTTGTGCTAATAAAACTCCTCTTGATACCGCTTCTGTAGATGCTTGTGATTTTACTATATTATCAGGAGTATCTAGAATATTTGTATCAACTCCTAATAACGTCATCTTGTTTTTAACTGCCTGACTTGGAATACCCACACTGAGCATTTTGAAAAATTTCTGGTAATCTGGATGATTCCTGTAGGTTACATTACCTGAACTAGAATTACCCAGCATTGACGGCAGAGGCGGAGGCGGAGGCGCTGGGGGTGGCATTCCAGGAACAGCGGGGAAAAGACTATTACTTGTGTCAATACCACATTCACGCATTTGAAGCAAATTCCATTCAACACCAAACTGTCGTGTAATATTAGACACCCATATACTAGTAGGTTGAACAGCTAATCTATAAACAGTTCCTCTTTTAATATCATTGGAATTTTGTAGGTTATTACTACAGTCAAAAGTTCTGAAGTTACTCGCTAATTTCAATACAATGCGGTCACCGGTTTTTACATTTGATACAAAACGATAATTTCTAGGAACTAATTTTGAAAGTTTTATTATACGCTGAAAACTAGAGTTTATGAAAGTTATACTATGATATTCCCAAGTATCACGTCGATAAACTACATCTAAGTATTTGGCACCTGTAAAATTAGAATAACTGTAACTGCCAAAATTTATTCCAGTATCATCGGTTAGCAAAATTATACCTGAAATTGTGTCATTATCAGGGTGGATTCTAAGCGGATATCTTCTAGATGTTCTTGAAAATGATACTGGTTTAAGTATAACTAAATCACTATATTTAATTTCTTGTCCAGAAGACAATACGTGACATTTCATTTAATTATAATGAACTATTATTTATTATACACTACCTTTGCCTTAGTATAAAAATTAACAAATAAATAATTTAAGGGAGAACACTAGAAATATACTAAGTTATGAGCAATCTAGAAGAATGCAGTGTTTGTTGTGATCCCCTAGACCCTAATGGTGAAGAAATAATAAAGTTATCTTGTGGTCATACTTTTCATTACAATTGTATTTTACAGAGTTATAAAGCTGCACTGAATATGAATAGATATTCTAGTAAGCGTGAATGTCCATATTGTAGAAGTAAAGGAGAATACCTAGATTTAAAACCTGGTGATGTGCCTATGAGAGGAATACACAAAGAATACAACTTGTTACGTGGTCGTCAAATTAAAATAGACCTTTTGCGAGAAATGTATTTTGACCCTAGTAAGTGTCAATGCCTACTAGTGAGTGGCGCAAATAAATTTCAGCAATGTAGTAGGAAATCCCACAAAGACTCCACTGATGGTATTCCTATGTGTAGCTTACATATGAAAAAAAAACCAAAGAAATCTGGTTTCATTTACTTTCCAGTTTGAATTTTATTTCTCGCGATTTTCGTTTACCATTATTACTATGAATGTCTGCCTTTTTAATCGTTTCGTAAAACACGTAAAAACTGGTAGTTATTAGGAAGAGTAATGCTAATCTATAATAAACGGATTTGATATCAAACAGGAAATAAACCAGTGCTGAAAAAGAAAGTGAAAGTATAATTAATATCTCAATGTCACCGCTAGATTTTTTTTTATTATTCATTCTATTATTCATTCTAATACTAATATAACACTAGAATAATTTATCCGGCTAAACCTGTAAAAGCTAACAAAAAGGCGATTGCTATCATCAATAAAACAATGAATGCTAGGAGTGGTAATCCTGTAAGATTAACTCTTGATAGTGTTACTAAGACGTGGACTACTGTAAATACGGCACAAAGTATAAGGACAAACTTTATTGTTTTATGATAAACCACTAATGGGTCCCATCCTACTACTTTATTCAATAATAGGAACAAAATACTACTGAAGAAGAATATCCCGATGAACCTTGATATAACTGCGCCTTTGGCATATACTTCACGATAAAAGAAAGCAGTGTAAATTGTAGACAAGATAACAGCTAAAACTAATGAATATTGTAATAGGGCAATTGTATATTCCATTTAAATAATATAGATAAATTAAATTACGTAACGTTAAGTCAAGTTAAGACCACGATTTTTTACATGTTTCAATTGGACACGTTCTACTCTTTCACGGTTACTTAATATTTTCTTGAAAGCTTCTTGGGCGGCTTCATCATTGTTTTTGAAAACACTTTGAAGTGACTCCGATAAGGCCTTCTGGGTAATACTTTTATAGTTATTGGTTACTTTATAAACTAATTTACCATCTTTAATATTCATATGGTTCAAGTCTAGTTTCTTCATATTTTCAAGGATTTCTTCACACAATCTTTTTCTGGATTCTGTTCTTTCTTTTACTGCTTTTTTTAGAGCTGTGATTTGTTCCTCTAGTTCTAGGTATTCTTTTACATTTTTCTGTAATTTTTCTTTAAAAAATTGAAATTCTTCAGCACTCATTCCGAATTCATCAGCACTCATTATTGTTTCTCTAATGGAAGAAAAAAAAAGTGGAGATTATACGCCGTTACGAACATATGGATTACTAACAGGCGTTATACGACAGCAGAATCTGGAGTTACTTAATAAAATAGCGGATGTAATGAAACTGAATAGCATTAGAAGAGAAGAACTTATAGAACAGTTTCATAAAGTCAATTATTATACACCCAGAGTTATTGTTTCTAAGAAACGTGAAAATATACAGAACTTGTTCGCAAGAAACACTAAAAAATAATGTAAATATATAACAAATGGAAGGTATTAAAAACTATAATACAATAGCTCGTTTAGGAGAAGAAAAACGAGTAAATAATAAACCTATCGATGAAAATGGTAATTCCGTGAAGAGAAATCTCAATATAAATAATGACGAAGATATTCCGTATATAAAAAATGCCCTTAAGAATTATGTAAAGATAGAGGAAAGACACATAAGTTTAATACCAGTAGGATGTTATATTAGATATATTGACAGAGAAACCGGGGACCTGTTAAAGGGTTCTAGTGTTTTCAAACAATACGACCCATTACACGAGAAATATAAATTTATATTGTGTGGAATGCCAACTTACAAGAGATTTTATCATATTCGAAAGGACAAATATATTTTTTTTGCTAAGGACCGCACAGTAAAAGAGCAGATAGCACAAGAGAAAGAACATTTATACAAATTATACAAACAGGGTCTATTGAGATTAGTGGAGAATGAAGATGAACCTGGAACTGATATAAGACATTATTGTGACGAATATTATTGCGATTAAAAGGGTTAAAAATAATAGTAAATAATAATAGTAAAGTAATGGATGAACAAATATCAAACATTCTAAAGAATATCTCCACTAAGGAAATCCGCACTATGGAAGAGGTTCGTAAAGGAGTAAGAGAAGCGATAGAAGATATATTTGGTGACTTTATGTGTTATAAAAACAATGAAGTAAATAAAAAAATGGCACTCATTGAATTAGAAGACTACGAAATAATTGATTTACACAATATTCATAAACGTGACGAAATTATTTACTTCAAAACTAAAAACTTTTTTAATATTCAACTAGTCAAAGGTAGTGCTATCAATGTTTTATCAGGTGATAGACTATCAGTAAAAACTAAAGGAAAAATATACCATGCTCGCTGTAAATACTACTTTAGAAAATTAACGGAAGAAGACAAAATTAAAATATCTCTTGTTGAAGCAATTTGTGATAATTAAAATTGAAAATAATAATTCATCTTTCTCAAGATATAACACAAAACTCTAGTATTAATGGACCCTAACGCAAAAATCTCACGCAAAACTTTAAAAGATACGCAATCTGCCTTAGATAATCATCGCATCAAGATTTTATCTTTTATTTACCACCGATATATCTCTAAAACTGGTGTTAATTTTAATGACTTTATAAGCAGTTACAAATAATTTTCTATGATTATACTATAATGAACAATATGGATAATTGTGGATGTGGTCCTGGAGCAGGACTTTCTAATCAATCAGATAATTTAATGGGAGGTGGATTCTCAATGTCACAATCAAATAATGGTATGAATACTATGAATCCTGTAAACCCAATGAACAACAATGCCCCAATGAACAATGCTAGTAACAATAATACAAGTGTTGACCTAAATGCTCTTTTAAATGCTAATAACAGTGCCCAAAACAACAATAGTCTCAACAAATATCAAATGCCTGAAATGCCTGGAAGTATGTCTAGTGGAGAACAAACCACCAATGAAATACTCGCATCTATTGCCAAGAACAATATTAATCAACTCAATGAATTAAATGAGAATGCAGAAAAAGAAACACAGAAAGTCGGTCAAAAAGTAGCTGAAACTGCCAAAGAAACTATCGCACTCTCTAAACGCCACATTATGTTGGCAACAGTTTTTACTTTAGCTCTCGCTTGGAATGATGCTATCAAATACTACATTGGTAGAAGTATAAAATTAAACAAAGCTTCACCCTTTTATTACCTTTACTATGCCTTAATTGTCACAGTCTTGGCTGTTATCGTCCATCACTTATTAATGTAAGTCACTTATTAATGTAAGTCACTTACTAATCTAATTACTCCATTAGACTACCAAATGGACTCCAGGCAGGCAATTTTACTGGTTTTTTTTTTAATACCTTAAGTATGCTCTTAGGAACAAACTTTTTACGAACAGCAATCATCATAACGAACTCATCAAACCAAGGGTCACTCATTTTGAAGTTACCATTTTTACCTGTTGAATCTCCCCAACTATTTTCAACTAACCAATTCACTACTTGTTTTTTTCTAGTTGTATATCCCTTAATTACCATAGCGTGACTAAGTTCTGTAATTTGAGAATCAAGTGTATCTGTTTTCTCAGTTGATAAGTCGTATCCAATTACATCTTGGTATTTGAACATATCGCGGTCCATAATACCAAGCTTAGAACTTGAATATTTACCTACATCACAACCAAACCAAACAGCTGCATTCGCATCTACACTAATCTTGGTTATTTTTTTCATTAAATCTACGGATACATTTACATAATTAGTTTCGCTTCCCTCAACACTTGCCTTTGAATATTCAACATTGTATAATTCATATCTAGGTTTGCTTGGATAATCTATTAATACAATGTATTCATCTGGGTCAAAAGGAACATATTTTTTATAGAATTCTAATGGTGTTAAATTAGGAACAATATGGTAATGTTCGCTGGAACCTCCTCGTTTTACCTTCTTTGAATGTTTACCCTTTTTTGAATGGTTACTATTAGATTTTCCATTCTTTTTCTTGTTACTCTGTTTCTTTTTATCGCGTTTCTTACTAGTTTCTTTATAGTATTCCCAGTCGAAATTAACAGGAGGTTCTCCGAGGAATATAACTAAAATGTTAAATACGTTGCTAAGAGTTTCTTCTGTTACTGTTTTTACTCCAGTAGGTGTTTTAGCTGCGCGTATTTTTAATGCAGCTTCACGTAAAACTAATGTTAATATTCTATTAAGGTTACTAGTATTCTTAGCTTGAACACTATCACCCATAACTGATTTGGGAACAATACCATATTTTTTTATCAAATCTGCGAACATATGAAAATGACCACCATCTTCAATAGGAGTCTTGAGTAACAAGTTATTATATCGTGAATCTATTTCTTCATCTTTGAAGTCTGAGATGAGTTTTAAAAAGTAATTTGCTTGTTCGAGTTTGAAGAAAAAGAATAGGTAATTTTGACTAAATTCAAAATCGTCTTCAAGTTTCAAGTTTTTAATTATATCTAAACGTATAACGTTCAATATGGCAAACATCCAACATCTACCACTATCTTCCTGGTCAGTGACTTTAGTTTTAACGTCTATTTTCTTTGAAAATACGTCTTTTGTATCTGTTTGAACGTAATTTCTATCAATTACTACATTTTTAAAGGTAGAATTACCTATGGCATTCTTGGACACCTGAAACTCGGGATGACCCAAGAAGTTTTTGTAGAATTTTGAAATTGTTTTTGAATTAAGTTCCATATTATTATATTATTATATAAGGAGATATTAATTAGGTTTTTTATGATAGTGAAATTCCCTAATCAACCACCTGAAAATGATTCGGGTAACCGTGAATACAAGAGGTTATTAAAATTAAGTAATAGAAACAGTTTCCAGAATAAAGCAACTCAAATGCTCTATAGAATTTATGAAGGCGATGGGCGAGCATTATATTTAATTGGAGTAGATGACGATGGTAAAGTATCGCGTATTAAATATCCGGAATTAACTGAAACATTAGATTGTATTCGAGAAATTTCGCAGATAATACAGGCGACTATAAAAAAAATAAATATATATCGTGTTGATGAAACTAGTTACGTATCCTCGGTCAGGATAGAAAAGCAGTTATAATTTTTTTCTTATTTAAATTCTATTGATGGCACTGAAAAGTGTTTGTTCAATGGGAGTTTCAGGTTGCCAGGTGTTCCAATTTTCGGCGTAACGATAAAAGTTTTTCAGGAATTCTTGGTTCTGGGGGTCTTCTGTTTCTGGATTAATCTCGGTGTATTCCTGTATCTCTTCGTCTGGCACAACATTGTCACCAATAATAGCATCTGTTAGACCTTCTGCTATTCCAGTTTCTTCTTCAAGTTCTTCGTCTAGGTCGTAATCGGTTTCTTCCTCTTCTTCGGCGCCTTCAGCGCTTTCAGCGCCTTCGCTTTCTATTTCTTCCTGAATAGCATTACGAATTCTAGAAATCTCGCTAAAAACATCTGGATTTCCCAGAAAATCGAACACTTCATATTTTAGAGCATATTCCATATCTTTACGTGTTACGCCATTGCGCCCACACAATTTAACATGACGAGTTGCCTTTTCAATAGCATTTTTTGAGAATACTCCAAGTAAAAGAATTAGGTCTTCCTGTGAAATGGATGCCATAGGATTATAGTCACCCAAGAGTCCACTTTGCATAAACGAATAATCTGCCATTTTGATAACCTATTTTATTTAGGCATTTTTAAGTTAAAAATAAATTCAATTTTAATATTCATCTAAGGTTGTAAAACTTAGCGATTTCTCTGCTGGATTTTCCAAATCAGGATTTTCTTGAGTTAAATAATCCACTATAGCGTAAGCTATGTCTAACATTATTGTTTTACTTTTAATATCAAAACTTGATGATAATGAATCAAACCACTCAGTGCTATCACTAATTTCTAATTCTTTTACTAATAAATCCCTTGTGTATTTTTTAGCAATAGTTTCAGCAGTTTTAGAACTACGTTTTTCTTCTGCTTTGAATTTTAAATAGTAACGAATATATGGTCTTATAAATTTAGTTAATACTTTTAAATTTAGATATTTTACAACGGATAAATCCCTGGCAAAAACTAATTCTACCACTTTTACGGCAATAAAATCATCTTCATTTTTAATTTTACGGGCAATTTCTTCAGGTTTCATTCCCATACTTTCAAATTCACGTTTCAAATCTTCAATTACCTTTTTATTAAATGCTTTCATATTTTCAGTTTCATCTTGTGATATTAATCCTCTATACAAGTAACCTAATTCCTTTTTAATGAGTTCATCTAAATTTATTCCTCTTGACCTACTATTATAACTATTATATCTATTTCTATTATTGGAACTCCTTGATGTCTTGTTTCTTGAATTATACCTGCCAACATTAACCATATCAATTCCTTTATCACCTTCTCGCTCAGCTTTTCTTAATAAATCCATTTTTTGGAATATTTTTCCGTGCTTGTCTTGTAACTTTTTTAATTTTACATATTGTTCTTGTAGTCTAGTAATTAATTCACCTAATAATTTTGTAATATCATTAAATTTCAACCCTGGTTCATTAGCGACCATAGCAATACCCTGTTGAATTGCCTGAACATTATTTAAAAGGGTCTGCATACTTCCAGGAATTAGTGTGTCAATATAAACTCTACCTTTGTGCTCCTTAGGGTCAAGGGTAAAATCGATTACAAATCTAGCTACTTCCTTAGATAATTCCTGATTTTTTGCTATTAAATCCATAAATTCTTTTTCTACTCTATATGGAAACTCATTGCTCTTTAAAAAGAATGTTCTTTCTTTTAAATCTCTGTATTTCCTGTAGAATGGGTCTCTTTTGTTATCAATTAATTTTAGACCTTCTGTAATGTCACAAGTAAACATACTCTTTGGAAAATCAAAAGCATCTACTACATTTCCTGCGGTGTCAATACACTCACATCTGTCAAAGTCGCTATTTTGATTACCGTTTACTAATTTATTATATCTAGTGCAACCCTTTGATTGAACTTCTACTGCCTTTGCATATAAATCTGTATAACCTCCAGATTTCCTTTTCTTAGTTAATTTAGACTTAACCATATACAATAGTCATAGATATAAAATTGAAATGATTTAAAGTCTAGTTGGCAGATTAATAAAACTTTATATGGATACCATAGAACAAGCAAAACGTGACCCACTCGGGTTTATTAGTAAAAATCCTGAAACGAGGATTATCGAGTTACTGAGCTATGCTAATGATATTTATCGTAACTCTGGAGACACCGTTTTAACAGATGACCAATATGATACAATATATGACTTAGCTAAGGCACGATATCCAAGTCACCCATTCTTCCGACAGATAGGCAACGAAACTGAACCTGGTAAATCTGTAAAACTCCCATATCATATGGGGGGAATGGACAAATTTTATACGCAAGAGGAAATAGATAAATGGTTGAAACGTGAAAAAACTGGCACTGAAAAATTTGTTATTTCAGACAAACTAGATGGTAATAGTGGTATTTTTGTAAAACGTGGAGCAGATATGCGTCTTTTCTCAAGAGGAAATGGCACTACAGGCAGAGATATCTCGCATCTCATCCCCCATATTGGTATTCCAGATTTGAGTTCTGTTCCAGATATTGCAGTGCGTGGTGAATTAATTGTTTCAAAAGCAGACTACTCTAACTACTCTAATAAATACAAAAATCCACGTAACCTAGCAAACTCTATGTGTGTGGCAAAAGAGCATCCACATTTAAATTTGTTGAATTTTATCGCGTTTGACCTGGTAAGTCCAAACATGGCAACAATGGATGGATTTAAAACACTCCAGCGTTTGGGATTTAAAATACCACAATTGAATTATGTTACACGTAAATTCTTGAACTGCGAGACTCTTAAAAAGTTACTTGAAAAAAGAAGGGAATCAAGTTTGTATGAAATGGATGGGTTGATTATTACACGCAACTCTACTTTTGCTCCCGTCACTTCGGGTAATCCCAAACACAGTGTAGCATTTAAGGTAAATTCATTTGGACAAGAAACAGTAGTGAAATCCGTTGATTACCAAATTACGAAATATGGTAAGTTAATTCCACTTGTAAGGTGCGAACCAGTAACAATAAATGGAGCAAGTGTAAGTAATGTAACAGGAAACAACGCTAAATTTATAGTTGATAACAGAATTAATGTAGGGACTAGGGTGCGCATAATTTTGAGTGGAGAAATTATACCTAAGATGGTGTATATTCAAAGTGAACCTGGCGTTACTGGAGCACTTCCAACGGTTGATTATACCTGGGATGCTACTAAAACACACGTGTTGTATGCTGGTGATTCAATGACAGATACACTTGTAATTGCCAAACGTATTGTGTCTTTTATTAAGACTATGAAAATCGATGCACTCAGTATTGGTATTGTGAAACGTCTCATTGAGAATGGTTATACCACTCTCGATAACATTCTTACAATTACACCTGAACAACTAATGGAAATCGAGGGGTTCAAAGAGACACTGAGTAACAAAATTGTGAGTAACATAAGAGAAAAATTGGACACTCCTTTGGATTTGGTTCAACTTATGTCGGCTTCTCTTGCGTTCGGTGATGGTATGAGTGCCAAGCGCCTCAAAGCGGTGGTCGATGAATATCCGGACATTCTAGAGAAGCAGGACATTACTGTAGATGACATTAAAAAGATACGTGGATTTAGTGATAAGACTGCGGGTATTGTAGTTGCTGGACTTCATAAATTTAGAGATTTCTTGAAACAGCATCCATATTTCAAAATAATCAGTAGTATTCCAGTAGCTACTGCGGTGTTAGACACAGAACATCCCTTAGTGAATACCACTATTGTTCTCACTGGTGTGCGTGACGCTGGGATAAGTAACCTGTGCGCTAGTATTTCGGGATGTAAAATAGGTAACTCTGTGAATTCCAAGACTAGTATGATTTTGGTTCCTAATCCAGATTATTCAAACAAGAAAACACAACAGGCGATTGAACTAGGTATTGTCAAATACACAGTAGATGAATTTAAAAGTAAATTTATGGTTTAAAAGGGTATTGTAGAGTATTAACAAGAATGATAAGTAATTTTTTATTTGGACTTTTACTTTTAAATTTTATTACACCAGTTAATAAGGATACTAATAATACTTGTAAAGTATGTTGTGATACTGTTTGGGTTATAGAAGAGATGAATACATTACCAAATGTCACAATAAGTGCTATTGTTCGTGTAATTGAAAAAGTATGTGGGGAAATTCATACACCCCAGGGACGCGAATGTGAAATTATTATTAAAGACATTGATGTTATTATAAAAAATATTACATCAGGGTTATCTCCTGAGAAAATTTGTAGCAACCTAGGGTTTTGTCACATTGAGAATAAAATTGAATTACCGGGACCTCCAGAGATATGAGTATAAATCCTGTCAAAGAGATGACTACCCTGTATAAGCAGATTATGGAAGCGTGCGAAGTGGACACAAATACTGGAAAAATCTCAGTTACAGATAAGGAGCGTCTCAATGAAATCATTTTGGAAGCATCACAGCACACTGAACGTCCAAAGAAAGCACCTAATGCGTTCATCATTTTCAAGAGCAAACTGGATATTAGCAAAACCGAGACTTCGGGGCGTGGAACATTGGCCAAGAAGGCAAAGGAACTCTGGGATAATCTCAGTATAGATGAGCGAGAGAAATACGTAGCAGAGTATAATGAACTCAAGGAACGAAACAATCGAGAGATTGCTAGTTACAATGAGTATTTCGGTATTTCTCCAACTGAAAAGACAGGAAAGACTAAGAATGTTAAAACGAATCCAGATGGAACACCTCGAAAGCGTGGTCGTCCTCGCAAAAACCCTGAGGCAACTGAATCAAGCGATAACAATGAAACTACAGCGGTATTCAAGTGCAAGGGAGAGGTTTATCTTTGGAATAAATTGAACGATGAAGTCTATGACATAGATGGCGAACACATTGGATACAAAACTAAGAATGGTTTCACGGAAATTTAATTAGTGAATTAACTATGTGTAACTTATTTTCTTTTATTATTTTAATATGAACTTTAAAAACGGATTAATGGTATTCACCTCAGCTGCATTACCTATAATAATTGTTTTAGTAATTTTTTTTTCGCCGTATAATTTCAGTTATTTATTGAAAGAATCTCGTGAAAATTTCCGCGATGAAAAAGAAGAAGAAAAAACTGGCACTTGTGACCCAGAAACAGAACATCAAGTTGAATTTCCTGTAAAAAATATTGGTTGCACTCGAAGAGGGCGTGACTTTTTAACAGTTCAAGAATTTATGGATGGTGAGTCACTTGGATGTTATAAGGGAAAACCATTTTATTAATTATTTCTAAATAATCCAGTATTTGTATTAATTAACCATTTTCTTGGTAGCAATTGCTCTGATAAAATTAAATAATTGTAAAAAAGCAGACCAATAGAAATATCAAAGTAAGACAACAAGCAAACGAGTAATATTCTTAAGAGTATTCCTTCATTGAAAGGTATTTTTGTTCCTATATTTTTTATTTTTTTTAAAGGATTTAATAATGTAGTTACGCTCGTTATTAATGACACCAGAATTAGTATTTTTAGTTGAGTATAGTTAGTTTTAGAGTTAGTAAGGTATTTAAATATAACTCCAATAACAATAGGTATTAAAATATGTGGAGCTATTATTTTAAAAATATTTAATTTTGATTCACTTCTTAATTTACTACAAAGTGATTTATCTTCTATTGAGTTATCAGTTGAATATTGCCAACCTATCATGTATCTTTTCATATTAGGGTCTTTACTTTTATCAACACAGTGGAATGTCTGTGTTCCTTTGAAAAATAAACCCTCACCAATGTTGAATTGTTTTTTTATTTTGTTACCATTTTTATCGAAATATACGAATGGAGGAACGTTGCCTTGTTTCTTTATTAAAAATAGTGTTCTATAACAATTATGTGGTTCAGTATCATAATGACAGGAAAATTCGGCATTTTTGCCTTCATATCTTAAAAGAACACATCTAAAACTACTGTTACCTAATTCCAATTTTTTACCACACAGTTTTTCTAATTGTGGTTTAATTCTATTACCTATTTTATCAAGTTCAGCTTGCACTTCAGGTGTAAAATCATTGTAGTATAATGTGCTTTTCTTGGAATAATTTCCACCAAAAAACTTTGAACCTAATGGTGAAAGTGTTTGAATATTATCTTGTTTGTTATTTTTTATAGAATTAATAAATTCTATTTCATCTTTTTGTATTGTTTTATCCATTAAATTTATCCAGGGTGTTTTATTTGGATTGAACAAGTTTCCTTGGAAATGATGTAAAAGTCTTCTATGAAAATTCTCATTCCATAAATGGTTAATTCTACTTAGGTCAATGAGTATAAAAATTAAAATTAATAATAGTGTATTTTTGGCATTCATTTTAATATTAATTACTATTTTTAATTAATTAATGTAAAATAAAAAATAAGTTACCTTTTTGTCCAGTTTTTATAATTTTATAATTGGTTTTTAATGTAATGTTCAAACATCTCTAGTTTAGATTCTCCTATTTGTCTGATGCGCGCGTCAATACTGCCTTCGTCAATAAACCTATGAACAGTGACTGGGTTCCGTTGACCATCGCGATACACTCTTCCAATCGCCTGCTCTTCAATGAAGGGATTGTAGTGAGGAATGTTGATAATCACGTTAGAGAAGCGCTGAAGGTTCAATCCAGTGCCACCAGCATAAATCTGGATTATGAGAGTATCAAAGTTATCCTGGTTCTCGAGTATGCGTTTGCGTTCTTGGAATGAAATCCTGCCGTGAATAACTCCTACGCGTTTGCCTGCCTTCTCAAGATGTTCCTGGAGATACTTCATCTCGGCGTGGAAATCACAGAACACGATGCTGTTGCTAAGCGAACTAGCGAGTTTCACGATTTCAGTGAGCCGTGTGTTCTTCACCCTTGGCATTTCAATGTCGTGTGTCTTCAGGTAGCATTCCAGGAAAATCATTATGCCAATACTGACTTGACGCATCCTGAGAAAACGTTCAAGTTCGCAATGGTAGTCCATAGTAACAAGTCCGCCTTCGGGTGTCTCGAAATCTAAGCAGTTCATCACGTAACTTTGGACCTCGCGCTCAAATTCTGTAGGAGTAACCGAATGAAGGATCTCGGTTTTCTCGGGAATATTCATACCAACATCCTTTTTGGTGCGCAACAACATCACCTTCTTGAGTGTAGCATTTACGGCATCGCTAGTTTTGTATTCCGCGTCAGGGATGTCTATGAAATTCAGTAGTGTGTGGAGGTCTCGCAAACAGTTCTGTATAGGTGTGCCTGACAATGCCCACTTGTTGTAACCCTTGAGAGCCATAATGTAGGTAGCAACCTTGGTCTTCATATTCCTGATGTAGTGGGCTTCATCCAAAATAACCCGGAACCACAGAACACTACAAAACAGTTCGTGATGTGCCACAAAAGTCTGGTAGGTAGTGATGAAAATTGATCCAGGTTTGTTGTATGCGCCCAAGAGACTATGATAGTGTCCGTTGATACACACTACAGGTTCGAGCCGACTGGAGAATTTCCTGATTTCTGCTACCCACTGTTCCACGAGACTTGCTGGAACAATGAGAAGAGTGTTGGGCATGAAGTTAGTCTCCATTACTGCTATGGTCTGAATGGTTTTTCCAAGTCCCATCTCGTCAGCAAGTATTCCTCCGTAGTGTTTCTTGACAGGTGGAATTTCTCCGCTTGGTTCCCAATGCCATTCGCGCGACAGCATCCAGTCAACGCCTTCTTCCTGGTATCCCTCACGTAACTTGAACCCCCTCTCGCCGAGAATAGCATTCGCAGTTTGATGGTTCATAGAACGTTGATTTATCGTAATTGTTTGAAAGTTCTAGTCTGGTGTTTTACCCAGTCTAGGAAAAATTTTAAGAAATCAATTTTATTTTTTATTACTCTGGATTCTAGACTGGTACTAGAACTAGCACTGGTTACTCTAGTATTTCTTTAAGTCCAGTGAATTATGAAAACAAAAATTGAATTCATCTAAGACTATAACAATGAGGATAAATCATATCACACTCTAAAACAATCATGTCCGCAACCACAGCCAATTCATCAAACAAGTTTGCAGCTGCTGTAGCACAGCACGCGCAGTTCGCAACTGGAGACAATGGTGCTCTAGTCCATAAGACATCAGGTAACGTATTTGTCGATTACTTTACCAATATTACACAGGAAACATCACGAGAAACTATTGCCGAGGCGGTTCGACAGATGGTAGAATATGCGCGAGTAATGTTTTTGGCATCTGGTGACACCACTTATGTCAGTTATCTATTTACATTCTGGGCATTCAAGCGAAGTTGTCGCGCCGAAACAGGAGAGGGTATTCGCACAGCATCACACTGGTATTTGATTGAACTATTCAAGTATTTTCCAGACACAGTGTGTAAGATGGCACGCAACGGATTGTCAGGCGAGTATGGATACTGGAAGGACGTCGAAAGCATTATCATTCTCCTCCATAGCGACACTAGTGTTTCATCAGCGACACTCTACAAGACATACGACCCTCTTGTCAGTGCTCTGGTAGATGGAATGCTCGAACAGCGTCATATGGACCTTGACTCTCTGGATGGATGGTGTCGCCAGTATCTAGGACGGGAGTCACGCTATTTCTCAGCAGAGCAGATTAGCGACAAGATGCTAGAGGAAGGTGTTAAGGCACCACACATTAGTCTTGTAGGTCCATGGATTACACGAGAACGTAGCGCTGACAACAAGAAGGCTTACTGGTATGTGGGTCCATATGACAAGCCAGTGAAGGTAACCAACTCCTGCTACTGTGTTCGAAAGTTGCTCAACGTTCCAACAGCCGATGGCACAGTTCACGTGTTCCCAGTTGATAAGCAGGTTCCATTTGGTGCTATGAAGCGATACCGACAGGCTAATGCTCGATTGGCTGCTGCAAGTCTCAAGGTAGAGCAGTTCATGTGTAGTAACCGATGGGACAAGATTGCTCACAACAAGATTCCAAGCATTGCTGGCTTCCGCTTGCGAAAGGCTCTAGCAAACGAGAAGCGTAAGATTCCTCCTGCTCCTACTGAGGAGGATACTGGTAACCGGCATCCAGATGACCCAGTTCGGGTTGCTTGTCGCCAGAATATGATGGCAAACATTGAAAGTGGCGCTCCTGGTTCAATCAAGACTGATGGACTGAACCCACACGAGATTGCTTTCACAGCAATGAACGCCAAGGGTTTGGATGTCAAGTATCTCCAGGCATCTTGGAGTGAGAAGGTGCGTAAGTATCACGAGCGCATCGAGACCATTAAGGCAGAGGCAATGGAGGCAGGAACTGGTGTAGAAGTTGCTGGTGGAGGCGAGTCTCTAGCTTCCAGCACAGCACAGAGCGCAATCAAGGGTAACTTTGTGGGTGTAGCAGATACTTCTGGTTCAATGACTTGGGAAGGAAAGGCTGGTAACCGACCTATTGACATTGCTACTGGTCTCACAGCATTTATGTCAGAGGTTTCATCACCGGAATATCGTAACATCGCTTTCAGTTTTAATATGACACCACACACATTCAGTTTCGTGAAGAATGTTGGTGGAACAAGTGTTCCTATGACTGCCGCAGAGCGTATGGCAATGCTAAACGACAGTCGAAACGTAGGATACAACACAGATATTATGGCTCTTCACCGACTGGTAATCCGTTTTATGACTGAGCATAACGTCACAGAACCTCCAACTCTAGTGATTTTCAGCGATGGAGAGTTTGATGCCCAGTGCTCAACTGACCAGGGTGGATACAACACAACACACGACAATGTTGTGCGAATGTATGCCGACGCAGGAATCCAGAACATGGCTACAATTGTGTATTGGAACCTTAGTCAGAAGAACTACAACAAGGGAACCCAGACAAGTGCCAACTATCCAGGAGTTATCTTCCTTCAGGGTCCTTCCGCCAAAAACTTCGACTTCATTCTGTATGGGGAAGGTGCTGACAAGATTACCCAGACAGTAACTCGAAGTGATGGCACACAGACACAGATGGAGGTAAGCAGTGTTACACCAGAGGAAACATTCCTTAAGGCGATGGATAATGTTCAGTTCTACAAGCACATCTATACAGTTCTCAACAGTTCAACTGAACGGGAACTAGCAGGATTTGAAATCGCACTGGATATGTAAGTTTTTGGAATTAACTAGCTAGTAATATATTTTTTATTTTTACTTAAAAATTAATAGAAAATTATTGTTACAGTAGAAAATGACAAAAATTAGAGTAATTGAATGCCCAGAAACAGGCGATGTTATCATGCTTAACAAAGTCGTGAAAATTAAACAATACGATGTAGATAGCGAAGGTTACTACAAATACGATATTCTCACAACAGACAACTATTATACCTCTTTTTACACCAAGAGTAGCACCTATATGTCAATGTTTAGAACAATTAACCTTTAATAATTACATAAATTATTTTTTATTTAATTCGTTTAGGAAAAATTATTTTCTTGCTATATAATATCAAAAAAAAATGGGAGGAGGACTTATGCAATTAGTAGCTTATGGCGCTCAAGATATCTATCTTACAGGTAATCCACAGATTACTTTCTTCAAGGTTGTCTATCGCAGACACACCAACTTCTCAATGGAATGCATCCAGCAGACCGTTAACGGAACATCCACTGTCGGTTCATCAGCAACCAGCGGAACAGTCACTGTCTCAAGAAACGGTGATTTACTCGGTAAATGCTATGTCAGATGCGACCAGGATACCGCCAACGGTATTAACGGTGACGAACTCATCACAGATGTCACACTCGAAATCGGTGGTCAGCAAATCGACAAGCACACCAAGGAATGGCTCCAGGTCTGGGCTGAACTCAGCACACCAGAATCAAAAGCCAGTGGTTACAAATACTTAACTGGTGGTTTCTCAAACACACTTGTTACTGGTGGTGAAACCAACCAGCAGTCAGTTATGGTTCCACTCCAGTTCTATTTCTGCCGCAACCCAGGTCTCGCTCTTCCACTTATCGCTCTTCAATACCACGAAGTCAAGATGAAATTCACATGGGGAATTGATACCGCCGTAGGAAGAGACGGAACACCTGCCACACCAACTTGCGAAGTCTGGTCTGACTACATCTACCTCGACACCGAAGAACGCAGACGTTTCGCTCAGGTATCACACGAATACCTCATTGAACAGCTCCAATACCAGACCGAGGGTTCCGCTGCTTCCAAATATAAACTCAACTTCAACCACCCAGTAAAGGAACTTGTCTGGACTAACGCAACTGCCAACGTCACAACCCAGAAGGCAAAGATAACACTTAACGGACACGATAGATTTGCTCAGCAGGACCGTGAATACTTCCAGCTCCGTCAGCCACTCGACCACCACACCGCTGTCCCAGCTTACAACGTTAAGGAAACAGATGCTCCTAAATTGTTAGCATCTCCACTTGTCCTTACTTCAGCAGACGGAACTAATGCCAATGGAACTGGTAATACACCAGGAGAAATGGCAGTTGCTGCTGCTGGTGATGTAAATGCCGTTAATGAATGTAACTTAACTAATGCAACATTAATCTTAGGTAAAGCAAACGATGATGTTGCTTTCGATGTAAAGACTGGTGATTTATTAAGTATATCTGTAAGTGTAATTGACCCAGATACTGCAGGAGCTGATCTTGGTTTACAATCACATACCGTCATTAGTCAAGTTAAAACATTAGCTGATAATGCCTTAGATGACACTAAAGTTACTATTACATTAACAACTAGCACAGGAATTACAACTGCCACTACACATTCAGTTCATGTAAGTGTTGTTGCCCGCACTCAGGACCCACAGTCAAGATGCTCTGGTCTCAGCAACGATGTCAATGTCTACTCATTCGCACTCAAACCAGAAGAACACCAGCCATCAGGAACATGCAACTTCTCAAGAATTGACACTGCTCACCTCGAGTTCGATGCCAGTGTCACTGTTGCCGCTGTCTACGCTGTTAACTACAACGTCCTCCGTGTCATGAGTGGTATGGGTGGTCTCGCATACAGCAATTAAGAAGTCTTATTTCTTATTATTCCTAATTTATTTATAATTATCTTAATTATTCTAGTAATTAAAAAAATATATTAATGGTTCTTTTATATTCAACTTCAACTTAAACTTCGTCGAGCCGAAAGTATTCCCTAATTTTATCTAGATAATCAGTCATAATCTCGTCTTCAAAGATGCTACCTGATACGTCTAGTGTAAGAACCTTTTCCTTGGGTTCCTGAGTAAGAAGCCAAGTTTCGTGACGAGAGTTAAGACTTTTCAAATAATCCAGTGGAATACCAGCTTCACCGTCTCGGCTACGCTTTTTAATACGCCCGTGGCTAATTTCAGGTGTAGTCCTCAAATACACGAATCCAGTTGCTTCTAGTTTAAAGTCATTAACAAGTTTAGAATGCCATTCATTATAGATTTTATATTCCAGTTCATTCATTTTTCCTGATTCATGTAGCAAACTAGCGAAACACAATTTGTCTGTGAATACACTCCTTTCTACAAAAATAACATCCAAGTCCGGATTTTCTCGAATAGTCTCGTGAATACTATAACTCCTACTAATAAAACTGTTCATTTGAAAGGGAAAACTATACTTTTCTTGGTCAGCATAAAACTCACTAAGAAGACTGCTTCCATCACTAGTCGTCATACTCATCCACTGAGATACGGGTTCTAGAACAATCTTCCACTTAAATTTTTGAAACCTAAGAAACTGGTCTATCAATTCACAGAAAGTAGTCTTTCCGGTTCCAATATTACCCTCAATGTAAATAATCTTTGGTGCCATTATACTCTGGTATGCTCTGGTATGCTCTTTGTTTTGAATGACTTGTCATTTATCCGGTAAATCAATTTTTAAGATTATAAATTCTACGTATATACTAGAGTATGCTAAATACCAGTAACATTAGCACCATAGAGAAATATTTAAACAAGGAACAACAATCAAGAAAAATAGAAGTATTAAAAGCTACACGTTCATTGACTAAAAGAAATAAAAGAAATAGAGGAACTGGAATAAACACTAGTTATAGTAAGAAATTGCGTCGTAGTTTAAAAGCTAATCCTAAATTAATGAAATCATTGAGAAAACTATTAAAGCTTAAACAAAATCAACACTAGAACCATCTGAAGAATACACCTCGCCAATTTCAATAAATTCACCAGGAACAGTTACATCTGGTGCTGTGAATATAATCATTCCTATACCACAGTTGAAAGTTTTTAACATTTCGGCATCGTCTAGGTTCATAAATTTCTGTAGTGTTCTCCATTCGTGTGTAAATATTTTTTCTGTTTGAAGTTTTAATCCTAGATTATCAGGAAGAACTCTAACTAAATTATCTCTATAACCACCACCTGTAATGTGACACATTCCTTGAATATTTGTTACTCCTACCTTATTTACTTCCGGAAGATAACACCTATGTGGTGCTGTAAGCCAATCTGAGAAATCACCATGTGTTTTACAATAATAGTTAAAATCAGCATTCTCAGAGTAACATTTTCTTATGGCTGAATAACCATTGGTATGTGGACTATCACTTCTTATTCCCCATACTCGTGACGCCTCAGTTACGTTTTCACCACTTACAATTTTGTTTGGAGATACACTACCAATCATTGTTCCTACAATATCATAACTTCCATCAGTATATATTCCTGGCATTTCAGCTGTTTCACCTCCAATTAAGAAGCAATTATGTCCTATACACTCTTCGCTCATACCTTGAACTATAGCAGACACTACTGATTTATCTAATTTACTTGATGCAATGTAATCTAGAAACATAAGAGGATTTCCACCTTTTACAAGCATATCATTTACACAATGATTAACAATGTCTCTTCCAAGATTAGAAAAGGCAATATTTGTGTCACGTCTTAGTTCTCGGAAGAGTCTAGGTGTAAAACTACTCTTGGTTCCTACCCCATCAATAGTTGATACTAGGGTGCTCTCAGTTGAATCACTCTTTAAATTCACTAATCCTGAAAAATCTCCCAACTTAGAAGTTACTTCTGCTCTAGGGTGACTTATTTTTTGTGTAGCACCAATTAATTTGTGTATTTGTGATACAATAGTATTGGCTTTGTCAACATCAACTCCACAATCTGCGTAATTGAAGTTGGTTGGACTATTAGGCACATTTGTTTCAATTGTATGAATATCGGTTCTGTATTTAAAATCTCCACTCATTGAATTTATAATTCGCGGTATCTCTAAGTGGTCTCTAATACAAATTGCTAAAGCTCTAGAACCTAGCATTTTAAAACGCATTCTTTGTTCAGGAAAATTATTTGAAATTATATTGCTATAGTAGAATTTATTGAGGTCATTCAACTGAACCCGCGATAAGTCTAGCTGTTGTTCTCTTACAGCAGTGAAAGGATAACTTTCAGGAACGATGTATACTACTGTGCGGTCAATAGGACGGAATTGATTTTGACTATAAAATGTTACTGACTTATCAACAGTGCTTACTAATAGGTCTCGGAAATTTCCTCCATAACTTTCTATAAATGGAATAGCTTCGGGGTCACCTAGTCTAGCATTAAATTCGATAATCTTTATTCCAGTTACTGTTTTAATAAAACTTCCATAAATAAACCCTGTATATCTTTCCTGAACTAAATTCAAATCTCTAGTGTATTTGTTAATAATGTTAACAATTTCTTCATTTACATATCCGGCATTTGATATGTCGGTTGAATCGATACCCGGAAGAAGTCCATTTCTATAGCACACACAACCCATACTTCCTGTATTTGCTCCAGTGTTTCCTTCTCCTACTCTTTTAAAGTCCATAACAGGTTGGGAATGAATAATATATTTTCCATTTGTTACACTTTGAAATGAAAATTCGGTTCCTTCAAGGAATTCTTCTAAAACAACAGCTTCGCCTCGTTGAATATAGTAAAAGACATATTCAATAGCATCATTTATGTCATTAAAATCTATCTTGAATATTTTTACTCCCTTACCACTATGTATTCCTGTGGGTTTTATTACAGGATAACTAGTTAACAATTTATAGACGCGGTTTGCATCATAATTTTCTGCTAATATTTCGACAAATTTAGGATTAAACATTTTCAGGGGAGAATCTTCAATAAGTTTTCTAGCAAAAAGTTTGTCAGTTTCTAGAAAAGCAGATACCTTACTAGGACCAATAAAACTTATGTCTGCCTGAGTTAATTTATAGTATAAATCAGTTACTAACCAACTTTCTCCGCCGGGTATTACATATTTCACTCTTTTATTTATTGCCAATTCAACAATTTTGTCGACGTCACTTGTAATAAAAGTTGTAATACCCATTAAACTCATTCCATAGTTTTCAAAACTTGATACACAATAGATACTTTCTCCTTTTAATGTATCTCTATATAGGCGTTTTGCTATAGAATATTCTCTAGCACCAGAACCCAAAATTAGAAAGGACATATTTTTAGTTATAACTGGTGTTAAATACTTTAAATACTTAAAAAAAAGTATGTATAAATATTAATGATGAATAGCATTTTCTATGGCGTAGGCGCTATAATATTGCCTTATAAACGTCACAAACGTTACACTGGTGTTAATGATAAAAATACAATATGTAAAATTACTCCATATAACATTGGTGAGATGAATATTTTACCTAGATTAATGGGTGATGAAAAATCTAAGAAATATTTCATAGAACTAACTGATGTGGTGACAACAGATACAACTATTGAAAATACCATTCCAAAAAAAACCCGAGATTTTATGAAATATCTAGAATCTTTAAAAAATCCTGAAAAACCTAAAAAATATTCTTACAACTTTAATTTTTCTTACATAATTTTTAAGTTGGGAGAATCTGATTTGTATGAAATACAACAAAATATATTCAATGGGGATAAATGCTGTTTCAGAAATGAACCCGATTATACATTTCAAAAAACCTGTAAAAATTTAATAGATGGACTAAAGTATTTACATTCTCGGGGTATCTGTCATTTTGATATAAAACCTGAGAATATTGTGTTACACGACACTAATTTTAAATACATTGATTTTGGATTTGCTGAAGAATTTCCATTTAAGAATTATATATCCAAAGGACCAAGAGGCACACTAGAGTATATTCCATTTACAACAACTAATCCTAAACTACTAAAGCATTTTACTGCCTTTCTTCCATATATACCTTGTGATGATTGGCAAAAATGCGATAATACAGGATTTTGGTATCATACTAATTATCAAAACCGAGTAGAGTTAAATTGTTCGATTACTACTAGCAGTATCTATAAGGCAGACGTATTTGCCCTAGGTAGAACATTAGGAAAGTTACTAGACGTATTGTGTATGAGTGACTATTTCAATTGTAAAGTGGTGAATCGTGAATTTATAAATAAAATGACTTGTAATAAAGTATTCTTGAGAGGTAGTGTTCTAGACGGCACTATAGAAATTCCTCCTAGAATTCTAGAATGCCAAAGAACCGAGAGTGATATTTACTGTTGTTTTACTAGGCGAGGTAACTATTCTTTAGGACCGAATTCAAAATTGATTTCTTTCAAATTCACCTAAACAAAATACACATCTCAATACTATACATAACAAAATCATGCCTTTCACTCGTTCAACTCGTAACACTAACGCTACTCGTGCCACTCGATCAGTCCAGACATTCTCAGTTTCTGGACAGGCTCTCGGAGCTACATCAAACAGTGTTTCAACACTTCCAATTAATCGTAAGCCATATTACACCATCAGTCTTACCAACGACAATCTAATGTATTACACATCAGATTCCTGGTCATCAACTAGTTATGATGCCGTATATGCAGAATATCAGCGCCTCGTAGATGCAGGTGTAGACCGTGTTTTCCAGATTAGCATTGTGGAAAGTTACTCCAAGGTTACATATGGAGGTGTAGTAGATGATACACCAACAATTACATCAGGATTTGTTCCAGCAGCACAGGCTAACTCACCAGAAATCAGTCTAGTAGGATACACCTTCTCACGATATGGAAAGGGTTATCTTATGAAGCCTACACCAGACAGCGCTTATGTCGGTAACAAGTATTTCCTAGGTGGATGGTGGAATGAAACCGTAGAGGGATGGTTCTTCCGCCGAGACTGCGTTCGAACACTCTATGAACTAGGTGCTGTGTTCGATGGTCCAAAGCGATTTGACCCTACCCGAGAATTCTATGAAACTGAAACTCTTAGTGAAACACTTGACTTGACTGACCGCTTTTACCGCAATTACAAGCGAGGTATCATTCTATTCCCAACTTCAATGCAGGACCCTCTGTATGGACAAAAGTATCTGCTAGATGGATGGTGGATGAACACCAGTGACGGTCCAGGATGGTTCTTCCGCAAGCAGTTCGAAGATACACTTGTAGCACACGGTGCTCGACGAACAAGTCTTCTCTCGGGCTCATTGGAGTCACTTCCATCATACAATACTCATATTAGGTTCTCAGATGAAGATGAAGACTTGGACGTTCTGTTGAGGGAAGTCCAGGGAGATGACGATGAAGATGATGCATCAGACCCAGACTACACTCCAGACCATAGGGAAGAGCACGAATACATCCAGGAAGAATACATTGAAGACCCAGTAGCAAGTGATGCTGGACCAGATAGTGAAGACGAACAGGATAGTGACCTAAGCGATATGATTTTCATCCGCTATGGAAAGGGATATGTGCTTAAACCTCACAAGGTTGACCCTCGATACAGCGCTAAGTATTTCCTAGGTGGATGGTGGAATGCTAAGGCAAAGGGATGGTTCTTCAAGCGAGAGATGAAGAAGTTTCTCAAGGCACAGGGTGCTACATACCTTAAAATCCGCAATTAATTAATTTTACAGGAACTAGTGTAACTTATTTTTTCATTTAAATCAGGATTATACTTAGTGAATATCTTGGGTTGACTTGTAGAAACGTTTTTGTAACCATTTGGTTTGCTTGGAAAATTACAGGCGCTTGAAAATTTATCCATTGTTAATTATAATACTATACCACTATTTTTTTTTAAGTTATAATTATATATAGATTTATGTATCTTACCAGAAAATACAATGCTAAAACAAAAAAAAATGTTTTCTATGACACAAGAACTAGAAAATGTGTCACCATGGAACATTTAAACAAATTGTATATTCCACCTGCCTACACTAATGTAAAAATATCAAGTAATCCTGATAGTAAAGTGTTAGCAACAGGTATTGATTCACGTGGAAGAAAACAATACATTTACAATAAGGCATTTACAGAAGAACAAAGTATGTTAAAATTTTCAGATCTTAAAATATTCGGTAAAAAAATTCGTAGAATAAGAAACGACGTTTGGAATACTATAATGCGTTACAATCGTAGTAGAAATAAATCACTAGACTTGTTGTTGTCTCAAGATTTTCAAATAGCATTAGTAATCTATTTAGTTGATAAATGTAATTTTAGAATAGGTAATAGTAAATACAAACATCTCTATCAAAGTTATGGAATTACTACAATTAACAGCGAACATATAGATACATCTGGGAGTTCAGGAGTAGAAATTAGATTCACTGGTAAGAAAGGAGTAGAAAACAAGGCAAATGTCTGTAATAAATACATAGGTCCTATCTTACGAGACTTGAAGCGTGTTAACTGTAATCGGGAATATCTATTCAGTTACATAAATGAAAACCGTGAAATATCTAGAATAACAGAACGTCATATAAATAATTACCTTAAACGTTATAACCCTAGTATTACCGTAAAAATGTTCAGAACCTGGGCTGCAAATTACACATTATTACGTGAATTGATAAAAATGGGAACTCCTGATTGCCAAAAAATGACACGTAAAAATATAAAATTAGCAGTAAATAAATCAGCACATAGTCTTCACCACACAGCAGGAGTAAGCAAAAAAAGTTATATGAACAATGAAATTCTTAATTTGTATGAGAGTAACCCTATGGCATTTTTTGCTATTATCCGTAGATATCGAGGTCCTACTGGTAGATTACCAGACACAGACACAATCTTTAACCGTCTATTAGAGGACATTAATTATTAAAATTGAATTAAAAATAATTATAGTGTTTCTATTTAGTAATATCTATGACACATCAAAATAAAGGTTTGTCTAGAAATACAATTGATAAGTATTATACCAGTCCTGAAACTGTTGAAAGAATAATAGACATTGTTTCTAAAAGCGTAAATATAAATTATGACTTAGATACAATAATAGAACCCAGTGCTGGTAATGGAGCTTTTATTGAAAACATAAAAAAACTAGCAAAAAATACTGTGTTTATTGACATTGAACCTGAAAATTCGCAAATTACGAAAGCTGATTTTTTAGAGTATAACCCAGTTAAAAGTGAATCCAAAATACACGTTATAGGTAACCCTCCTTTTGGAAGACAGAGTTCATTGGCAAATAAATTCATTAAACATGCGTGTGGTTTTGCCGATACAGTCGCTTTTATTCTTCCTAGGAGTTTTAAGAAAGAAAGTATGCGACGACATTTCCCCTTAAATTTCCATACAACAGCGGAATTTGACGTTCCAAAAAACAGTTTCATAGTGAATGGAGAACCTCACGATGTTACTTGTGTGTTTCAGATATGGGAAAAAAGGGATATTCTCCGTGAAGTGCCAAAACGTGAAGAGGCTATTAAATTCAAATTCGTTAAACACGATGAGACACCCGATGTTTCATTCAGGAGAGTAGGAGTATATGCTGGTAGGATTGACACAGAAACAGAAAATAAGTCACCTCAGTCACACTACTTCATTAAATTAGAAGTCCCAGTTACAGATGAATTAATATCCCTATTGAATACAATCGAATACAAAAATAAATCAGATACAGTAGGTCCCAAAAGTATTTCAAAAGATGAATTGACACGGGAATTTAATACAGTTCTTTCTAATTCCTAACTCTCCTAGGACTTTCAAATTCTTCGATTATCTCTTTTCCCCTGTAAATATTCGGCTTTCCAGTATCTCTAGTGGATTGATAGGTAATGAAATCTGCCAATTTGTTTTCAAAATTTCCTATGCTACACTGGACACGTCGCTGCCCACCTGAATCAACCTTGGGGTTTATCGAAATATTCATATTGAAATGCTTTTCCATAAATTTTTTTGAATTTTTATATGTTTCCTTGTAATAATTATCTGGATTACCGTGAGGTATGCTTTTAACTAGGGCGACATATTTTTTTATTGTATCTAATGGCATTGTTCCCCATAGAAATTGATGACATGCTACATTGTAACTTATCTCAAAAATATCTCTAATTTTCTTTGTTGTTTCCAGTTGATGATATTTAACCACTACAATGGTATTTTTCTCAGAGAAATCGTATGAGAAGAACCTTTCAATATCTCCACAATATATAGTGTTACCTCCTACTGTTTTTACAGAAATGTTTTCATCATTTAAGGTAATATCGTGTATATCGGTGTTGTTGGATTCAGCGGGTAGTCCAAAAACCTTTTCGCGTATATCGTTTTCAATAATAAATCCGTGTAGTTGGGATTGGGGCATTTCGTTTTATTTCTAGAACAGGAATAAATCTCTAATTCAATTTTATTCAGCTAATAACTACCAGCTTTAATTTTGCGAAGAATAGCGTTACTCACTACAATATCATGCTCTTTCTCTAAATATTCCTGTAGAAGTTTATGGGTCTTCCACTTTGCCTGTAATGAAACAGACCTAATAGTATTAACCTGTGCGTCTGTGAATTTCTTTCGTGTTTTATCGGCACTTTGTTTCTCGGTTTCAGAGACCATTGTATAGTCTAATTCAACTCCAGCACTAGTTTCCCTATAACCACGTATAACTATCTGATTAGAGTGAACTAGGTTGTGACATTTTTTACACAGAGGAACTAAGTTACTGGAAACATTCTTGTGAAACTGTTTTCCAATTATACCCTGTGCGTCAGCAGTGCATTGGAACTTAATATGATGGGTATCTTCTGCTTTTTCTTCACATATTTCGCATTTATCAACAATTATCTTTGTATTGTATCTACTGGTTTTATTATCTAATACAACTTCTCCAATATCTAGTATGCTTCGGCGTATGCTATCAGCGGTCGCAATAAATTCGGCGTCTAAATCCATTGCCTTACACACCTCTAGTCCATAAATAGTTGGACCATTTCCGGGTTTCAATACACGGTCATAGATAAGTAAATCACGTGACTGGTCGTATTCCACTGAAAGATGATATGCCTTTACACTTGATATAGCCTGTATTTCTGGCATTTTCACTAACTGATGAAGATGAGTTGCGAATATGAAACTGGTGTTTCTTTTAGACAAGTGAATTACACTACTGGCAAATATACTCTGCGCTGATGTATTTTCAGTTCCACTACATAACTCGTCACCCAATACCAGACTATTTCCATTTGCTCTCTTCAAGATTCCTCTCAATTCTCCCATTTCTACAGCAAAACTTGATTCACCTCTAAAGATGTTATCGGCATTCAAAATACGAGTGAATAATCGCTGATATGGACGATAATGAAACTCTTCGGCAGCTACATAAAACCCTGCTTGTGCCATAATGATATTGAGACCCACTGCTTTCATTAAACTACTCTTGCCACTAGCATTGGTTCCATATAATAACATACCAGTTTGACTAATATTCATTTCATTTCCTATTTCAATATCATTTGGAACATATAATGTTGCCTGGTCTAATCTTTCAATGATAGGATGTCTTACGGCACGGGCGCGAATGAAACTGTTACCAGCGGTTTCTTTTTCGTTTACATAGACTTGTGGTTTATGATAACCATATTGCACAGCTGATTTTGCTGCACTTTTATATGTATCTAGTGTGCCTACAAAACGTGAAACTACACTCATCACTCCAGAATACTCGGTTTCAAATTTATCAGTGTATTCACGGAACAACTTCTGGCACTGTCGACCAATTTCAATTATACCTCGCTGGTAATCACTACACAATTTAACAATCTCAGGACAACTTACTATGGTTTTGTTTGCAGCCTGACGTTTAAATGTAATTTCACGAGCATTGAGAGTAAATGGTTCTACTGCGGTAGTTACTGTATACACATTATTTCCATAATTCACCAGTTTTTTAGAAAGGGCGTTCGCTCTAGCAGGTGTAGCAGTAATAAAATATCCATCACGCTCATTGTTCTCTATTTTAAACCAGACGTCAATGTCATTACCTATTGATTTAGTAAATTGCTTACAAATACACTTTAGGCATTCAAGACTAGATGATATCTTTGCTTCAGTTGCATCTATTTTTCCAGATATACCGGGATTGAATATATTTTCAGTAATAGTTTCTAAGTTGAATTTCGCAAGTGTTTCAAGTCGAAAAACTCTAGTATAGTCCTCACGAAACTGTGCAAATTTAGCTAACTCTTGGTTACTTGGAATTAAATCACTATGAAAGAATTCTGCCTTAGTATTAACTATTTTTTGAATGGATTCATATGAGTAATTTAAACTGTAAATCTCACTAGGTTGTATAATACCCAATGAAAATCTGCGATGGAGTCTTTCAATATCAATAATCTTATTCAAAAGTGGTTCTATTTCTCTATAGTTATCGTTATTTACAAGGAATTCAGTGTATTCATATCTTTTTTGTATTATTTTGGCATCACAAATAGGATTGAGTAATTGGTCGCGCAGGTAACGTTTTCCTATACTTGTGCTGGTGTTAGTAAGAATACCTAAAAGACTATTGGTAGCCTTAACAGCAGAACTACCACTGGGTGTGACATTTAACTGCTGAATGCTATTATTGTTCAGAATCATATAATTCATGCTTTCAAACACCTGTGGACGCCCAATCTTTTGAATAATATTTTCATTATGAGCATAGGCAAAATTCAATAGGTTAATATAGCTCATTCTTGCTACACTCATTAGTTCAATATCAAGATATTCTAATATGCTCAGCATAGTATCATTTTCACGCTTAAAAATCTTTTCGAAAAATGCATTTTGAAAGGCAATACTAGAGTATTCAGGATTTACACTGTCATTTGTTTTAAAATGAACTCTTGTGTCACCTAGGTTTAAATAATTTACAAGGAAACCTCGTGATATTTCACGTATGCTCTCACAATTTTCTTCGGAGTCTTCTACTACTACTAAAACTTCGCAAGGTTCATATACATTAACAAACCTGAGTGTTTCATCAAGTGAATAATAGTAATCTCCAGTATTCTTGAGACTATACACCTCATACACACAGTTTTTACCTGTAGTAAAATCAACTACACTCAGCCCAATATTTTTAAATCTCCTTCTGGGGTCAGTTTTATCGGGTTCAATATAAATACACATTGTGTTGGTAGTTGAATTCTTGTTAGAGTATTCTATGCTTGTTCCTGGTGAATAAATCTGTGTAACTTCTCTCTTAGGGTCAGGTGGTTCAGTAACCTGCTCCATCAATACTACAGTGAAGTTCGCATCAAGGAGAATTTGAATATATTTGTCTCTTGTATAAATATTTACACCAGTCATAAGTGGGTTACCACGCGAATTTTCAGTAATTTTCTTGCTTTTTCTTGTTACCTGAATATTCATAATATCTGCTGATTTGTAAAAAGCGTGAGTATTAGTTTTTTCGTGCTCATTATCAATGGCATAGCATTCGAAGAAATGTCCTACCTGCATTAATAAGAGTGTATCTTCACCATATTCACGAGAATATTTATCGGCAAGTTCTAAATAGTCATCGATAATAGTCATATCGCTAAGAGGGTATAATAAAAAAATATGTAATTTTTCTTTAGGTGATGCTAGAGAATTCATAAGCAAAAATATCGATATTAAAGCATTAAAGTAATAGATAAGGCGAATCAATAAAAACGTGCTCGGTTATTTGTTGGGCGTTCTTTGAAAATTTTGAAATAGTGTATTTACCTAATCTATTCACTATATTTTTAACACTATTACTTGTGTCTAATATTTTTATGAAATTAGAATTATATATAAAGACCCCTCTTTCGTATTTCATTATTTTTGAAACTGGTTTTTTATTCGGTTCAATGTAATATGATGAAAAATTACTAGTTTTTGATGTGTTTTCCATAAAATTAAGTTGGTAAGGATTGCCTTGACTCTGATGATAATAAATAAGAGTTTGGGTTAAAATTCCATTCCTATAAAAAGTAACACTTTCACGAAAACCTTCTGTAGTATATTTTACACACACTCCATCTAAATCGTCATCTTTAAAATAGCATTTATTTGTTAAAACACCAGACTTAGAGTATAACTTACATAATCCATTCTTTTTACCATTTTTCCAGTTCCTGATAGCTTTTAATTCTCCCGTTTCATACCAGGTTTTTTCTACTCCTTGTCTTAAATTATTACGATATCTTACGGCGCTCATAAGGGTTCCTGTATCATAGTATCTACGTAATACACCATTTTTCCTTCCATTATAAAAAGGAACAATAGACTTCAACTCTCCATTCTCATTATAAAGAATTTGGTCTCCGTGAGGAACATCATCCACTAAAGTTCCAATGAAAGAAAGAGTATGAAACAACGAAACTATTGTAACAAGACCTGTGATTTTATCGTTTTTAAATTTTAGAGAAATGTGAGGAATGTCGGCTATGTAAAAATCTAGGTTTCCTTCTATTAAACCATTAATTTTCTGGTAAGTTACTATTTTTTCACCAGTATTTGAATATTCTACTACCTTTTCTCTATCTGGAATTGTATAGTCTTGTGATTTACCTATTGTTCCATCAATATTATACCAAAAATGTATTCCTTTATTGAATCCATCAATGTCGTATTGTCCCTTGAATAATAATTTTTGAGATTTAAAATATAATTTTTCAATAGGTGTAATTATTCCCGATGAGTATTCGCGTAAACCAGCAATAGTTCCATCAGGAAAATACATTTTAGAAGTTCCGTGTGGTTTTCCACACTTTATTGGTATTACTTCTAATAATTCGCCACCTGGATGGTAACGTTTTACTTTACGAGCAGCCCAATAAAATATTCTACAAGTAAGTCTAAAACTAGAATACCCTTGACTACAACAAATGCGATTTGCTATCATTTCAAGGAGTTCAAGTGGTAAATCAGACAGTATTATAGACATTATAATAATATATTATATTTATTAATTATATTATGGACAGAACACTGAATAATCCTGGTTATCTAGGAGCAGTTGCTTCCTTTGAGGAAAATGTCGAAGAAAACGAATATATTTACAATAGAAGTGCTTATGACGCGTCGCCTAATTTATATAATCAATTGTCACGTGATGAATATAATAGTTTAAACAGAAACATCGGGAATAGAGCTTCTGGAGAATATAGATATGCTCCTAGTCGTCCTGTAAGTCGTCACAGTTATTCAAGTATTAACTACTATGAACCAGATTATATAAAAAAACTTAATTTAATACTTCCACCCGGTTGGTTTGAAGCTCTTGACTCTGAAACAGGGAAAATATACTACTGTCACGCTCCAACTGAGACCACACAATGGCTTCATCCTGGAATACCAGTTGGAACAATAATGCCAAACGGAATTCCATATGGTTGGGATACCGCATTTGATAAAGAAACAGGAGCGAGATATTGGATTAATCATATTCAAGAGTATAATACATGGGTGAAACCTGACTGCATTAAGAAACAACAACATTTACACTAGTTTCTTCGATATAATCGGAATAAGTTGAGTCAGTGAGAGTTAATTTTACAGTGAATGTTCCTGTAGCTGCGTATGTTATATCAGTTGTCGCAGAGGCAGAAGCACTGAAAACTACATTTGCCCCAGCATCGTCGCCATTACTATCAGTAGCACTCCAGGCATAGACGTGTGATGCTGTAACCGAAGCACCAGAAACAGATACAGTTTGACTGGTTTTTGTTTCGTTAAGTGTAGCTGTTGTTGCAAGTGAGCTCAAACTAGGTGTTCCTAATACAAAACTCCACTCATTACTTGATAATTCACTTAAAATTTGAGAGTGTGTGTATTCTGTTTTTCCATTTAAAAATGTTGGTTGAGTTCCAGTATATTTAACAAATGTTTTTGAATTGTCTAATGAATATCTTAATGTATTGGAATTTGACTCAATAACTTGTGAAAAATCAACGGGTAAACTTGTTACTTCAGCAGCAGTTATAATAACATATCGTCTATCTGAAAAATCGCTCATTATTATTATTAAGATATAATAATTTAAATGGTTTTATAATTATAAATATTGTAATATAATTCAAACAATTCACTAGGACTTAATGCGGCGTCGTATATACGGAAGTCATCAATCCATCCATTAAAGTATTGCCCGCTTCTACTTCTTCCTAGTAGGAATATTTCATCAATATCACTAGTATTCATAGTAGTTTCATATAATGTATCTGATGAAGTAATTTTAGTCTGGTCAACACCATTAACAAAAATTCTTACATTCTTTATTGTGTTATTGTAATTTTTACCTGGAAGAATTACTAATGCTAAGTGGTTCCAGGCACCTGAAGCATCTTCTGATGTTTCATCAATACCATCTAATGTAGAAAACATAGATTCAACTATTACTGAACCCACCTTAGCTTCTATATTGTATGGACTAGTAGAATTTATATGTATTTTTATTTCTTTATTTGCTGCTCCATAATTAAGTAAAGTTCCTGATGCTGTTGATTTAAATTTCCTGAACCAGAAGCAAATAGTCATAGGATGTCCTGTATTATTTGTGTAACCTATTAATCCTGGGTAACTTGACTTACAATAAGAGGTGCTTCCATTGAAATACAAACAACTTGTACCTACTTTTTGTTTTATATTATCTAGCACGGCCTCATTACTTGTAAGATGTGCCCCTTCACTACCCATATCTTTAATTATTTCACTTGATGAATTATCGAATGTGTAATGAACAATAGGTCCATTTGTTTCTTCTCCCTGGTATAACTTTTGAATTTGATAACTATTTAATGGACTATCATATACACGGAAATCAGCTATTTTCCCACCAAAGAAATTTCCATTTTTATCAAATCTCGCTCCTATTTTTATAGTAGGGTCACTAGTTGTGTTTCCTAATGTTATATTACCAGTTGAAACAAACTCTCCATTTATATACACTAAAACACTTTCTGTTAAACCAATTAATTTTCTTATTAATACTACATTATACCAATTATTAGGAGATATTGTTCTGCCTGTATCTACTTCAGCACTACTATCTCCATTAAACATGAATGATAATTTATTACCATCTGCTGTAATATATAATTTATATTCGTTTGTTGTAGCCGAAGTGCTTGAAAAACTCCAAATAGTTTGTTCTTTATTAACCGCATTTGTATTTATCCAACATGATATTGTCCATAGTGAATCACCTAAAACAATAGGTTGGTGTTTAGCTGCCCAATTTCCGCTTGAATTGGCACTTCCATCTACAGCATTTCCAAGAAGTGTTGTTGCTAATTTAATAGTGGTTGTGCTAGGAACACTTATTACATAGTAAATTGTTGATGTGTTATAACCTGTGGCACCTCCACCATTCGTTGTTAGGATGACTTTGTCTCCTAGTTTTAATCCATGAGCACTAGATGTTGTCCACGTGTCAGTAGATGCTGTAAATGTCCAGTTACTTCCTATACTAGATAATGTTGTTTCAATGTAATCACTTGAACCATTGAAATTTTCACATTTCTTGTATAATAATGGCGAATCACTAGGTGCTGTTTTAGCTGCCCAGTTCCCACTGGAGTTAGCACTTCCATCAACTACACTTCCACCATTTGAAGCACTCAATTGTAATGTTGTTGTTGTTGGAACACTAATAACATAATAGGTAGTTCCAGTAGAATAACCAGTAGCACCACCTCCATTAGTTGTAAATTCTATTATATCACCATTATATAAGTTATGGGCAGCAGATGTAGTCCAAATATCAGTAGAAGCTACAAATGTCCAATTTCCCCCTACCGTATTTTTTGTACCATTAAATACTTTGGTTGATACTATATTTTTACTGTCACTTGAAGAAACACCTAGAACTTGTCTATTTAAATAAATTTCCTTTGGTTTGTCTACAAAGTTTTTATCAAGTATTGTTACTCCAGATGAACCTTCAAATGTATAATGGATTACAAGACTGTCTCGTTTGATTTTTGGTAAAGGATTACTTGGACGGTTAATATTTGAGAGGTAATAGGCTGAACCATATAATTTACCTGGTTCCCCATTTGTATTTTGGATTAATGGAAAGTTGTCTTTGATATTATTGTATAAAAGTGAAACTTCAGCACTAGTTATTTTTCTATCATACACTCTAAAATCATCTATTGTGCCATCTAGTCTTACTACACTTGACCCATCATTAACTGCTCCAAGGGTTGCTGTGTTGGCACTTGATACATTAAGGTAACTCATTTGTGAATTAGAATCATTTAAACTTGAGGAAACTAGCAATTCACCATTGAGATAAATGCTCTTTGAAAGCATAATCCCAGATATTTCGTCATCAGATAGTGATTTGTTATAAACACGGAAGTCTTTTATACTTGCTGCGTGATAAACATTATTTGTATTGTAGCAAATTGTTCCTGAATTATCTATAGCTAACATATGGTCGTTTGAAAAAGTAACTGTTCCATTGCTTTTAGTTCCATCTGAAATTGTAGGATTTGTGTCTAATTCACCATTTAAATATATTTTAGCTTTTAAATCAGTGCCTACCTTCTTGACTGTCAAACAGTAATGATTCCAATTTGTTTTTTTACCTGATATTATAGGATTTGAGTATTGAATAGATGGAAGACCTAACGCATTTGTCCCTAAAATAAAACAGTTGAGTCTTTCATCATTACCAAAGTGACTCCAAGTTAATTTAATATTAGGACTAAGCATAAATACCTTTGAATATGTAGAGGTAGTAGGAGAGCTACTTGCTTTCATCCACAGCATTACAGTTAATTCACAAGAGGCACCTGAGTTTCCTTCACCTACAGCCTTATTTATTTCTCTCATAACGCCTCCATGAATAGAAACATAGTCATTTGTGCCATCAAATGAATAACAACGGTCGAAAGTTGTATCATTTGTTACTAGTGTAGGTCCGTTGTTAAGAGTGTGTGGACGTCTTGTAACCTTATCTGGATATCTAGATGAATAACTCTTGTCAAAAGGTATATGGGCTATTAAGTTTTTATCAATTGGTGTTGATCCATATGTAGCTGCTATATGTATCCAATCAGTGGTTGGGTCTATCCTTGCTGAAAAATTGCTACCATAAAAAGTAAAATTAATTTCATTTTGACTGTCACTACTATTGTATCTCTTGTAAAGCATTAGATTAGTATTTGCTCCTGTAGTGCTACCACTTGAATACACTCCAAAAATACCTTCACTACTATTTAAGTTATCAAACTTAACCCAAGTTGATATAGTAAAATTATTACGTAAGCTATCACGTATTCCACCAACTGTAATTGTAGCGTAGTCATTTGTTCCGTCAAATACAATACCACTATTAAACTTCCCTGATGCTGTTATTGTGGGTCCATTTACTAATGTTCCGTGATTAGCATTTCCCGACATATCATATAGAGTTGTACCACTAGCTGCTCCATTATAATGAATTTTTAAACCCTTTGGCAAGCTTGGTTCAACCGATTGACTATTAGCCTTGTTATCCAATTTTTCAAAAGCACTTCCGTAACCATCGTGTAATAATGTCTTAATGACATTATGGTCTAATGCTGTGTCATATATCCTAAAATCGCAAATTTCTCCATTGAAAAAGTTAGTGCCATCGCCTCCAATGTTAATTTCCTGTGGATTATCATTATTAATATTTCCTATTTCTTGCTGAGCTACTTTTATTCCATTAATATATACTGTCATTATTCGCGTTTCTGAGTCTGCCACAAGGGCAAAATGACTCCAAGAATCTGTATTAACTTTTGTAGTAATTGTATGGTCTTGTGTAGTATATGAATCCATTTTTACAGTTGTATTTGCTTGAACAGTACCATCTCTCCTATTACCACTAGAATCTTCTGCTAAATTAGAGGGATTATCAAATTTATAACGCAATTCAAGATTCATATTAACGTTTCCACCATAACCACCTAATCCTTCTTTGAAAATACGAGAAATATCTTCAATATTTAGTTCTTGTGAATATATTCTCAAATCACTAAGATATCCAAGGAAATCTTGCTCAGAATCATAATTTAAACCTATATAGAAAACTTCGTGTTGAGTAGCAGTATGGGTCCAGGTTCTAAATGGATTATAATCACTACTTTTTGTTAATTTTCCATCTACATACATATTTTGTCTTCCAGTAACACTAGTAAAAGCAATATGATACCAATCTTTCCTACCACTTGTACTAGTAATTGTATTATAATTACTAGACAAAGCCCAGGTATCACCATGTTCTCTTGAATTTACTCCAAATCTATGGTAATCACCTTGATTAACCTCAATATTCCACCCTTTATCACCTATCCTACTTCTAGTTGAAAATACTATTCTACTAGCACCAGCTCTTAGAAGATACCAAAAACTTATGCTCCAAGGTTCTTTAATATTGTCCCATCTAGGAACGGCTATATAATCGTTATCGCCATCAAAATAAGCAGCTTTTAAACTTGAAGTTACAGTAAAATCAAGTTCTCCATTAGTATCGTCATAATTAATTTTATAATATTTTGAACTGTCTGTGCTACCATACTTTGCTATAATTGGATTATTAGTACCTGAGTCACTACTGTTTGGTTTAATCCAACCTGTAATAGTAAAGTTCTTTTGAGTTTCATTCGACAACTTACTACTAGTATCTATTGATAGAAACTCATCACTTCCATTAAATACTATGTTTTTACCAATAACTCCATCAGGCATGCTTGTTGTTATAGCTGCTTGTGTCGTATCAAAACCATTCATCGTAATTTTTGTTGTGCTGTCGTGTCCTAAATTTATTAGTGAAGCATTTGCTAATCCAGATGCCTTGCTTTCATAACCTTGAAGTCTCAACTGACATCTTTCATTTTCGTAACCTAACTCGTGTATTTCTTTATTTGTTAATTTTTTATTATAAACTCTAAATTCTGTTATGCTTCCTTCAAACCAAAGATTTCTAACTCCATTAAGGTCTTGAGATCCAACAGTGACACTATTACTAGTATTCAACTGCTGAGAACTAGGTAATGTTAATCTTGCTACCTGATAATTGTCTAAGTATAATTTAGCTTCTACTCCTGAAGCATACACTAATGCCAAGTTATGGTATTGATTTATTGATAGCATTTTATCACATTCTATATTGTAAATTTTTGAATTAATTTTAACTTCAACAGAATACTTATAATAGTCACTTCTATAAATCTGTCGCACTTCTTCTCCGGTGAGTGTTCCTTTGTATATTCTTAAATCACTTAATTTACCTTGATAATAATATTGATAAAAGTTATTGTAGACTTCAACACCTATTTTGAATCCTGGAGCTAATGAATTTACTAATTTACCAGTATTACTTCCAACAAGACCTTTGTACTGCCAAGTGTTCTGAACTGCCTGAGATATATCTGAGTATCCTGTTCCCATGTCATTATTAGAAACGCCATTCACATAAAGTGCTATATGTTTAGTTGAAACAGTTGCTGCTAAATGAAACCAGTCACCGCTTTTAATACTTGTTTTTTGTGTATAAATTTGACAATCTCTGTCATCATCGTGAGCTATATTATCACGAACTCTAAATGATGCATTATTAAAACTACTGGTATGAGGAGCAAATAAATTGAATCCATTATTTGTGCTATGAATTGTGCTGAATACTACACCTACATTTGATGTATATACTGGTTTTACCCAGCAAGTTATTGAATATTCTGTGTTTAATTCATTTTCAAAATTAGGAATATCTTCTACGAAATCATTAGTTCCATCAAATGATAATACATTCAAATCGGGGAATTGTTCGTGTGTGCTCCAACTTGCGCTTCTTATAGTTCCATGTCTCTTATAAATACTTGAATCGTGTAATATTGTTCCGCTTCCCTCGTCACACCTGTAATGTGCTAATAAACGGTCTTCAAAGTGTGGTATCATACACATTCTATTTTTAGCATAGTTTTCGTATGCCAGGTGTGCTGTATCGTATATTTCTTTAACTTCACCGGCTGAAAGTGTTGAATTGAAAAACTGGAGATTTGAAACTCTACCAGCAAAATAATTTGAACTATCAGTATTACCTACACCTACCCATAAATTCTTTTTTGTATCCGTTAATGCTTCTTCACTAGAAGCGGTTGAGATTAATTCGCCGTTGAGATATGCCTTTAATACTCCATTACTTCCGCTACTCCATTCCCAGGTCGCTGTAGCGTGATACCAAGTATCTTCTGATAAATTAGGTGTTCCTCCAGTATATAGTTTGGCAACAGCAAAACCACTAGATTGCCTTCCGAAGAAACTTTGGGAATATGTTGTATCACTTGAATGCTTCCAATTTAAAACCAATATTCCTATATCCAATATATAATCCTGGTCAGTTGCCCCATCTGCATAAAACCAAATACTTACTGAAAATGTGGTTGGTGAATTGTGAAGGCGGACTTCATCTCTCCATAATGGTTTTGAAGATCCATTTGTGTTGTCTAATACTTTATCATTAGTTCCATCAAAACTTAAGCAAGGTTCTCCAAACGGACCACCTGTAGCGTTCCAACTAGGACTATTATATAAATTTAATCTATTTTCAGTAGCCCAAGATTTTGTTTTGGCTGTTGCGTCATAAATTATTGAACCAGCACCTTCAAAGAAAGTATATTGCGCTATTAAATTACGTGTATGATTTGAGTAACCACAGGGTTTCACTTTTATTTGGAAATCTCCATCGGCGAGACTTGAACCAGTTGCTTTTGAACCTACAATAACACTCTCATGTGTCATTTCTGGTTTATTTTTTAACACGATTGAAGTTTTACTGGAATTGGAAATATTTTCAGTTGAGGCATATTCATTTACACCATTAAATACTATTTTTTCCCCAACGAGCATATTACTATCTGATAAAGTCATATTGTTCGATAATCCACTACCTGATGTATCATTTAAAACTATACTTGAAACATATTTTTTATTTCCTACAGTAGAACCTACGTTTGTTCCGTGAGCACTATTACTTCCATTATCATTCACATTATCAGCAGAATCCAACCTATATTGATATTCTAAATTACTAATTGAATTTGAGAAATTATATAAACCAGCTGAATGAATGGTAAAAACTTCACTAGCACTAAGGGCTTTGGAATATATTCTAAAATCCGATAAATCCATTTTTCCATATCTGTTCTCGATTGTAACTAAGCCTATATTTACATATCCAGTTCCAGCGGTGCTATTCAAGGTAAGTGTTGTTGTATTGCTATTACTATTATTTAATACACCATTTATATAAATTTTTTTTCCAACACCAGTTTCAAATACACAGGTTATATAATACCAAACATTACTTACTGGATAAAAATTTGTTGTTGAAAATCCGTTATTATAAAAGTCAAACCATATTTGATTGTTGTAATACTCTATAAATAACCATTGATTATTAGTAGAACTGCTTGTGTTTCTAGCTTCAAATATACCTCTCCAGGTAGCTGATACACTCTGAGGTCTCCACCAAAATGAAACACTGAATGAAGTATTATGGAATATACTCTTTACTGTTAGTGGAAGCGATATATAATCATCTATACCATCAAATGAACGATGATTATAACTATCGTATTGGTATGTTTTATCCTTTGGATTTATTTTTAATTGTAAATTTTGAATTGTTTCATTGGTGTAACCTCCAGTTCCTCCATTATAAATACTTTTAACTTGGTCTTCTGTTATTGCCTTGTTATATATGCGTATGTCATCTAAATATCCATCAAAATAATCATAAGTATTCTCGGTTAATGTGTGGGTTATTCCGTGGAATACGTCGCTTTTTTCATTTTTATAATGGATATCATTGTCTACTATGCTTGTTGTTCCATTATTAGTTCCATGTTCGCTATTACTTCCGCTATCATTAAGGTCTTTGTCTAATTTGTATTGATAAACTAAGTCAGAGATTGTTGTGCCATCGTAAGTGTTAGAAAAAGAGTATTTACCAGCGTTGTAAATATTTGAAACTTCACTAGCACTAATTGTCTTGGAATATATCCTAAAATCCGACAAATCCATTTTTCCATATCTACCGTTTGACTGCTTACCAATATTTACATATCCAGTTTCAGCGAGGCTATCAAGGGTAAGTGTTGTTGTATCGCTATTACTATTATTTAATACACCATTTACATAAATTTTTTTCCCAACACTAGCATCAAAATTACAGACCACATGATACCAAGTATTACTTACTGGATTAAAACCTGATGTTTGCAAATAACTGGAACTAAAACTATACCATATTTGATTGTTGTAATACACTATATGTAACCATTGATTTGTAGTAGAACTGCTTGTGTTTCTAGCTTCAAATATACCTCTCCAGGTAGCTGATACACTTTGGGGTCTCCACCAAAACGAAATACTAAATGTACTACTGAACGTATATTTAACTTCTAATGGAAGCGATATGTAATCGTCAGTGCCATCAAAACTACGATGTCTTATATCAGTGTCTAATACACTTGTTGTTCCTTGATTAGTGCCGTGACTACTATTGCTTCCACTATCATTTAAATTGCTGGATGAATCTAATTTATAGTGATAAACCAAATTACTGATAGCACTACCATTATAAGTGTTTGTAAACGAATAATTACCACCACTGTAAATAGCTGAAACTTCACTAGCACTTAGGGCTTTCGAGTATATTCTAAAGTCTGATAAATCAATATAAGGATAACGTTGGTCATTATGAAAAAATCTACCCAAAGTAACATATCCAGTTCCTGCAGTACTATTCAGCGTAAGAGCAGTAGTTTGACTATTACTGTTGTTTAGACTTCCATTTAAATAAATTCTTTTTCCTGTATTATGGACGTAAACACATACAAAATGATACCATATGTCTGCTGAGTATGTAAATCCTGTAGTATCTAAGTCATTGTCATAAAATCCAAATCTAATACTCCCATCAGTTCTTAACATTATGTGTAAAACCTGATTATTAGTTGAAGTGCTTGTATTTCTTGCAGTAAAAATAGCTTTATGTATGTTAAATCCGGTTTCTTTAAGTCTTACCCAAAATGATACACTAAATGAAGTATTGTGTAAGGTGTCTTTAACGGATAAGGGAAGGGATACATAATCATTAGTTCCATCAAAACTACGATGTCTTACAGTATTATCACTTTTGTATATAAATGTTTCGTTTAATTTCCAATGATATGCTAGGTTTGAAACTAAGTTATTATCAAAACTACATTTACCTGCTTTGTATAATTGAGTAATTTCTCTTGAACTAATAGCCTTAGAATATATCCTAAAATCCGATAAATCCATATTGGCAAATAAGCTTTGATTCTGGCAACCTATATTTACATACCCACTTCCAGCTGTGCTATTCATTGTAAGTGCTGTTGTTTGACTATTACTATCATTTAGACTTCCATTTACATAAAATTTTTTGCCAACACCAATTTCAAAAACACAAGTTATATAATACCAAACATTACTTACAGGAGAAAAATTTGATACTTCTAAATCATTACTATAAAAACCAAATATAAAATAGTTAGTTTTATAAAATATATGTAACCATTGATTTGTAGTAGAACCGCTTGTGTTTCTAGCCTCAAATATATTCTCGGAAGAACCAGTTACATTTAAGGGTCTGAACCAAAATGATATACTAAATGAAGAATTGTGGAAAACGTCTTTTACTGCTACTGGAACACTAATAACGTCGTCAGTTCCGTCAAAAGAAGTATAAAATACACCTCGTCTTCCTATTTCAACATTATTTTCATTTGATGTATCTATTTCAGTATTAACATCGAAATTTTGGGGTGTTATTGTTAAATTATTAGGAACACCATAATGTGTTGGACTCATAATATTTCTTACTCCTTGGTCTCCATCAAAAGGCCACTGGTGGACTAAACCTGTAATATCATCTCTATAATTATTCTTGTCTAATTGGTATATTTGGGATACTTCAGCCGCTGAAAGAACTTTATTGTATATTCTAAAATCAGCAAGGTCCATGTCTTGAATACTAGCTGGATAACTTGACCAAATACCAAATCTAACATATCCTGTTGAACCATTCATAGTAAGTTGATTAGCACTATTAAAAGTATTGTAATCGCCATCTTTGTAAATTTTTCTGTCTCCACCTGCTTCTACCGTAAAAACCATATGATACCAAGTATCTAGAGTAGGTGCCCAATTAGTGCTTCCATCTACTGTAGTTTTTATGCTCAGTGTAGTATCACCCCAAAAAGCAAGATTTAAATCTGAATTAGAAACTCGTATACGCAAATAAGCATAAGTTGTAGAACTACTTGTATTCCTTGCTTCAAAAATGCCTCTTTGATAACCATCTAATTCGTTAAATCTAACCCAAAAACTTATACTAAAGTCGGTTTGGTGAAACACAGTTTTCATCGTATTTCCATCATTAACTTCTATACGCTTAGTATTATTTGTTGTTCCATCACCAAAAGATGTGAACGCATCACCCGATGTTCTTCCTGATATGTATGCTTTAGTGCCATTAATAAACAATTTACTACTATCAATAAGAGTGTTCACATTATTCAAAGGGTCAATTATTACAGCTATATGTTGTTTTTCTGTAGTGCTTAATGCTGGTGAAAAAACTAAATACTTATTACTACCATTATAAATTCTTACCTTTTCATATTCGTCAATTGTAATATAAAAACTTCTGTCGCCATACCCAATTACAGGTCTCTCCGTAGAAGTATTAGTAATTTTAGTCCAAAAAGTAATAGTTCTGGGACTAGCTCCAGTTACTCCTGCGAAACTATTGCCAGTAGTGAAACCATCTAATACTAAGTGGTCTTTATCCGCTGAATCTAATTTAAAAGATTTGTTAGTTGTAATTAGTGTTGTTGTATCAAATAAATTAGCGCTAGCAGAAGCATGATTATTATTACCACTAATATCAGTAGCTGAACTATTACTAGTATTTTCTGCTTTTAATTGAAGCATTAAACCTGTTGAATTAATTGGTGAATCATTTAATAACGATAATTTATATGGTGAATAATCAATTCTCTCCGATGTTTCCAAGTAAATTTTCCCTATTTCATCACCATTTAATTCTCTATTAAATATTCGTAAATCGCTTATTTTACCAGCTAAATAATCACTATCAAATGGATTACGACCTATTTCAAAATAACCACTGGTAAATGTTCCTAAATTAATAATATGTTCACTTCCAGTTGTAACAGCATCTAAAACACCATTTACATAAATTCTTCTTCTGTTAGTGCCTTCTGGACTATAAGTGAAGGCACAATGATACCAGTTATTATTAAGAAGTGGAGTAGTTCCTTGTAACGATGAACTTATAAATTCAAAGTTAATATATGTATAATTACCATTATTACTAGCAATTGTGTTCTTGCCACCTATGATGAGACCTTGATAATTTGATGTGCTATTTGCATTACTTAAGAATAATACAGGATAAACTGTTTCACTATCAGATAATGCAAAATTAACCCAAAATGTTACTGTAAATTCACTCAGATTTAACTTTGCCTTAATATCTAAATTACTTGCTGATATGTAATCATTAACTCCATCAAATTGTAAACAATTTCCAAAGTCTGGGTCATATACATTTCCTGCTGAAAAGTTATTTAATGTTCCTGTGGTGTAACTTCCACTTTTATCTAAAGCATAAGCATTACTGCTATTGTACATATCGGGATTACTAAAATCTAGGTGAAAAACCAAATCATCACTTGCCGTTAATATAGGTTTTGTTATGAAATGACCATCTTGATCAACGTGACCTAATTTTGATATGAACAATCTTTTTTCAGCTGGACCAACACCGTGAATTTGTGATAACTTAACCTTCTTGAAGTAACTTTTATATAATGCTTCTACTGCTTCATCTGAGAATGCAGAACCATATACTCGGAAATCAGCTAAGTCAAATTGTTCAAATCCATCAGGGTTCAAATATCTATAAACACCAAAATTTATTTCACCGCTTCCTGCTGTATTCATACTTAATGTTGTAGTAACACTATTACTGTTGTTTAATTCGCCATTTATGTAAATTTTCCTTCCACTTGATGTGTCTAAAATAAAGGTTAAGTGATACCAAGTATCTGTAGATGGAGTAAAACCTGTAGTGTCTAATATCTTACTCAGTGTATTATCAAACAAAGTAAATCTTACTTTATCAGACCTTACTCCTAGTGCCATACGTGTATAGGAGGAATTTCCAGTAGTGTTAGTTATAGTGTCTGCAACATCAAAAAATGCTCCTCCTGAAGAAATAGCAGCAAATCTTACCCAGCAAGCTATAGTGAAAGAAGTGTTGTGAAAAATCTTTTTCAATACTGCTGGTGCTGTTACAAAATCATCAGTGCCATCAAATCTTTTACAACTTCCACCAAATGGAGCAGTAATATTTGTTACTCCACTTTGAACCGCCGCATTTCCATCACTTCTGGAATTTATACTATCACTTGAATTTGTATAATTACCATAATTTCTAATTGTGCTAGAAGCGTCATTAAACTTGTAATATAACTTTAAATTTGAATCTATGAGAGTAAATTGTTTAGTTTCACGGATAGAAGTAGATTCGTATATTCTTTTAATTTCTCTATTTGGTAATTCTACCTTATATATTTGAAATCCATATATATCAGCGTTTGCGTTATCAAATGCTAAACCATTGGCATTCCCAATAAAAGCTTCTGTTGCTGAATTAAGATTTATTCTAGAACCTGCTCTACTTACCTTAACCTTTTTGCCATTTATGAAAAACTTTCTTTTATTGTTTCTAAAATTATAAGTAATTGCTATATGGTTCCATTGAGTTGGTGAATCTAATGTAGCGTTAAGCGCCTGACTATAATTTGAAAAATTCAATACATTACTAGTGTTTTTTGTAATACTAATATGCTGTCCTGCTGAATTAGCGGCCTTAAAACTAAATAAACATTCGTTTTGTCCTGAATTTATAAATTTTACCCACATCATAACAGTAAATCTACGAGACATGAATTTTCGAAGTCTTTTTATATTAGTGTCACTACTTGAACCTATAGTAATATATTTAGGACCAGTTTTTCTTAAACTATACACACTGCGACTTAAAACACTATCTGAACTCCAAGAATCACTGGCAGTTGCAGCGTTTAATGACATGTTACCTTTATTAGTCAACGATGTAGTTCCTGAAGAATCTTTTAAATCGTAATCCACAATTAAACGGCTGTCTTTATCTCTCTTTACATTAAAACGTGCTTCTGGATTTGTTGATTTAATTTGTCTAGGTTTTGTAGTTAAGGCAATAGTATTATCGCGTGTTTTTGTTACTTGAAATTCGTCTTCTAAATGAAGAACGGGTTTGTCAACTTTCTGTTGTTTCAAAGAAAAGTTGGGCATTTGTTATTAATATTTCGCGAGAAATTAAGAATTAAAAAAAAAAAAAAAGAAAAATAAAATTATGCTGTGTATAGTGAAAAACTAGTTGAACCTGAAATTAGCACTTTTCCACTAGCACATATGTAGTAACTAAAAATATGAATTAAATTGTCTGTTGTTGGTATTGTAATAGCACTTCCATTTTCAAAATACCAAACATTACCTGCTTCCCAAGTCACTGTGGGACTACTACTACCTGCATTAACTATTACTATAGAACCCTGTTGTCCTACATTTGTAGCATTGCTACCAGTAAAGGAAAAATTTGTTCCTCCACTTGCTAAATTAAAAATTCGGTCACCTGCTCTGAAAAAATCAATATCTACTTGTTCACCAGATACAGTTGGTGCTCCTGATGTTGGATGAATTTGTAAGGCTTTACCTGAAGTAATTGAAATTGCGTCTCCTAAAGAATTAGCACTTGTTCCACTACTAGTTGAAGCAGTTGCTACTTGAAAAACTATATTACCTGATGTATTATTACCAGTGCTAACACCAGCATTTAAGACTAAATTAGCTCCTGCTATGTCGGTTCCCACTGCTGCTCCAGTAGTTATTGTTAAAACACCACCACTTCCACTAGTAGTTCCTGGACCTGATTTAAATGTAACTGCTTTACCTGCTGGCATACTATAACATTATTGTAGAATTTTTTTTTGTTATTTTTGTTCTAGGTGTAATCAACGTATTCTTTTACTTCGTGTATATCACTGTTAAAAAACTTATTAATTTTGTCTTTAATTTCACCTCTGCGGTCATTCTTAAAATAAACTGAACGGGCCAATTTAATAAATTCACAAGAAAAGTCTTGTTCCTTTTCTAATATACGTATGCGATCTTCAATTTCCCATAGTTCCTTATTTACATTTATTAAGTCATAATACAACATCGGGTCTATTTTGAAACGCTCTGTAATTGGTCTTAGTTTTTCTAATTCATTTTTAACGTGTTTAAGTTTATTAGAATTACTTATTTTTTCTGCTTTTATTTCTAAGATACTATACTTGTCGAATAGTTCTCCTATTGAAACTGATACTTCAGGTATATCCGCTGATTTATTTAAATTAAATTCAACAGTTAAACGGTCACGTATTGTTTCCAATACGGGTGTCCAATCCCTAGGTTTATTTGCCCTAAACAGTTCAACACTATCATACCAATCTGTCCTTTTTTCATTGCGGAACCACCGCCAATCATAAATATCTCCAAGAATCATCCATGTTTTTATTCCTAAAAGACCAGCAATATGTGCTACACTGGTATCAATTGTAATAAGTAAATCAACATTTTGTAATATAGCTATAGTGTCTCTAAAAGGTATGCCATTATCAAAGTTATCAAAACTTGTTATTTTAGTTTTGGTTGATATTAATTCTTCTTCTCCAGAACCCTTTTGAACAGATATTAGATGAACTTCGAGGTCTCCAATCGCTTGGAATTCATTTAATTTAATAGTTTTTTCAATAAATTGGGTAGTAAAACCACTCCAAAAAACGGCAATTCTAGGTTTGTTATCTGGGAATTTTTCATCTAATGTAGTTTTCCATTTATCGCGAAGTTCATTATTTGTTTCAATGTATTTTTGTTCAGAATATGGAGATATGTTTCTTACTTTCATTAGATATGGAATAGTGAAAAGGTAGAGTTTATAGTCGAATTCATCAAAACTAGTTATATTAGTGACTTTAGTAACATTATCCAGAAAATCTAATTTTATTATATTAAACGTGGTTAAATCCATCAAATATGAAATTTTCATTTTAGGGAACTTCTGTGCTAATTCAATTAAATATCTTGTAAATTGTATAACGTCTCCTATTCCTTGTTCACCTGAAACTAGCAAGTGTTTACAATCTGATTTTAAATCCCAATCAGGTAGTGATTTTGGCAATGTATATTTGTGGGCATAGACGTAATACCTTACTTCATTCCATTCAAATCCTTTCTCAAATTGCTTAAATTTAAGTTCATTATAACATAAACTTTGAATAGTAGGCTTATAAGTATTATCAAATTCATATGCTTTCTCTAAATATTCTTTTGTATTTTTGTAGTCGTGTAGTAAGTAATAACATCCACCAATAAAATAGTAATAATCCTTTGTTTTATTACATTTTTTAAAATATTCTATAGATGTTTCTAATTCGTAGTTTGAATAATAATAAATACCTAAGGTATGGTTGTAATAATTAAGTTGTTCATCTGTTTTTATAATTGATTTAAATTTGTTTATGTACAATAGAAATCCTTGTAGATTATCGCTTTTTAAAAAACAATCCATTATTTGTCTATAGATGTAATCTAAATTTGAATTAGATTTATTAAGAGTTAAGTATTTTTTATAATACTCTATACATTCCTTGTAATTACCTAGTTTATATAATGTTTCTGCCAAATTATAGTTACATTCAAGGTCATTTTTAAAATAGTTTATACCTTTTTTAAAAAAATATTCTGCTTCAAAAAAATTATTTAAATTATAATGTGAAGCACCTAATAATTTATAAATATCAATATTTACCTGTAGTAATTTATCATCAGGGTAATTAATTTTTATTAAAGGCATGGCTTTACCCAGTGCTTCAATTGCTTCAGGATACCAATTTCTCTGGTAGTAAGTATTTCCTAATTCAGTTAAATAATTAATATTATTTGGTTCAATTTCAATTAACTTATGGAAGTACACTGCCGCATTTTCAAACTGTTGTAAATGTATGTATATTTTTGCTATCTGTTCTATAACTGATTTATTTAATTTGTTGATAGTAACTGCATTTTTTAACCACATAATAGAATAATAGTATGACTTCAAATTAAAGTAACACGCACCCATATTCAAAAATAATTGTTCATTTTCTATTTTTTTAGCAACTGAAGAATAACTTTGTAGGGCTAATTCCCATTCAGAATTTTTTAAATGGGTGTTTCCTGTTTCTATTAATTTAGTTAATACCTTCTCCTGCAATTCTTCACGTTTAGTTAAATTAGACATAAAGTAATACACTAGTTTTTTTATTTGAAAAAACCTTAAATAAAAATTAAATCAAAATTAATACTAACTCTGGTTACTCCTGCTACGGTGACTACCATGAATCTCGTAAAACGGGTCTATATATTCAAATGGTTGATTCTTAATTATGTCATATCTCGCATTCATTTCACGTATTCTTGTTATACATCCTTCTCTGTCAAGTTCAAATGGAAAAATACCTTTAATTTTTCCAATTATGTTGTCTACAATATTTTCAATAGTGTTTTCAGGTGTTTCATTTAATTCATCGTAATCAAATATAATTACATTTTCCCAATTACGATATTCCTTAGAAATCAAATATTCTTTTTTTTGTCTTTCACTACAAATAAAAAAAGTTTCTATATTTGCTTTTTTAAATCTTTCATTCTGTTCATTAAAATTTAGGTCATGTGTTTTTAATATCAATAAATTATTCCTTACATATTTAAATGATTCCTGTTCATCACCGCACACTATACGATGTCTTTTAAAAAATGGAATAAGACCATAAATGGCATTAACTAATAATGTACTAGCAGTGTGATAAGGACTTGATTGATGTATTATCGTAAGTTTTTCCATTATAATATTTCAATAATTACTTCTTAATTAGTATTTTAAATATTTATTTTAGAAAATGGTTCTGTAAAAAATCCTACATTAATATCAAGGGGTTTATTAATATTCAAGTAATTGTTACGCTTGAAAAATTTTATTAATTCAGTCCAACCTCTATTTTGATCGTTTAAATACTGTTCTATAGTTTCATCTGGATTGCTGAATAGTTCAAGACCCTTTGCTAACTCTGTAAGTCTAGGATAATGCTTTGAATTGTTACGATTATGTTTTTGAACTAATAAATTAAAGACTAATGAATAAAATTCGTCTTCCGGTTTTGGAATATATACATTCAAATTACTACTTATCTCAGTGAGAACTCTAGTATTTAACATATCAAACTGCCATTTATTATTATTATAATCGTCTCCTATATATCTTATGTCTATAGCCACTTTTATTCCTCCTATTAAAACATTATTTTGGATGTAAAATCCATTATCATTTTCACGCATATAAATTTTATTATTAGTTTCAGCACCTGTTATTGATTTAAATAGGTAGTAATCATTAACTAAAAGGTCAATATCACTACCGTCACGAAAATTATCTAAACTCTTTAGGTCACTATGACTTCTCTGAACAATATATTTAAGTGTAGCATGACTATTAAGACAATTAAAAAACTCAGTTAGAGAATCAAAATATTTCCTGGTTGGTAATAGTTGTGACTTATCAAATAAATCTAGCACTAATCTTGACTCCTCTAAATTATAACTGGAATGTGCTTTAAAATATGCTCCACTTGAACCTCCTAGAGTTTTTCTTAATTCATTTTTAATCTTTTGCATATTTGTATTTAATACTTGAGTGCATGCTGTAGCTTTGCTCAATTGATATACTGGATTATTGTCTCGCAGAACTACCAAATATACCTTGCCGTTACGAACTCTATTATCAGCAGGATTATTATATAATTCAATAGCAATTTGGTTTTCAAGAGATTTATCTACTGTTATTTCTTCATTTGAAATAATTTCCATTGTTTCGGGTAAATTACCATTTAAATATTCAAGTGCTTTATCCTGGTCTAATGTATCCCAAACGATAATAGTATGAATTTCACTCGGTCTATGTCCTGAATAGTTTGATAATTCTAATTCCTCTTTGAAATTAGCAGTTAAATAATCTAAATTGTTATCATAAAAATCTCTAGTTCTAATTAACATTAAGTATTGAAATATCTCCACTATTTTATCTGATTGTTCTATTATTTCTGGAGTTAAATTATAATATGGATAATTAGGTTTTGTATCTGCCCAACCAAAATCAATTAGTGTTAAATTCCCATTATAAACCATTAAATTATGAACGTAAAAATCATTATGACTAACACCTAGTTTCTTTAAAGTGCTAATGATTACGTTCAATTGTTTTTTCCAATCAACTGGTATAATATCATTGAATATAGTTCCTCCAGAGTATTCCATATAAATTGAACAAGACTCTGTGTCAATAAATATTAACTTTGGAAAATGAGGTAACCCATTTACAATTTTCAAATATTTTACTTCATTTTGAAACATATTTCTGTAATTACTAAAATATCCTAATCCTCCTTGTTCTTTGTATGTTTTTCTAACAATTGGGCTATGAATATTATACTTAGCACGTAATAATGTGCTAGGAATAAGCAATTCTACTAGTGCTGTTGTATTTCCCGTATGGCTAAATACCGTCTTTAAATTTTTAAAATCAGTTAATATTGTCATGTGTTTCTCTATATTCCTATAGAAAACCTTAAATAAATAAAAATTAGATTAAATAATTAGATGGCGTTTTTAAGAGCGGCTACTTCAGCCTTTAATGTATCTACTTCTGCTTTTAATTCTTTAATTGCCTGAGTAAGCATAGGAACCAACTTACCCATCTTTACTTCTAAACGTTCAGGGTTGCTTTCATATACAAGGTCAAGAACGTCATTGGCATTGTCTGTCATAGAAGTTTGTAATTCTTGGGCTAAGAAACCAGCACGTTTTTTACCATTCATTGCCCAATTTTCATCTTCAGGTGTAAGAATTCGACGGTCCCAAGTGAATTGAACTGGTCTCAATGAGTCAACGAAATCAAGACCCCATGGAAGGTCAATAACGTCAGTCTTATCACGAGCATCTGAAAGTGATGTAATAGTTGTATCAGCACATCTCAATTCTGTAATACTACCGTTACCAAGTGTTATTTCATTATTAGCGGTAGCAGAACTTGCTGTAGCATTATAACCTATAACAGTATTATTAACACCCTCTGTTATGTTGTTACCAGATTTACTACCGATTAATGTATTATTAGTTCCAGTTGTAACACCTACTCCTGCATAGAAACCAACAATAGTACTATTTTTAGTAGCTACCGAACCCCCAGAACTACTACCAATTATAACATTACTACTTTGAGTAGTTATACTTGAACCTGCATCAAAACCAATAATTGTATTCTCAAGTCCAGTAGTTAATGAATTGGCACAATCTCCTGCTCCTATAGCAACATTCTTTTTACCGGATGATAATACCCTAAAAGGACCACTAGTAGCATTTACACTACTAAATCCTATACCGATATTATTTAAGGAATTTGATAAAGTTCCTGTATTAGTTCTACCTATTAACAATGAACCACCGAAATTGGCACCTGCTTTCTTTGCGTCTGATAATCCATCAATAGTTCCACCACTACCTTGAGCTACCCAACTTAGATTACCACTACCATCTGTTTTTAAAACCTGGTTTGCCGAGCCATCAGCTGCTGGTAAGTAATATATAGCAGCTGCTGTAACATTTGTATTAGCACTAATTATGGTTGCATTAGTTGAACCCCCTGAAAGTAAAGTTAATTTACCTGTTACTGAATGTGTAGCTCCGGATGTAAAACCAGAGGATCCTGTAGTAGTTATACCAGAGCCTCCTGTAGCAGTTATACCTAAATTACCCTCAACAGTTAAAGAACCTGTTAATGTACTTGGTCCTTGAACAAACATGCCACCACCATCAATATGAAGAGCACTATTAGTACCAAATGATACATTAGAATTTGTGCCTGGAGCATCTGCGATATATAGTGTTGCACCTTTTGTAACTGAAACATTTGTATTTGTGCTTGAAATAGTTGGTTTAGCTAATCTTGTTCCAAAAAACTCATTTCTTGTTCCATCAGCTGCTGTAGCTCCATCTGTTACTGTGTTTGCTACTACATCAATTATATATCCTGATGTGGCGTTGGTTGCGAATGATGTTGTAAAATTTCCTCCTATATATATTTTCCCTGTAGCAGGAGCATCACTATGGTAAATTGATAAACCACCAGTTGTTATATCTACATTTCCTGTTCCTTTAGGTGTTAATCCTAAGTCAATATCATTATTATCACCGACAGCCGCTAATATAGGTTTATTGCTGCTACTAGCATTAGTAATACTAAAATGATTTATAGCAGATGCTGTTGTAGTGAAAACTAATTGTTCATTTCCATTTGCGTCTGATAAACCACTTGTTATAACATCTCCAGATACTGTTAAGTTACCACCACTTGATAAACTCATTTTTTCACTTGCTGTTTCAGTAGCGGCAGTCTTGAAGGATAATTTAGTTGCATTGTTATCAGCAGCAAATGTGCCTTCTGATACAGCCGCAATACCTGCTGCTACTAAATGTGCATCGCTCCCACTTTCCTCACCAGTTGCTTGAAAATCAATTTGACCTAAAACATCACCACCACTTATGGCCCCTTCACTAGTTTGTAATGTTAATTTAATTGGTGTAGAATCAACAGAAGAAGTATGCTTTAATGCTAATCCTTCATTATGTACATGTGTTAATGTAATTTCACTATCAGTTCCAAATTTCAATACAGCCTCGTCAGAAGTAAGGCTTAAATCATTACCTAATGAGACATCACCATCCAATCTAGTAGCACCAGCATCAACTAAAAGAGCATAATTATTACCACCTTCAGTTGGTGCGTCTTCAATATAAACAGTCGCAGCTGTTGATAATGTTCCCGTTGCAGTTATAACGGGTTCCTTTACTCTTAAAGATGCTACTACACTTGTTGTTCCGCTTGGCACAGTACATGATTCAGGTTCTATAGAAGCCCCATAAAAACTTGTATTAGCAGCCCCTGTTACTGCACCCTTTACTAATAACTGCTGACCTTGTCCAGTATATGTTTTATCATAGTCAATAATTAAACCCGAATTAGCACTTAAGGCACTACCGTTTCCTATAGCAGCATATGATTCAACATCTAACTCAGCACCAGAAATAGTTACTGCTCCTGAACCTTTTGTTGTAAATGTTATTCCCACATCAGAATCATCACCAGTAGCATTAAAACTAGGACTGTTTCCACTAGCAGCATTAGTAATACTAAAATGATTTATAGCAGATGCTGTTGTAGTGAAAACTAATTGTTCATTTCCATTTGCGTCTGCGATAAAACCTCCGTTTGCTATCTTAGGTGCTGTTAAAGTTTTATTTGTAAGAGTTTTTGTTGTGCCTGAAAAGTAATTATCAAATTCATCAACATCTACTTGCATCATACCACCAGAGTCATTATAAACTACACCACCACCGCTTGCTACAGTAGTAGATGAGTTACTTGTATCCCCATCAAGAACGTTTAATTCAACTGCTGTGGATGTAATATTGGTTCCACCTAATGTAAGTGTTCCTGCTACACTTACTGCTCCAGTAAATGCTGCCTTTTTTTCCCTGTCTAAAGTAAGAACCTCAGCTAATACACCAGCAGTATTATTATCTGCTCCATATGCTCTAGTTTTAAATATAATATTATTAGTAGTCGAACCGTAATTTTCTCCAGTTTGTAAAATTAAATCTCCTGACGCGTTAGCGCCTCCGGAAGTTCCTGAACCTGATTTAAATGTGACGTCTATACCAGCCATTGTTTATTTGATAAAATAACAGTAGAAAAAAAAACAAATTGTTATATTTATTTGTCTAGCGAAGATTTTTCAAATAATAAATTTTCTTATAGTTTACAAAATTTATTGATTATTTATTTTTTCCTCTAATTCTTCTACTTTCTTTTGAAGGTCTTGTATTGATTTCACTAGTACTGGTATAAGGTTACCATACTTTGCCTCTATACGCTCTGGGTTTGTTTCATGTACTAAATCAAGCAATTCATTTTCACCATTAGGCATAGCATCTTGAAATTCTTGTGCTATGAAACCTACACGTCTAACTCCATTATTAGGGTGGTCTTTATCACCTGGTTCTAATTCACGACGTTTCCAAGTAAATTCAACAGGACGGATTTTACTCAGGAAATCTAAACCAAATGTTGAGTCAGTTATGTTAGTTTTATCACGACGGTCAGAAAGAGATGCTATAGTTGTAGCACCACAACGGAGTGTTAGGACGCTACTATTACCTAATGTTACCTCATTGTTAGCCCCAGCAGCACTTGCTCTACTGTCATATCCTATAACTGTATTATTTGTTCCTCCTACCACATTTGAACCACTGACTGAACCCACAAAAGTATTTCTAATACCAGTAGTTAATGAAGCTGCCGAATTATAACCTACACAAACATTATCATCACCCTCCGTTATAACAGGTATAGAGGCTACACCCACAGCTACATTTCTTGCTGCAGAACTCCAATTTAATACATTAAAAGAGGAAATCCCTAAAGCCAAAGAATTTGTAAAATCAGAACTGGTGTTCTTATAAGCATCACCTAAATCATCTAAATTTGAAGCACCGCCACCGCCTCCACCACCTGCGGACCAAGATAAAATACCATTCGTGGTTGAACTTAATACATCACCATTGTTTGATGGTTCTGTAGAAGGTAATGTGTATATAATATTTGGACCATCAGGATGTGAAGATATAGAAGTAGTATTAGTGTTACCTCCGTGATAAAAACTCAAATAACCATTACTTGTGTTACTTATACCAAGATATACATCGCTTTTAAAATGAGAATGTCCTGAATCAACTATAAGACTATTACTAGTTGTTATAGTTTGATTAGCTCCTGCTGTAGGAGGTCCAGAAATCTTTAAAGTAGCTGCTTCGGTAGTAGTTACACCAGTATTTGTAGCAGATAACGTAGGTCCAACAAGATTAACAAGAGAAAATCGTGTTGCTGTCCCACTTGCAGCTGTATCTGTATCACGGAATGTTGTTGCTTCATATTGAATACCAGCAGCTTTAGATAAATTTGGAATATCATTTGTTCCACCATCTGTAAAAGTTGTTGTTCCGTGAAATGTAGCACTATCTAGTGTTTTATTTGTAAGTGTATCAGTTGTATTAGTTCCAACTAATGTAGTAGTAGCACTTGGTAATGTTACAGTAAAATCTGATAGATTACCATCCGCTGGTTTTAATTTAAGTGTGTTTACACCATTATCAGAGTCTTCATAAAAGTCAATAAAACCAGGACCTGTTGCTCCATTTTTTACATTTATACCAGTATTTGCGGTTAAAGTTGATGAAAAACTACCTGTTCCTGTAACAGTTAATGCGCCTGATGCCAATGTTCCTGTTGTTGATAGGTTTTCATTGTCGAAACTTATAGCACCACTAGAATCAGTAATACTACCGTCGGCAAGAGTTAAGTTTCCTACTGTAGAACCAGTAGCTGCTGTTAAAACAGCACATCCTAATGTCCCAGTTGTAGATAGGTTTTCATCGCCGAAACTTATTGCACCACTGGAGTCTGTTATACTACCGTTTGCTAATGTAAGGTTTCCTACTGTAGAACCTGTAGCTGCTGAAACTGTAGATGAGAAACTACCTGTTCCTGTAACAGTTAATGCGCCTGATGCCAATGTTCCTGTTGTTGATAAATTTTCATTGTCGAAACTTATAGCACCACTAGAATCAGTAATACTACCGTCGGCAAGAGTTAAGTTTCCTACTGTAGAACCACTTGTAGCTGTTAAAACACCACATCCTAGTGTTCCTGTAGTGGTTAGGTTTTCGTCGCCAAAACTTATTGCACCACTGGAATCTGTAATACTACCGTCGGCAAGTGTTAGGTTTCCTACTGTAGAACCTGTAGCTGCTGAAACTGTAGATGAGAAACTACCTGTTCCTGTAACAGTTAATGCGCCTGATGCTAATGTTCCTGTAGTTGATAGGTTTTCATTGTCGAAACTTATAGCACCACTAGAGTCAGTTATACTTCCGTCGGCAAGAGTTAAGTTTCCTAATGTAGAACCACTTGCAGCAGTTAATGCACCACATCCTAATGTCCCAGTTGTGGTTAGGTTTTCGTCGCCAAAACTTATTGCACCACTGGAGTCTGTTATACTACCGTTTGCCAATGTAAGGTTTCCTACTGTAGAACCTGTAGCTGCTGAAACTGTAGATGAGAAACTACCTGTTCCTGTAACAGTTAATGCGCCTGATGCCAATGTTCCTGTTGTTGATAGGTTTTCATTGTCGAAACTTATAGCACCACTAGAGTCAGTTATACTTCCGTCGGCAAGAGTTAAGTTTCCTAATGTAGAACCACTATCAGCTGATATTGTAGATGAAAAACTACCTGTTCCTGTAACAGTTAAATTGCCTGATGCTAATGTCCCTGTAGTTGAAAGGTTTTCATTACCAAAACTAATAGCTCCACTAGAGTCAGTTATACTTCCGTCGGCAAGAGTTAAGTTTCCGACAGTAGAACCGGTAGCTGCTGAAACAGTGGATGAGAAACTTCCTGTTCCTGTTACAGTTAAATTTCCAGATGCTAATGTTCCTGTAGTTGATAGGTTTTCATTGCCGAAACTAATAGCACCACTGGAATCAGTAATACTTCCATCAGCAAGAGTTAGGTTTCCAACAGTGGAACCGGTGGCTGCTGAAACAGTGGATGAAAAGGTTCCTGTTCCTGTAACACTTACTCCACTATCATTAATTTCTAATTTATTTGTATCATCTACAGAAAAAGTAAATTTACCATGATTTGCAGTTGTTGAAGCAGTTTTTGAAGTGAATTTTATTTCCTCAGCAGTTTTATTAGCATCACCATTCAAGACTTCGATGACTAAGGCTTCAGTAGCACTTGTTCCCATAGATAAACTGATATCAGCATTATTAGCATCATCAAAAATAGTCATGTCACCAGTAGAGGTAATAGCACCACACCCTAATGTTCCAGTTGTTGATAGGTTTTCGTTGCCAAAACTAATAGCTCCACTGGAATCAGTAATACTACCATCGGCTAGTGTAAGGTTTCCTACAGTAGAACCACTATCAGCTGAAATTGTAGAAGAGAAACTACCTGTTCCTGTTACAGTTAAATTACCTGATGCTAATGTTCCTGTAGTTGAAAGGTTTTCATTGTCAAAAGTAATAGCACCACTGGAATCAGTAATACTACCGTCGGCCAATGTTAAGTTTCCAACAGAAGAACCTGTAGCTGCAGTCAAAACACCACACCCAAATGTTCCAGTAGTTAATAGATTTTCATTGTCAAAACTAATAGCGCCACTAGAGTCTGTTATACTTCCGTCGGCAAGTGTTAGGTTTCCTACTGTAGAACCGGTGGCAGCTGAAATTGTAGATGAAAAACTACCTGTTCCTGTTACAGTTAAATTACCTGATGCTAATGTCCCTGTAGTTGAAAGGTTTTCATTGTCAAAAGTGATAGCACCACTGGAATCTGTAATACTACCGTTGGCAAGAGTTAAGTTTCCAACTGTAGAACCAGTAGCTGCTGAAACAGTGGATGAAAAACTACCTGTTCCTGTTACAGTTAAATTACCTGATGCTAATGTTCCTGTAGTTGAAAGGTTTTCATTGTCAAAAGTAATAGCACCACTGGAATCAGTAATACTTCCGTCGGCAAGAGTTAAGTTTCCTACTGTAGAACCTGAAGCAACTGAAACAGTAGACGAGAAGGTGCCTGTTCCTGCTACACTTAATCCACTGTCATTAATTTCTAATTTATTTGTATCATCTACAGAAAAAGTAAATTTACCATGATTAGCAGTTGTTGAAGCAGTTTTTGAAGTGAATTTTATTTCCTCCGCTGTTTTATTTAATTCTCCATTCAAGACTTCGATGACTAATGCTTCAGTAGCGCTAGTTCCCATAGATAAACTGGTGTCAGCATTATTAGCATCATCAAAGATAGTCATGTCACCAGTAGAGCTAATAGAACCACATCCTAATGTTCCAGTTGTTGATAGGTTTTCATTGCCAAAACTTATAGCTCCACTGGAGTCAGTAATACTTCCGTCGGCAAGAGTTAAGTTTCCGACTGTAGAACCACTATCAGCTGAAATTGTAGAAGAGAAACTACCTGTTCCTGTTACAGTTAAATTACCTGATGCTAATGTTCCTGTAGTTGAAAGGTTCTCGTTATCAAAAGTAATTGCGCCACTGGAATCAGTAATACTACCGTTGGCAAGAGTTAAGTTTCCAACTGTAGAACCGGTGGCAACTGAAATTGTAGATGAAAAACTACCAGTTCCTGTAACAGTTAAATTTCCAGATGCTAATGTTCCTGTAGTTGATAGGTTCTCATTGTCAAAAGTAATAGCTCCACTAGAGTCAGTTATACTTCCGTCGGCAAGTGTAAGGTTTCCTACAGTAGAACCAGTAGCTGCTGTTAAAACACCACATTCTAATGTTCCTGTTGTTGATAGGTTTTCATTGTCAAAACTTATTGCACCACTGGAATCAGTAATACTTCCGTCGGCAAGTGTAAGGTTTCCTACAGTAGAACCAGTAGATGCTGTTAAAACACCACATCCTAATGTCCCAGTTGTAGATAGGTTTTCATTACCAAAACTTATTGCACCACTGGAATCTGTAATACTACCGTCGGCAAGTGTTAGGTTTCCTACTGTAGAACCACTATCAGCTGATATTGTAGATGAAAAACTACCTGTTCCTGTAACAGTTAAATTGCCTGATGCTAATGTTCCTGTAGTTGATAGGTTTTCGTTATCAAACGTAATTGCGCCACTGGAATCAGTAATACTTCCGTCAGCAAGAGTTAGATTTCCTACTGTAGAACCAGTAGCAGCTGAAATTGTGGATGAAAAACTACCTGTTCCTGTTACAGTTAAATTACCTGATGCTAATGTTCCTGTAGTTGAAAGGTTTTCATTGTCAAAAGTAATAGCACCACTGGAATCAGTAATACTTCCGTCGGCAAGAGTTAAGTTTCCTACTGTAGAACCTGAAGCAACTGAAACAGTAGACGAGAAGGTGCCTGTTCCTGTTACAGTTAAATTACCTGATGCTAATGTTCCTGTAGTTGAGAGGTTCTCGTTATCAAAAGTAATTGCGCCACTGGAATCAGTAATACTTCCGTCAGCAAGAGTTAGGCTTCCAACTGTAGAACCAGTAGCTGCTGAAATAGTTGATGTAAAAGTTCCAGTTGTTGATACATTCAAACTATTACAGGTTACTCCAGCAGCCCTGAAATCAGCATCAGTTAGTGTTAAATCTCCTGAACTACCACCGGTTGCTGTAGTAGTTGCTACTGTAAATGTGTCTTCGCTTTCATCCCAACCCATAAAAGCATTTGTCAAGTCTCCTCTTTCAATAACAATACCACAATCATTACTATTATTACCTGTTGTGTTATTATTCAATTCTATTAAACTATCTCGAATAACAGTATTTGTAGATGTAATCACTTCACCAGTAACTTCAAGTCCTCCTGTTATATATACTTTGCCATTAGTGTCTATTTTAAAATCTGCTGTATCTGGAAGTCCATCACCCGAATGTATTTTAAAAGCGTTAGTGTCACTAGTATCTATACCTACAGTCCAAGTATTGGTATTATTAACTTTTAAGTTAAAAACTACATCACCATCAGATTTATCTAATGTTAAACTCTCTGATTGTAAACTTCCTGGTTGTATTGTAAAAGCTTCACTTAATTCTGTAGATGAATTAGTAGCACTATTTTTTAAATAAAATTTCAACTCGCTACTAGAAACATATCCATCAGCAGCTATTGTAGGAACACACATAATACTTCCTACTTGGTTACCTACTTCAAATGCTTGGTCATTTTGGACACTAAATAAAACACCTAGATGCTTGTCAGAACCTGCTGGATAAACACCTCCATCATATTGTGCTGTGAATTCAGCTATATGCTGTGTATTTGTAGTAGAATTTGTAGAAAAATTCTTTACAATGAGATTTGAATTTTGAGAACTCATTTATTTCTTTATATTTTATTATAAATTATTTTTTTTAAATATTATACAAACTTAATAAAATATTATAGATGATAATTATAAATAGATAATGAGTAATGTAGTGCAACAACAAACTACTGAAAATACAATTGAGGTTGGATTAATTAGTATAACTAATCCAGAAAAAACGTTTTTTAGAGAAGTAATTTCAAAGTATGCTAACTTTGGTATTGTTTCAAAAACTATTAGTATCACAAGTGGTAATTTATCATTTGGAACAAGAAAAGAATTCCGAATACCATCTGGAGGAGATTTATTAACTAAAATGTATTTAAATGTTACTCTACCTGCTGTTCATAATAATGTAGTAACAGGTGCAACATATGCTAATTGGGTAAATAATATTGGACATGCACTTATAAATACAGTAGAATTACACATAAATAATAATGTAATTGATAGTCATTCTGGATTATACTTAGATTTATGGAATGAATTAACCGATGAAAATAAAAAAGAATGGAAGGGTTTAGGAAAATACGAGTCAAATCAAAATCTAAAATATTTACAAACAAGTGAAACAAAATATAAAATACCACTAAAATTCTTTTTTAATAAAGATTATGGTTCTGCTATTCCTCTTTTTGTTTTAGGTGAAGAAAATGTGCGTATAATAGTAAATACTAAATCACTATCAAGTTTAGTATTATTTGATGGAACAAACAGTGTATCATCGAGTGTAAATATTACTAGTATGGAACTCGGTTATGACACCATTGAGTTGTCTGGCACTGAAAGAGATGCCATTAATCGTAACATTCCTTTTGAATTATTAATAGAAACAGTCCAAAGGTTTGGTTCATTAACAAATTTTTCAAATATAACTATAGAACATCCAGTGAAAGAATTAATTTTTGTCCTTCAAAAAGATGGAAGAACCAGCTCAACTAACCCTCATATTACACTCAACAATACAGTAAAAGGTAATGACCATTTTAATTATAATGGAACCGTTGACACTAATAGTTCAAATTTTGATATGTTCAACACTCTACAAATAACTTGGGGTTCTAGTGATATTACAGAAAGAGCACATAGTCATTTATATTATAGAGAAGAACAGACACAGAAATATCATTCGAGAAATCCTGATAAAAATATTTACGTATATAGTTTTGATATTGAACCTGAAACTTATCAACCATCTGGTTATGTTAATTTTTCAAGAGATACTTCAAAGTCACTAAACTTTAATTTTACTGGTTTAGAAAGTGGAGTTAAATTACACCTTTTTGCCAGAAGTTATGAATATTTATACATTCAACAAGAAAGAGCCAATTTACGTAACATTTCTACTGAAGCTTCATAATAATAAAATAAAAATTGATATAAATATTCTTTTATTTTTTTAATTAAATACTGATGGATTTTGACCATATCCAAGACAACGTAAATAATCCTACAATTCCTTTACAAAGTGAATTTATAGTATCTGCTTTTCCGTTAGCATTTTATAATAAATACGATGAATTTAGGTATTATGAATACAGTAATAAATGTATAGCACCTCTCACTTTTCTTAGACAATTATCACAATTTGATGAAAATACATTGAAGTTTCCAGTGCATTTTACGATATCAGGTTGTAATGAAGTTCTAAGTATTTTAGAATTTAAGGAGGATATAGATAGTTTCTATGTTCCTAATCACATATACGAACGTCTCGACACAAAATCTCTTGAGGAAGCTGGATTTACAGTATCGATACATCTTGATACAAGAGAATATGAAAAGGCAACTTGTCTGGTATTAAAACCCTTCAGAAGCGTAATATATACCATTCCAGATATAGTAAAATATCTTGAAATTCATTTTCGCAAAGGTTATTCTTGTCTAAGAGTAGGTAGTATTGTTCCAGTTTGTTATCAAGATCATAGTCTTGACTTTGAAATATTAGCAATTAATGAGGTGACACCGGAGACTTTGAATGAAAATAATAATGAAAAGGGAATAAATTCGGTATTTAGTATAATTGACACCGAAATCGAACTAGTTGTAGATACTCCTTACGATTCTGATTACAAGTGTAGTTGAAAACATCTTCTAATTTAATACTTATACTATTATAATTAAAGTTATTATGTCTCGCTAATTCATAATCAGAATACGAATGAGAATTATGTCTTTTTGTTAAATTTTTGAACATTTTTTTATCTTTAATTTCACCTTTAGTTTCTAAGTTACTACTCAAAAAATCTCTGTAATTTCTCTCAGTTAATTCTAACCTATTCAATTCTCCAATTGAAATTTCTCTCTGTTTATTTTTATCTAGGAAAAAGTTATTCAAATAAAAATTTCTATATATTAAATAATTTTCTCTTTTTCTAAAATAATTCAAGTCACTATACAAAAAATTCATCATTCTTACTTTTGGGTGTTTTTTAATTACTTTATAACATATTGTTGTCATTAGTGCTTCTACTAAATCTGGATAAATACCACGCAAAGCTTCAATTGTATTGTAGAAACTAGGAGTATCCATATATTGGAAAATCATATACCATAATTCTTCTGGAATCCAAATACTCATTTAAATTAAAAGTATTGTATAGTTTTAAATAAAAATCAGATGTATTTCTTTATTAAAAAGGCACTTCCCGCTCCTAGGGTAATACCGCCTAATATTTGTGTAATTGTGTGACATTTTTTGTGGTATCTACTCCAACTCATTCCAATAACAATAGTTGATAAAAGTAGGAGTAACGGAGTATTTTTCATATCCTCCATAGCATTATACATAGCAAAAAATGCTGTTGTTGTCATATGACCACTTGGAAATCCTGGGGCATCTCGCTTGGCTGGACCTGATTTAGCTAAATAATCACAATTTTCTGCGCCTTCTGGTCTACGTGACATTTTGTATAAACTTTCAGGATATGGTAACCTTTTTATAACATCACTAGAAAGTGTTGATGCAAAGATACCTAAGAAATACTTCAATGTTTCGTTATTAGGTGTTTTTACTAAATTATAAATTGAACCGGCATAGAATGCAATGGGTAAAACAGATATGTAATCTGCTAAAGTAATTAAATTAAAATTAATTGGATCAGCAAACATAATAGTTAAATTATACAGATATATAAATTTATTGTTGTTTGTCCCTAAATGCTGAAAATTGTAAATATGCTGCAAATGAGAACAAACCAATGACCACACTTCCATATAGAGTTGGACTACCAACTGGTTTCACGTTAGACTCTAGCTTTTTATTATTATTCTTACCTTTCTTTTTGTCACCTTCCATTCCCATCATCATCATATCATTTTCTTGTTCTTCTGGTTCTTCGTTACCTTCTGCTTCTTCCTCTTTCTTTTCGCCTTCTCCCTCTGGTTTATTCTCTTCTCCTTCTTCTTCTCCTTCTTCTTCTCCTTCTTCTTCTTCTTTGTTACCTTCACCTTCTCCTTCTTCGCCTTCTTCTTCTTCCTTTGGTTTATTTTCACTTTCGCCTTCTTCAGTAGATGGTTCCTCTGATGCTTCTTCATTAGTAGATGCTTCTTCATTTCCTTCTGTTGTAGATGCTTCTTCTACTGGTTCTGGTTCTGGTTCAGGTTCTGCTGGTTCGGGTTCTGGCGTTGGTGTAGCATTTTTATTTTTATTTGTATTGTTATTTCCACCTCTCTGTCTTATTTTTCTTGTTCGTTTTCTTAAATTTTGTGACTTTTTCTTTGTTCGGTTTTTCATATTCTAATATATACAAACATTAATTTATAAAGAGTTAAAGAAAATTTATAAAAAAAATAAAATGGAACCTTGGGAAGAAACAAGAATAGGTGTAATTGGAAGTGTTGACTCGGGAAAATGCTTTGGAGTCAATACAATAATAAAAGTAGATAAAACTAGACTAATAACAATTCAAGATGTAAAACCTGGCATGAAACTTATAGGTGCTGATAACTTTACAATGAAAACAGTAGAACGAGTTACAACTGGGAAATCAAAATTATACCGTGTAACACAGAGCAATGGAAACAACTACGTAATTAATGAATATCACATAATGTGTTTAAAATTAATGAAATTATCAGATTTTGCTATGAAATATTTACCTTTAGTGAGTTTGTATCATTATGAAAACAATACAATAGATATTGATTTACAGGAGTATTTTAAATTACCGAATATAATTAGAGAACATTTGTATGGGTTTGACTGTGATGAGAATTCTTATGGAATTCTTATTGAACCTATAGGAGAAGGTGACCACTACGGATTTAGTTTCCGTGAAAATGATGCTGAAGACTATAGATTTCAGTTGTTCGATGGAACTGTTGTTCATAATTCTACTTTAACTGGTGTTTTAACAAAGGGAATAGTTGATGATGGTAGAGGATATGCTAGAAAAGGTGTTTTGAGACATCCTCACGAAAAAGAAAGTGGAAGAACTAGTTGTTTAGTCCAACATTATATGCGTGGAATACACGACCCAAGTAGTGTAAAAATATTAGTTGATTTAGCAGGGCACGAAAAATATTTAAAAACCACAATAAGCGGAATGAGTAAATCATGTTTGGATTATACTTGCGTTGTTGTTGCAGCTAATATGGGTGTATTGAAAATGACACGAGAACACTTAGGAATTACACTGGGAATGAATATTCCTTTTTTCATAGTTGTAACTAAAATAGATTTGGCTCCTGCTAATGTATTGTCGAGAACTATATCAGATATTTTTGATTTATTCAAACGATTTCGTGGTAACCGACGATTAAATATATGTAAAACCCCATTTATACTAGATTCTAGCAGAATTAAACCAATTGATTTTAATCACGAAATACCAATAATAAAAGTAAGCAATGTTTCTGGTGAAAATACTGAATTTTTACGTAACTTCGTTGATACCCTGAAGTCTAATATAGTTTTTTTAGGTGACAAATTACATTTTTTAATTGAATGTGTATATAGTATTCGCGGTATAGGATACGTAGTAAGCGGATTAGTAAAATCTGGAAAAATTACTATAGGTTCAACTTATTATATGGGTCCATTCTTTGGAAGATACGTGCGTGTTTTAATAAAAAGTATTCATAACAACTTTCGTGAAAATATAGAATGTCTCAATCGCGGAAACACAGGCTGTGTTAATTTTAAAATACTTGACCGAGATATCCCCGTAAAAAGAAGTAATATTCGTAAAGGTGTAAAATTTCTTGAAACTCCAGTATTGGTTAAAAGTTTTAAGGCACGAGTAAAATTATTACATCATCACACTATGATTAAATGTGGATATCAACCTGTTATTCATTGTGACAATGTATCGCAATCAGCTGTAATAAAAAAAATGGATAGAGAAATATTGCGATTACACGAGGAAGCAGTAATCGAATTTGAGTTTCGTTATCACGCAGAATATATTGAAACGGGTAGTAAAATACTTTTCAGGGAGGGTAAAACCAAAGGGGTTGGTGAAGTTATTGAAATACTGAACTAATTGTATCCATAGCATCCCACGTATCCCATCCAATAAAAGTAGGTAACTGTCCATCGTTTTCCTGTTTAATTTTGTTATAGTGGTTTTCGCACAAGTCCAATAGACAGGATTCAATTACGTGTTCGTGTCCATTAGCAAAATCTTTCATTTTTGGACGACATTCAAAAGTAACTTGATGTGTTTTTATTTCCCCAGAACAACTTGGATTCTGTTGTGTTCCACTGTTACATCCACACGTTGAGATGTATCCACTTGGTCTGCTTTCTACTTCCTCCGGGTATTTCAAAGGACAACCTGTTTCTACATTTTCCTTAAAATATATTTCTTGAATTATATCTGGTTCAGTTTGAGTTTCAATAGAGCGCTGGTCTTTGGGAATATGAGACATTTCTTTAATTCTTGTTCTTTAATAGACTGAGAAGTTAATTAGAAAAAGATACATTTCAAGAAATCAATTTTACTGATGACTTTAGACTTTAGAACCTAGTAAGTCGCTGAATGGACATTGCTAGATTATCTGGTCTAAGAACAGTCATAACTGGAACTTTGCTTGGCATTTGAAGAGTGCTATTAATGTTTACCATCATATCAGTTTGGTCTTTGAATGGAGGAATGGCGAAAACTGGCGCTGTTACATTACACGCTACTACACCTGATAATGCGTTACTCATACCTGCGATAGTTACATATACATTGCGCGATTTACTGGCGGGATAATCGCGAGCATGTCCATCAAGGATTTCTACGACTTCTCTGGTGAATTTATGAGCTGATTTAGCGATGAGATGGAAATTTGCTTCTGGACAATACTCACGGATTTCTCTAACAATACGGTCACGCCAGGCTGCGTCAGTGGGAGAACCACACATAACAAACACGTTAAGTGGGCGTGCTTGGTTAATTACTTTTACAACTTCACTAAGAGTCTCTCTGTCACTTTCAGTTTCCGCTGTTAAGTCAGTGTGTGAAACTCGACAAGCACGTGTAGTTTTGTCTCCACTAAAATTAGTGTAACACCAGTTGTATGTGTTAAACATTTTATCAACTACATCACTAGGGATTTCTGGTAATTCACTTGTGTAAGGGTCGGCAACTACACTTTTTATGTAGTCTCTGAGAGTATCTTTATCTACCTTATCTGGTTCAGAACCGGATTCCATTGCTGATTCGTATGTGTCGAGTTTCCAATATCTGCTTGAATCACAGGTATGAACCTCGTCAATTAGTGTAATATTTCCATCTTCGTCAAAACCAAACTCGTATTTAGTATCAACTAGGATAAGTCCTCGCTTAGATGAGACCTGTTGTCCTAATTCAAATAGTTTGAAGCAAGTTTCTCTAAGATAATTTAACTGGTCTCGTGTGATGACACCTCGTTCAACAATCTCATCTGGTGTAATAGGAACATCGTCTGTAGTGTCACTGAAAATACCAATTCCACCTTTTGTTGTTGGTGTTAAGAGTGGTGTTTCCAATCGCTGATTTTTATCTAGACCTTCTGGTAACTCGTTTCCACAGTAGTTTCTTGAACCGTTTTTGTAGTGTGTCCATATACTTGTTTTAGTTGAACCAGTTATGTATCCTCTTACTACAAATTCAATAGGAATCTGTGTGCATCTTCTGGCGAGAATATATTGCTGATGTTGCCCAATTAAATGGTTTGGAACAATATCGCGTGTTCTGTTGAACCACCAGGTAGTCATATCAGCGAGAATGTGTCCTTTACCTGGAATAGTTCCAATATTTCTGTCAAAACTACTTACTCGGTCGCTGTGAGCCAAGAGTAATTTGTCACTACCTACATTATAGAGGTCTCTTACTTTTCCCTTGCGATAAAATGAAATTTCGTTTGATACTTTGTCAATTGCTGTCATTAATGCCTTTTTTTCAAAATATTGAACTCTAGTCTTTAAATATTTTAATGTATCTGTTTTTTTTACCGGCACTTCTATAACTGTAATTAACTCACCGGCGTCTAATGTATGGTCTACAAAGTGACACATAACACCAGTCTTGTCTAATGTTTCGCGCTGTGACCAAGCCTTCTCAATGGCATTTACACCGGGAAATGCTCCTGGTAATGCTGGATGTAAATTAATTATTCTTTTTGGATAATAATCTGTAAAAAATTTTGATAATATTCTCATAAAACCCGCACAAACTATGAGGAAACTAGTGTTTTTGCGACCTACACGAGTATTTATTATATTTATTAATTTTGCGTCATAGGTCTCACGAGTATCTACACTAGGGTCATATTGTAATGTAGTTGTTGGTATATTATTTTTTTTAGCTCTTGATAGGGCAGTTACGCCTGCATTATTGGATATTACTAGGGATATATTGTATCCATTGTCTATTAAGGCTTGTAAATTTGTTCCGTTTCCTGACACTAATACTACTAATTTCATTTTAATAATTAATCGGTGATATATTTTTAAATTATTTAAAGAATAAGTTAAACAAAAATATTATACAAATGAATATGGAAATAACAGAGAAACCAGTTGAAGAAACAAGCACTGAAGTTACTATTGACTTTTCTAAGGTAGCATTAAATATAAATGCACAGTTCCTAGTTAATTATAGAAATATTCTTGATGCTACTATTGAAAGAGGAACCTGGAAAGGTAATGAATTATCACAAATAGGAGCTATTTATCAAAACATTAATGATATTTTACAGCAAGTCACCTCACAGGTTCAACAGGCGAAAACTGAATCAACTGAAGAAGTAACTGAAGAAGTAACTGAAGAAGTAACTGAAGAAGAAGCAACTGAAGAATGAAGTGTATAATTGATGAATTATTCTGGAATATATTCAATTAAGTCACTTATTCCCTCTAGTGTGAAGTCAGCTGTTATACAATATTTTTGAATAGCATCTTTCTTGGTGTTGCCAGATAATACAAGTAAGCTTTTGAATTCAGATTCTTCGGCAAAAAGTATATCTGTATATAATGTGTCACCTACAAATAAAATCTCCTGTGGGTCTGAAATCTCTAGTATATTGTGTATTTTTTTTGCAATAAATGGACTTGGTTTTCCTAGAGAATAACTGTTTGTTTTTATAGTAAAGTTTAGAATGTGAAGTATATGATTAGGCATTCCAATATTGAAATCTCCCTTGCTATTGGGGTCACTAACGTCATTACAAGTTGTAATAACTTTCGCCTTTGCTTTTGCCCATAAAAGACCCTTGTCTAAAGTGCACATTTTTATACGATTGACTGTTCCTACAATTAAATATACAAATTGACGATTTTTAATGTAATCAGGAGGCTCACTAGAGATTTTTACATTTGGATACTTACTTAAATTATTTATGTTAACATGTAATCCATTTTCACCAATAACACCTATGTAAAAGGTTTCAGTGGGGTTCTTTAATATTTTTTTTTCAAGATATTCATATATCATTAGACCAGGTGTTATTATTTGTGTTGAATCAGGTATGCTTACTCCCATTTCATAAAGGTCATCTTTTAATTCTTTTACAGTGTAACGACATTCATTGGTAACAATCATACTTTTTATGCCAACTTGACCTAATTTAGTAAATATTCTCTCTGCTCCATCCAATTTATTGTTACCTATTCGAAGCACTCCATCCATATCAAAAACAACAGCTTTTATACCTTCTAATATTGCCATTAATTGCGGGATAATTAACATAATAAAAGAAAAAATTAATCGACTTCTTCAACCGAAGCGGCTGTAGCACTTTCTGTGTCGGCGCCTTCGGGCATTCCACCTGGCATTCCCTCATTTGCGGCTTCGTGTAACTTAGTCATTACTGGTGATACCACTTCCTGAATAGATTTAGTGCGTGACTGATACACTTCAGCATCTTCTGTGGGATGAGAATCCAACCATTCTTCGGCATTTTTAACTGCTTCTGTTAGGGTGTCCAGTTCGTCTTGTGACAACTTCTCTTTAACACTTGGTTCATCTAATGTTCCACGAATACTGTAAATGTATGTTTCTAATTCATTCTTAGCATCAATGCGTGCTTTAACCGCTTCATCTTGTTCGCGATATTTTTCAGCATCATTCACCATACGCTCAATCTCTTCTGCGGAAAGTCTTCCCTTGTCATTGGTAATTTTAATGTTCTCACTCTTGCCAGTGGATTTATCAGCAGCTGTAACACTTAGAATACCGTTAGCATCAATATCAAATGATACCTCAATCTGTGGAACTCCTCTTGGCGCTGGAGGAATACCACTTAATTCAAACTTACCTAGACTGTTATTATCTTTGGTCATTGTTCGCTCACCTTCGAACACTTGAATTAATACACCTGGTTGATTATCGGCATATGTCGAAAAAACCTGTGACTGCTTAGAGGGAATAGTGCTATTTCTTGGAATCAATTTAGTCATTACCCCACCTGCTGTTTCAATTCCAAGACTAAGTGGTGTTACATCAAGTAGAAGAATATCACTTGTAGTCTGAGACTCATGTCCAGAAAGAATGGCTGCCTGAACAGCAGCTCCATATGCTACAGCCTCATCGGGATTAATGGCTTTGCTAAGTTCTTTTCCGTTAAAGTAAGTGGAAAGAAGGCTTTGAACCTTAGGAATGCGACTACTTCCTCCAACAAGCACAACTTCATCTACACTACTTTTATCAACCTTGGCATCGCGAATTACCTTATCTACTGGGTCAAGGCAACTGCGGAAAAGGTCTTCACACAATGCTTCGAATTTGGCACGTGTAATGCTGGTGTAGAAATCAATACCTTCATAGATGGAATCCACCTCAATACTGGCAGTGGCACTACTAGAGAGGGTGCGTTTTGCCCTTTCACAGGCTGTGCGAAGACGGCGCATTGCTCTCTTGTTTCCAGTCATATCCTGCTTGTGCTTTCTCTTGAATTCTGTTGTAAAATGGTTAACTAATCGATTATCAAAATCTTCTCCTCCAAGATGGGTGTCACCGGCAGTTGCTTTAACCTCGAAAACTCCATCGTCAATTGAAAGTAGTGACACATCGAATGTTCCTCCACCAATATCGAAAATAAGAATATTCTGTTCCTCTTTAGATTTTTTGTCTAATCCATAAGCAATTGCGGCTGCTGTTGGTTCATTAATAATTCTCAATACGTTGAGACCAGCAATAGCTCCAGCATCTTTTGTAGCCTGTCGCTGTGAATCATTAAAATATGCTGGAACAGTAATGACCGCATCAGTAACCTTTTCTCCTAGATATGCTTCTGCTGTTTCTCGCATTTTAACTAGAATCATACTTGAAATTTCCTCTGGTGTAAAAGTCTTTTCCTCTCCAAGATAGTTTGCTGTAATGACGCATTTACCAGATGAGTCATTTGATACTTTATAGGGTAGGTGCTTAAGGTCAGACTGAACTGTGTGGTCGTTGAATTTGCGTCCAATAAGACGCTTAGCATCAAAGATGGTGTTTTCAGCGTTCATAGCACACTGACTTTTTGCTGAGTCACCAATAAGGCGCTCAGTTTCTGTAAAAGCTACATAACTTGGTGTTGTGCGATTACCCTGGTCATTCGCGATAATTTCAACCGCATTTCCTCGCATAACACCAACCGCACTGTATGTTGTTCCTAAATCAATCCCAATTCCAATAGTCATAATGTTAATAACTTAGTGTAATTAATACTTAAATGAAAATAAAAAAATTATAAACTACTTAATTTCTGCGAACTCTTTTGCTATTTCTAACGCGCTTTTTACAAGGACCACTTGCTGTGCGTCTTTTAAGTGACTTTCTAGTTTTTCTCTTTGAACGTTTGGCACCTCCAGTTTGAAGTCCTGTTGAACCAGGATGAACGTGCATGTTAGGTCCTGCCATAGCTCCACCTGGATGGATTGTGCCTTGTGAAAGTGGTAAAGTGTTACCATATGCGTTTTTACAGACACCTGCTAATTTTGCTGTATGGTATCCACTGTAGTCACCACGGACTGCTGACATATTAATTCCTAATCTTCCTCCTCTTTGTTTAACCATTGTATATACTAATAAATTAGAAATTAATTTTTTTTGATTTGTTTCTAGAATTTATTTTATTTAATTTCTTGGTTCTTGAACCACCTTTTCCTATCCCATATTTCATACTATTTGTTCTTTTCTTTCTTTCAATTGTTCCCCCTGCATCTAAACCATATTTTGATTTATAATGTTCATATAATTTAAGCTTGTTTATTTCAATAAAATAACTTTCATTAGGTTGTATTTGAAATCTATTTTCTTTTTTAATTCTTGTTAATTTAACTGGTAAATCAATTCCAGAGTATCTTGTGTCAAAATTTGCATTTTTTGACTTAGCATCCTTACTGTAAACTTGTCTCATCATATCAAAATCTAAGTCACCTGAACTACCATCAAAAATCATTAAAAACTCTGGATATCTCATTAAATCTTGTTTACTTATTTTATTTCCTAAAACTTCAGATCCATCACAATTAAAATCACCTTTATTAGCAAAGTGAAATAATCCTTCTTTTTTAATAACAAATGAGTCTATAGGGGCTTTTGATTTATTAAATACTTTAAAATGTTCGCAAATTCTTTGTTTTACGTCACGAGTTATTTTTGAATCAGTTCGTGATGCTGTATCGTATACTGCTCTTGGGGGTTCTGCTGTTGCTAAAGCATATAACGAATTTGTTCCTTCTCTGGTTGCTAATGCGTATGGATGTTGTGTTTCTACTACTCCAGCACCTGCGCCTGAACCCTGTGCTTCTCTTTCTAAACATTCTCTTAATAGTTTTTTGTCTGTGTCTCTTTCTCTTTCTAAACTGTCAATTTGAGCACTAGCTTCAACTAATTGACGTCTAAGTTCTTCACATTCTTTTGTTACAGCCGCAACTTGCGTGTCTTTTGAGCTTAATTCGGTTGTAACTCTTTCTATATCAGCTGTTAATTCTTGATTTCTACCATTTAAATCACTATTTTGTCTTTTTATTTCTTCTAATTCCTTTTCTAATTGTGTTCTATTTTCTTCAAACGCACCTGTTTGAGTTCGAAGACTAGTTTCTAATGCTATTACTCTCTCATTTAATTCTCTATTTTCATCTATTAATTTTCTTAATTCTATTCCCAAATCATCTACTTGAGATTTTAAATCACTATTTTGAGCTAATAAAGTATCTATTTCTTCTTGCTTGCGCTGTAATTCATCAGTCATTCTTTGTAATTCTTTAGTGATATCGTCTCCAGGAGGAGGAGATTTCATAGCTTCACCTAATTCTTCAATCGCTGCATCTCTTTCTTTTTGTAATTCATCTAAATCTGCTCTCATAGCTCTAATAAGTTCAACTAGTCTTTCATTTTCTGTGTTTTGAAGAGCTACAGTTTCTGCTGTGGAGACATCACTTTCTAATTTGGATAATCTTAATGAGGAAATCAACTCATAAATCATATGCGCCATGGCTTTCTCATCATTAGATTTCTTAGTTTTATCACCTAATAAATTTACTATGTATTTTAATAATTTAGGTTCTACACCTTTTAAATTAGGATTTACGGTTTCATATGCTGGATTGGTAAATGCTCCTGCTCTTGTTTCACCACCTTCTCCGCCATTATATACTGGGTTATTAATAACCGGTCTTCCCGGTTCTTTGCCAGTATATACTGGGTTATCAAAACCAACACCGTGATTAACATAAACATCTGGGTTCTGTTTAGGGTCTATAACTAAAACCTGTTCTGTTATTTGTAAATAACCAGGTTCACAACTTTTCTGAAATTCTTCATATCTTTGATATTTATTTACTAAATTAGCAATATATTCAGCACCCTTTTCTAATGCTTTGTAGTAACTGCTTTCATTTAACATTAAACTTACATATTTGGGGAAATCGGGACCAAATCTTACAGGATAACTAAAACTCATTCGCTTTGACTGTTCAAGTGAATAATCAAATCTTGAACCAGAAGTGTCACCTGATTTTTTAAACTTATTTAATTTAAGAGCTGGAACACGATATTTTACAAAATATTCACCATTTTTACAAAATTTGTTTAATGGTAAATTCTCACTGTCTGTGCGCAAATATATACTAAATATCCTGTGTTTTTCTCTTCGTGTAGATACAGAAAGTGGCGCTGGTTCAGTAGGTTCAGTTGATTCATTTGTTACAGATACACCTGAGTCACTAGCTGATGATGAATCTCCATTTTCTACTGAAACAGCTGCAACTTCTTGTTGTTGTTCTTCTGGTGCTGGTTCTGGTGCTGGTTCTGGTGCTGGTTCTGGTGCTGGTGATGTAACTAATTTTTGTTCTTCCGATGCTTTAACTTCGCCTTCAACTGCTGGTTGTGAACCTGTAACTAATTCACTAGAACCCTCAAATTTTATAAATTCTTCTGCTACTTCACCTCCGCCTTCTGGTTCTGAACCATAAACTGATGAATGAGTTTGAGGGTTTTCAGGTTCTTTTGTTCCAGCAAGGTTTGCTTTTTCTTTTTCATTTTGGTTTATAGCTGCTTTTAAAAGGGCACGTTTTTCTTTTTCTGTTGGCGCTGGTCCTGGCGCTGGTACTGACGCAATTCTTGGCTCAGCACCACCCATTTGACCTGAAGTAACCATATTCACATCTGGTTCCATAAAAACCACTAATTTTAACTTTTCAAACTCTGCTTGTGACCAACCTAAATCAGCTATTTTGCTATCTTTCTCTCTAAATTGTGTTGGGACATCAAACTCAGTCAAATATTCTGGAATTTGACCTACACATAAAAGATGTTGAGTGTGTTTTAATTGTTCTTGATTTGTAGTAGTATCATATACAATTGTTTGATTGTCATTTTTAAAGTTTTTAAATATGTTTTTACAAACATTAAATATGTTGCTACTGTCCTCCACCCCATTTAATTTGTAACCCTTTTGTTTTATTCCTACTATAAAGTTCTTTGGTTTTTCAACTGAATTTACACCAAATACAATACGGTAAAATCTATCTAAATGACTTTTTTCGAATTCACTTATATCACTTTCTTCTTCTGTTCCAACAGGTGCTTCTCCAGATGCTTCTCCAGATGCTTCTTCAAGTGTTTCAGGGTTTGTTAATGCATAAACAGAAGAAAATGGCTCATTTACTGTTTTTGCTGTTGATGATAGTTTATCATCACTATCACCATTACCACTACCACTAAAAACTTTACTTGACATACTTGAAACACCACTGAGAGTATTAGCTACACTAATTGTTGAACTTACTTCTGATGGTGCTCCTGCGTTACTATCACCTGACCCTCCTGCTTGTCCTTGTCTTCTACTTTCAATCAAATTTTCTAATTCCCCTATAAATCTACTACTTGCTTCTCCATCCTTACTTATTCCTTCTAAGAAATAAAAAATTAGTATTTGAGATATATTTTCTGGACTTAATGTTACACATTTTAATTCACTCTCGCATTTTTTCTCTTTTTTTATTTCTAGTTTGTTAGGTTTAAAATCATTTTGTAATGATATTAACAAGTTTACAGCTAAATTGCCGTTTTTAATGCTATCATATTGAATCTGGTCTATTTCACGTAAAATAATCAACATAACAAGTGTATTGTAACCAAGGTCCCATTCAATATCACCTAATAATCTACCATTTTCTCTCATTTCCATTACATTTATTAAAAAGGGGAAAAGAACTCTTTTAATTCTATTAAATAGTTTTACAGCTTCTGTCCAATAATGATCTTTTACTTTGTTATTATCATTTTCATCCATCTTTACATTTACAAATTCAGCATCTTTGGTTAAAAAGTCCATTATACCTTTTCCAAGTGACTTACTTAATTCTTGTTCAAAACAATCACTAGGTTTAAATCTATCACCAGATACTTCACAAGTAGGATTTCTTTCTTTAATTTTTTTAACAAATCGCTTTGAAAAGTTTCTTGCTAAATAACCAGCAGGTGCTGTAACTTTTTTAGAAACATATTTTAATCCTGTTCCAACAGCGTTAACTACTCTTGCACCACCTCTCTTTTGTGTTACGTTTCTTAAAAGTCTTTTCTTCTGTAATCCATTACGCTTAGAGTGTAATGAACCTGAAACGTAATTCCTCTTCTTAGAATTTCGTCCATGAACAATTGCCTTTTTTGTTCTCATTTATATATTGTTATAATATATTTTTTAAAAAAATAAATCTAATAGAATATTAATTATGTCTTTCGAAATAAATGAATATTTAGTGTCGGCATTTAGTCTTTTACTACACGCATTTGCACTTTTAAATATAATGACTTGTGACTTTACATCATTTATACTTCTCCTAGCATCTTCATTTTATGCTGACCAACTCGCCAAAAAATATTTGAACATAAAGCCTTCTACATTGTGGTATGAACGCTATTTCAATAATTTAGCAGATTGGATTAGATTAGTATCATTGTTCTTTGTATTCACTAGTGTTTATTCTAAAAAATTAAATATATTACACGGAATAATATTACTTGTAGCACTTATAGGCGCAAATGTGAGATACACTGCTACAGTATCATTAGAACACCGTAGTGGAAAAAAACTCGACCACGGTATTGAGTTATGGGCAGATTTATTCAAAGGAGTGCCAAACACTACTATGGAAAAAATAAAAAAATATAGTTTCCCTTTTAAAGAAAGATTAGTTGCAGCATATATTCTTATACTAATTACTGTAATTCATTTATCTTAATAACTTTACTTATCGTCTGCGGTTCCTCCGCCAGCACCTGTATTAATTAATTGTGTTTTTACAAAACTGCTTGACTTAATTGTGTCAACAGCACTCTCATCAAATTCCATTCCAATGTTTTCATCGCAATAATCGGCGCTCTCCCACTTATCAATATCTTCAAGGTCCTCTGGGTCTTCACCTGGAACATCGAACAATTTGGACTCATCAATGAGAATATCAGTTTCGCCTGTTCCACAGTTGGGAATTTGTCCCATCATAATGTTACTACTGACACCATTCAATTTATCTACTTCCCCAAAGATACTTGCCTTGAACAACTGGTCTGTAGTCTCTTCAAAACTACATTTGGCAAGAGGACCAATGTTGCCACGGTTAATTCCAAAACGGTCAATACTCATCAAGTATCCACGGTTTGTCATTGTATCTACAAGAAGACTCAAATGGCGATAATTGACATAACTACCTGCGCCTATCATAACTTCCTTGATTTCTCTCATTAGAATATTCTTGGCGGCTTCAATACCGAATGTTTCATACATTTCATAAATATCATTTGAAATTGTTCGTGTGCTATCAACTCCTGGATAACGCAAGATTTCCAAGAGATTTACACCATTGGTATCCAATACCCACTCCTCTTTCTGCTCGTAACTTGAGTTCTTCTGCACTACATTGTTCTTGTTTTTGAACATACTAACAGAGTTGATGCCACTTACTCCCTTAATAATAATTTTCTCACGCATAGCGTTTCCAAAAGCCTTGAGAGTGTTCAAATCATTGTATTTGTCACTGTCGCCCTTCTTTAGTTTCATAATACGCACGCGGAAAATAAGCTTGCTTGAGTTATCGTCACTATAGACACAAGAGATATCTTCGCCATATGCTACGTTAATACGATGATAAATCATTTCCATTGTAATGTTCTTGTCCATCATTGCCTGTTTGTCTAGTTCAAATCTAATAATCCACTCTGAACCTTCACTTTCTTCTGTCATTACAGGGTCAATGTCGTGGAATACCTTGTAAATCTGTAGCAATTCACTGTCTTCTTCAACATTGGTTGAGTAATCGTTAGGGTCATAAAAGATACGCATACTCTTGGTGATATCTTTGAGACTTGTCAACTCAATCTTGTTGAGAATTGATAGAGCATTATCTTTGGAATATTTATTCTGTTCGGTTAGTGAAATAGTCAATGAAGGCATCTTAATACTCTTGGATATGTGTAGCAATTCCTTAAGACGAGGAACACCACGTGTAACATTTGATTTCTCTGATACACCTGCAAAGTGGAAAGTGTTAAGCGTCATCTGTGTAGCTGGTTCTCCAATACTCTGGGCGGCAATAGGTCCTACCATTTCACCTGGTTGAACAATGCTTCCATTAAAAAGTGTTTCAATTGTCGCAACAAGATAATCAAATGCCAACTGATTCAAGCGATGAACCTTAATAATCATCTTGGGACTTAAGTGTGCGCGAACAAGAATATGGAACAATTTCATACCGTTCAATCCTCGCTCAACACGCAACATTGAAGTTAGACGTCCAATCTTATCGATTACATATAGCGGGTTAAGGTCTGAACTCATATTGTTCTGAATATCGAAGCGTGTCTTAGCGTTTGCGATAAGGCGGTTGAGGTTCACTGGATATCTAACATTGCTGTCGAGATAATCTTTGAAGATATAGCTTCTCAACATATGATAGTCTTCAGCGATGCGGTTGAAATAGTCATTGAGGACCTGCTTGAATTTCTTGTTGCTCTTGAGTTCTTTGACTGTCTTTGGTGCCAAGAACTGTGAGAAATCTTCATTTGTAGCAAACTTATGGTCACGTTCAAGTCGAGCAAAGTTGGATTTGAAATGGTCTAGTGGCTGGTTTTCGATTTTAATGTAATCCATACCATCTTCACCATAGAGGAATTGAATAATGTTTCCACTGGCATTAACAACACTCAGGTTATGTTTCACTTTGAGGTCTTCCATAGCCTTAATCAATTTACGCTGAATATAACCTGTTTCAGAAGTTTTTACAGCTGTATCAATAAGACCTTCACGACCACCCATAGCGTGGAAGAAGAACTCCTGTGGTGTAAGACCGTTGATGAAAGAGTTCTCTACAAATCCACGTGCCTCTGGTGAAACATTATACTTAGTGAAGTGTGGAAGTGAGCGCTCATTGTAACCATTTGGAATACGCTTACCATCTACATTCTGCTGTCCAAGACAGGCAACCATCTGGGCAATGTTAATACTCTTACCCTTTGAACCACTGGAAACCATATTTGCCATACGATTGTCACTAGCGAGACTCTCTAATCCAATCTTACCAGCATCCTTAATTGCCTTGTTCAATACATTGTTAACTGATTTTTCAAACTCGTTCAATACACTACTTGCTCCTTTGCCTTCGAAAATCTGTTGATGAACCTGGACTACAAGTTTGCTAACATCCTTCTTCTTCTTGACGATTGTCTGACGAATTTTCTCGTTTGTAGCGCGGTCTGCAATGAGGTCACTAATACCTACACTGAAACCACTCAATACGAGATATCTAGTGACAATGTTTTGCATATCATCGAGGAAGCGTTGGCAGACTTCGTGACCATAATCATTATAAATCATATGAATAAGACCACGACTACCGGCATTCATAATTGAACTATCAATGCGACCCTGAACAAGTTGTCCATCTTTAATAATTACGTGATTCAAAGTGTCAGGTGTTTCACTATCATCGTTGTAACTTGAGTTCTTCATATCAAGGTTCAATCCTGCTGGTAGAGCGATTGAAATCAACTGACGTCCTGTCCAGCGTTCAGGTGATGCCTGTGCGGGGTCTGGGAGAACACCATCAAAGGTAGGAATATACATTAAGATATTCATTATCTCACCACGGGTGAATAGAACTCCATCATTTGTGATGCGGTTAATTCCTACCATTGAGTCCTGGAAAAGACCAATTACAGGAGTGTGAACACGAGGAGAAATGATTTGAAGAGGAACATAAGTCAATTGTTCCAACTCAACCGCAGTCTGGTAACTCTGTGGGACGTGCATATTCATTTCATCACCATCAAAATCAGCATTATAAGGTTTTGTAACACTAACATTAAGACGGAATGTATTGTATGGCATTACACGAACCTTGTGACCCATCATACTCATTTTGTGAAGACTAGGCTGACGGTTGAAAAGCACAATGTCGTCATCCATAAGGTGTCTATGAACAATATCTCCAGCAGTCAATACAACACTTTGAGTATCAACATGACGCAAGTCTGTAGTGCGTCCATCTACTTTGCGTTTAACACTCTTGGCACCAGGGTGTTTGAAAGGACCATTGCGCACAAAGTGATACATCATATCAATGTTGTATTTTGTGACAATTTCGGGATAGGTCAAGTTCATAGCAACTTTGAATGGAACACCAAGTTCATTAATCTTGATGTTTGGGTCAGGTGTAATTACACTACGAGCAGAGAAATCTACACGCTTACCCATAAGGTTGCCACGGATACGACCTTCTTTTCCCTTGAGGCGCTGGCGCAATGTTTTGAGTGCCCTACCTGAACGATGAGCTGAAGGATTGATGCCAGGAAGTTCATTATCTACAAGTGTGGCAACATGATACTGAAGAACCTGTGTCCAGTCATCAATTGTATTTTCAAGTGACTTTTCACTTTCGAGTTTCTTTTTCAAGTGATTGTTGGTCTTGATAATATCGTGGAGTTTGTGTGTAATATCGTCTTCACTACGCTGACCACCAAACTGACGGATACTAGGACGCACAGCAGGAGGTGGAACTGGAAGAACACTACAAATCAACCAGTCTGGACGACACCAGTCACGTGAAAATCCCATAATTTCACAATCTTCGTCTGAGATACGACTGAAAACTTTGAGAATGAATTCAGGTGTGAGAAGTTGTTTGCGGTCTTCTTCTGCTACTGCTTCAATACTCTTGTCTTTCTTTTCACGCCATTCAGCGTAAATCTTAGCGAGAGAGTTTGTTTCTTTCATAATCTTGGTTGGCTGAACAGCACCACAACCATCCTCAGTTTCACATCCACAGATTTTGACCTTGCTACATTTATCAATAATATAATTCCATCGGTTTCTCCCCTTAAGAACCTTGAGAACTTCTGAAATTTCACTATCTGTTCGGTCAATAAGTAGTTTGCTACATCTCATACAAACACATTTCAATATTTTAAGAATTATAGGAAGAAATTGAATATGGAATACAGGACGACAGAGTTCAATGTGACCAAAATAACCTGGGCAAAATCGATTATCAAGTCCATCAGTAGGACAAATCTTTCCGTGGTCAATGACACCCATACGAGGGTCAAATAATCCACCAATTACTGGGTCGCCTGATGAATCATACAAGAGGGTCTGTGTGACGTGCACAACACTGCGCCTCTTAATTTCTTGAGGAGAGAGCACACTAAATTGCACTCCTGAAATTTCCCTAATTTTTGAGCTGTAGTCTAGTTCTTTGTAAAGCGACATTAGATTAGGTTATATATTATTCATATTTTTTTTTTAAGTTTTCAATTTTGATAAATAATTCATTATAAAATTTAATATAAAAATATATGTGGATGATATAAGTATCCTAATGATCCGTATGCAAACTAGGTCTATGACTAAAAATACTTCTTCTAGTTTTCTTGAATTACCAGATAATGAAGGAGAAGGGGAAAGTGAAAGCGAATACGAAACTGATACCTGTAGTGGGTCAGATACCGACCCTAGTTACACCGAAGATATGATTATGGTTACCGACACGGAAGCAGAAGCAGAAGTGGAAGCTGACGATAGTAATACAACTGATTTAAATTCCAGTATAAATTCATTGCCTGAGAGTTATACTCATACTCGTAAGAAAAAACGTATGAAGTTTGTATTACCAAAATACCTTCAAGACCTTTCCAAAGAAGACCGTGAAACATACAAAAATGAAATACAAGAAATCGAGAAAATAAATCAAAATGAGATACCATTACAATTCCGTGTTATGAAAACCAAAATAGATATTCACGAGAAAGCTAGAATAATAAAATTAATAGAGACCTATGAGCGAGGTGGTGATAAAGAAAGTGACTACACAAAAATTACTCAATATATAAATACTATAGTTGATATTCCTTTTGGTAAATACAATGAGTTCACACAAAAGTCTAGTTACGATTCAAATAAAATAAACGACTACATTTTATCTACTGAATCTACCTTGAATAGTATTATTTATGGTCACACAGAGGCAAAATTAGAAATACTCCAGTATATTTGTAGAATAATCCGTAATCCTGATTCAACAGGAACAAGCTTAGGTATTTATGGTCCAGCAGGTATAGGTAAAACAACTCTAGTAAAAGAAGGAATCGCGCGTGTTTTAGGAAGACCTTTTGCTTTCATTAGTTTAGGTGGTTGTAATGATTCAAGTTATCTGGATGGACACAGTTTTACATATGAGGGTAGTAAACCAGGAATGATAGTAGATATATTACAGAAGGCTCATTGTATGAATCCAGTTATTTATTTCGATGAGTTAGATAAAATAAGTGAAACTACAAAGGGTGATGAAATAGTTAATTTATTAATTCATTTAACAGATACATCACAAAATTCGCAATTCACAGATAAATATTTGGGTAACGGTATTCATATTGATTTAAGTCGAGCAATATTCGTGTTCAGTTTTAATGATATTGAAAAAATTAATCCAATTTTACGCGATAGAATACAGATGATAAGACTAACTGATTTTACTGTTGAAGAAAAAGTAAAAATTGCTAGGGATTATTTACTCCCCGGTATATTTCGTGATTTCGATGAAACTGTAAAAGAAAATTGCCAATTTACAGATGATGCCCTACAATATATTTACACCAATTATTGTAGGGAGAATTTGAATGGAGGAGTAAGGAAATACAAAGAACTTTTAACTGGCATTGTAAGTCGAGTAAATATGTTATTACTTGTAGACTGTAGTGATAAAGTTTTGTTACTTATGGGTATTAAAGACAAAATAACTATGCCTATAATATTCAATTCAAGACCATTAGTTGATAAATTTTTACAATGTAAAACTAGTGATTTACCAGACAAACCACCTGAAGGAATGTATTGTTAAAATATTAATATTTTTTGTAGATTTATAATTAATGCCTAATACACGTAAGCAACAGAGAAAATCAAGAAAAATATCGCGTTCTAACAGTCAGTAGAGTAACAATGGATTGGTAGAATTGGAAGTTGAAAACTGTTTCAAAGTAAGTGAATATCAACCTAATTGGTATTATGTAAATTCTATAGCATCAAAAGACACTGTTAATTGTTATATTATTGAAAAACCGACTGATTTAACCTCGTTAAAAAAGAAAAAGGGAACGAGATATGCAGATATTATGCCTAAAAGAGGAAAATGGATACTTGTTAATTGTAAAACAGGTAAAAAACAAAGAAAAAAGTCAAGTCCAATAACTAAAACACGTAGAACTAACCGCGTTTAATTTTTTTTCATAGCACCGTGATTACCTAAATATTCACGTTGGTCTTTATTTGTGCATACACATCCGTGGTCGCAACTGTAGGTTGATGGACAGCATCCTGGGTGGCACACATTATGAGAGAACATAAACATGCTACGTTTGGAGTCTTTTTTACCATCAATACTAGGGTTGTGTTGTTTTGAAAGTTCAGGTGTAGTTTCGACACCTGTTGGTGTAATAAATTTAGGTTGTTGATAAGGAACATTACAAGGAGATTTTAAGTCACCACAGTTTGATTCAACTTCATTCAAAAACATATTGCGTTTAAATCCTGGCATTAAAACACGTCTCTTCTGTAATTCTTCAGTGTTGAGTCTTATTCCAGAGTATGGTCCCATACGGTAGTCATTAGGTGCTCCAGAACTATAATTCCTTGCTGTTTCTGATTTTGATTCCTCATTTTCTTCTCCATTTTCTTCACTGGACTTTTCTTCGGATTCGACAGCGATTCCATCATAACTTGAAACGCGATAATCTAATCGTGTTCCTGTCATTCCAAGTTGAACTGATGGGTCAATTGTGTTGGCACTATCTACATTGCTTGACATGCTGTAACTAATTGGTGCTGAATTCTGTGGTGAATTCTTTACGTTTTTGTTATCAACAGGTATTGACTGGGGTTTATTCTTCTCAACTGACAATTTATCAGCCATACCATCTAAACTAGACATTTTATGTTCCAAACCAGCATTAAATCCTTCAACACTTTTGCATTTACACATAAATGGACACAAACATCCACAATTACAACGTTGTGCTAATAATACTAGTAATCCTAGTAACACCGCAACGACTAGGTGAGTTGTAGCTTCTGTGTCTAATTTCTTCATACAGGAGATTCTTAATGTGACTACAATGAGATAGAGTAGATATAATACCACTAAAACAGTTTTTGTGTTCATATTTTTATATAATTAGAGTATATTTTTTTTTTGATTACTTAAAAATATATTCATCATTTTTTTTAAATGTTATATTTACTAGTAGGTATGTCATTAGCAGGGTTTTTCTATTATTACAGAGATTTGTTGGCTTATAACGCAATGTATTACTACACTTGTTTACTAGAAACTATAAAACCTTATTATTATACACCACAGCAAATTACTGATGGAGGAATGGAATTCAGTTACCTGGATTATTTTGATGAAACATATGTGTCAAGTGATAAATTAAGTAATGAAAATGCATTTTGTGTATTGAAATTTAATGGTGCATTAGAGAAGTATTCGTCTAAAGAATTAAATGATTTAACGAGGGATTTCACAGAATATCGTAACACTGGTGAAAATAAGGTTGTTGAAAAAATAATAAATGGTAGAAGCGAAATACTAAATGCATCTGTTACTATCACTAGTGACAATGAAGCATTACCACCATTTGACTGCACAAACTTGTTTCATAAATTTTATTTCCCTGGTAATAAATTAGTTCTAACGCCTGATACAAAAATGAATATGATTAAATTAATTGAATATGAGTATGGAACAAAATTCCCTATAAATTATGACAATTTTAACATTCAATACATTATAATTACAATGAATAGTAAATTTTATATGTCAAGCAATATGTTATTTGCTGTAACCCCTGAAAACGACCTAAGAATAGTAAATAAGGAGGAACAATAATAAAAAATTAAAAAGACTTAAAGCATTTGACGGTGTTAATTATAATAATGACCGTTGTAAATTTACCTTCGAGTTGGACACTATGGTTTCATAGTCCGACAGAGACTTCCTGGGATATTTCAAGTTATCAGAAAATTGCCACAATAACTTCACTAGAAGATTTCTGGGACGTGTATTCCAGAATGACCAATCCTATAGTAGAGAATGGCATGTTCTTTCTAATGCGTGGTGACATCAATCCTATATGGGAAGACCCCAAAAACCGTGATGGGGGGTGCTGGTCTTTTAAAATATACAAAAAATATATTCCAAACACTTGGTTAGACCTATCAGTTCATACAGTTGCTGAAAGCTTGACGCGTAAAAATAGCGATAGTAATTTAATTACTGGAATATCTATTTCACCAAAAAAATCATTTAGCATTATTAAAATTTGGAATAATGACAGCAACAAAAAAGAAAATAAAATAATTACTGACAAAATTAGTCACCTTCAGCTAAACGAATGTTTATATAAGGCTCATAATGGGCGTTAGTATATTAACTATCTAACCTTTGTTTTTATGTTTCTACTCTTGGAGCCAAGCATAGTTTAATATCTCCAAGACTTGCTACAGAATATTTAATAATGAGTGGATAATCATTCTTAAGATAAAGTTCAATGTTAGAGCATAGATTTGTGCATTTGCTAAATAAAACCAGGTGTTTTAATGCGAATATACCTTGAACAATATCTTCTGGTGAATCATTTTTAAGGAATGTCATACCACCATCAGTCATTTCACCTATTGTAGTTTCGCGACTGGCGAAGTCACCATTACAACGGAAAACCAGCTGACTTCCCAAACTTTGGATTTCAATGTTATCTGCTAAGTTATGCATATCACGGCAAATCTTTTGGAAATCAACACTGGGCATTGTAATAACACTCTCGAATTCGGCTGGAGGACAATGAATGTTTTCTTCGTGAAGGTCCATTAAGTTCAATGAATATTTGGTTCTTGTGTTTTTCTCAATGTTTTCTAATTTAATACCTAATACACTTTCATTGTCTTCTTCAATAAATAGACTAAGTGTATCATTGTTGTCCATTGTTTTAATGAGTTTGAATAAGTTAATCATGTTAATTCCTACAGTAATTTTTTCGCGTGACAATTTGTAAAACTCGAAATTTTTAGCCAATAGTTTCAAATGAACTAATACTGTGTGACTTGAATCCATAGCCATAACTTTAATTCCATTTGCATCGAATTCAAAGTTGGCGTCAGTTAAAATTTCCTTAAGTGCCTCCACCAAGACACGGAATGCTGAGGATTGAATAGTTTTAACATTCAATATGTATCTTTTTTCACTCATTGTATTTGGTAATTTAAAATGTCGGCAATTTCTTTAAATAGTAAGAAATACGTTATATTTTATTCTGGTGCCTCAATTGTTACAGGTGTGTCTATGAGTTCTTGAAAGTTAATAACTAAGGTTCCCTGTAAGCAAATTAAGAAAAGAACGGCTCCTATTTTTAAACCTGTTTTGTTCTTAATAACTGTATAATAATTTATAGTGGGTTGAACCTCGGGATATATCTTTGCGAGCATAATAACTATTAAAACTGTTGTGAAACACATTGCTACCAACATAAAAGTCTGACGCTTCTTTAATGTGGTTTTAGGGAATTCTTTGCGCTCTTCTTCTGTGGGTTTTGGTTTTTCTAAATCTTCTACTAATAACTTTCTAATTGGATAAGGAATACTATCTGGAAGACTATTTTTGAATATAATTAAAACTGGAACTAGTAGTATTAAAACAAATATAACTAATGGTGTTGCGTCAGGAGTGGCAAATTTCACACCCACAATGATGAGTGATGCTAATAAAATTAGTAACACTGTAAATATATGAGGTTTCACCATAGTCCAAGTGCTTTTTTCTCTAACTTTTTCACTTAATAAGATAGGTTCTTGTTCAGTCATCTGTATTAATATTTCACTATAAAAAAAATATAACATTAATTTATAAATAAAAATGAACTCTGATAATCATGTTAGAATAGCAACTTACAACACTAGTTTTGCTAGTGACTTAGGATTAGTAATTGGAAGTGAAAAACACTTTTTGAAAAGAATCGAAAATATGAGAAATAGAAGACATTTCTTTGAAAATTCTATAAAGCACGCAATAGATTGGTGTAAAGCAAAGAACGTGCCTTGGGGTGCCATTGGTTTTCAAGAAATGAATACTCCTGAAAAATTTCCAAAATATTTTGATTTCGATGAATCCCATAAAAAGCAACATAATGATAGAGGTATTGAATACACAATAAGTAAATTTAGCAATGAATTAGGAGATAATAAAATAAGAGCAGCTTCTGGTGCTGTGTATACTGAACATGGATATCCTACAGTTTTAACAATATGGAATCCAGCAGTATTTGGTGAATTAAAAGGTTCTAAAACTTCAAGAGAAATGCATAAATATTCCTATGAAAAAAATTTACCAAAATATGTTTACGTTTCAGATATGGAAACTCAGAAAATTATAGATGAATACACAGACGATGGTAAACAACAACTATTAGGAACTAAACCTAAACCACAGGGTGGAAGACCAATATTAATTGTTTTAACTGAACGAGAAGGTAAAAACTACTTACTTGTAAATTTACACGCCCCTAATAGGCAACCAGGTAATGTAGAGTTACAAATGAAATTAACTGCGTTTTGTATTCGTGAGCATATTAAACAAGCATTAGAACGATTTGATTTGGAAAATATTCCAGCTAATACATTCATTATGGGAGATTTTAATGGATTTTTTACAAACGAAGAACCATTTACATTTATGACAACACAGTTTTCAGCTGTTAGAGGAACAGAAGAACTTCCATTAAGTTGTTGTTACAATTTCAACTCTTCTTGTCCAGAAAATATGAGAAGTGTAGCGTTTAAAAGTAAGTTTAATGAAACTAACAGTGGTAATCAAATGAAGTCTGGCGTGGCATATTTATGTGGTAAAAAAGAAAGATATGATAGTTTAATGAAAGAAGCAGGAAAAAAAGATCCAAAAAAAAAAGATACTTCTTATGAAGCAAAATTAATAAGATTTGCAAAAAGTTTAAATCCTGATAATGATAAGAAATTTAAACCATTAACTATTGATGGTGATTATTTGACTGCCTTCAAAAATGGTGTTAATCTTGTTAATGCATTTAACCCTGAACAAGACCTTTTTCAAGTATCATCAGTTGACCATGAATGTGTTATTGTTAGAAGTTTAGATAAAAATAGAGACCAATCATTAGACGGTAATGCACGTGATATGGGATACAGAGGTAAAAAGGATTACTATGTTTTAAAAGGTGATTTTGTTTTAGGACATAAAGGGACAGTGATAGAATCAGCTGAAATAGTTAAAAGAAAAGAGTCAGATGGAGTTTCTACAAGAAGTGACCACGAGATGGTTAATGTAATATTTAAATTATTAGATGAAGAAGTTGCTGGTGGAAATGCTAAGGGGGGTCGTCGTGTAAAAAGGGGCAGGACTAAAAAGAATCGTGTAAAAACAAGTAAGAAATCAAAAAGAAATAATTTAAATAAATAAGTTGAGTATGTAGTAAACAACGGCAAAAACTACCATATGAACGTAAATGAGGTTACCTTTTGAAACACGTTTCAAGAGTTTTCCAACAAGTTTGTATGTGTCTGGATGAGAAAGAACGTAGAAGAGACAGGCATAGAGAACACTACGTAAAAGTAAGTCTAAACTGAATAAGTTCTTTGAACCGGTGTGATACTCGATTGTGTTGTTGTTGTTTTGGAAATTTTCAACAATTTCGTTGTTGTCGTCAGTTTCTACAAAAGCATCTTCAGCGTCGTTACCTTCTTCGTCGTTACCTTCGTCGTCGAATCCTTCTTCGTCATTACCTTCATCATCAATATCTTCTTCATTGTTTCCTTGGAAACCTTCTTTTTTACTTGAAAACATTGACTTAACCTCACTGAAAAGTTTAACTAAGAAATTCTGTTTAATTTTGCTATCACCTGCTGAAAGTTCTTTTTTCTCGATTTGTTTGATTGTTTCGGTAAGATTTCCTTCTAATTCAATTAAAAGAACTTCAGCGTTTGGGTCAGTGGATGAATCTACTGAACCCTTTAATTTTTTAACTTCTTCTAAGATTTCACGTAACTTCTCTGATACTTCAGTTTGGTATTCAATAACTTCTTCTTCAGCGTCCTGAAAGTATTCTATTTCTTCATTTACATTTTCGAATTTTTCAATTCCTGCAAAATTGGCAAATGTTTGGAAAACCATTATATAGTATATTTTAAGAAATTAATTTAAAAATATATAATAATTATAGAATGTTAAATAAATACTATCTAGTTTTACTATCACTGTCTCTAATAATAGCAGTAATATACTCTATTGCTAGAAAATCAGCAACAATTGAAAGATTTAGTGATAATCTTGATGGGAAAAACATATTAATTACAGCAGCCACAAATGGCGTAGGATTAGAATTATCAAAGGTATTAGCCAAGAAAAATACGAGATTATTCGTTACAGGAAGAAGAGCAGATAAAACCATTGAATTAGTTGAGGAACTCAATAAAGTTAATAAAAATGTTTGGGGAAAAAACGCCGATTTCACTGATGATAAACAAACCACTGATATGTGGCGTGAAGCAGTTAAAAATCTAGGAACAATAGACATTGTTATACATTTACCTATTAAAAGTTATACTAGAATGAAATTAATGAAAACAGATAAGGCTAGTTTCAATGACCTCAACAAGAAGAATTTTGACAGGGTAATGCATTTAAATCAATTAGCCATAGACCATATGAAAGGTAAAAAGTTAGATGGTAGAATTATTGTAAGTAGTAACGCAAAAGCAGAAGTTAATACTACTAGGCTGACACACGGCTCAGAGATACTTATGAATAATCAAATTGAGAGATATACTGATTTACTATCAAGAGAACTTGAAGAGTCAGGAATTTCCATATGTTGTGTTAGAATTGACAAAGACACCACTAACAACTTAATTAACTATAAATTACCTATAACTCCCAACAAAATAGCCGAAAAGTTATTTAAACCACTAGACAAAATCCCCAAATTATTCGGAAGAGACCCAAAAAGAATAGTAGGTGTCTATCTTGAATGTTTAAAACTGACAAACAGTGAAATTAACGGGAAAATTTTCTCAACTGAAACATTCATTCGGGACAGAAAAATAGCAGGTTTTGTAAATCCTGATGTGCTACAAAGAAATAATGACCATATTCTTTACTTAGTTGATAATGAAAAACTAGACGCAAATGATAAAAATCAGGTTTTCCTAAATAAACAAATTGACTATAAAATACCTAATAGTGTAAAGAAAATACTTGATAGTGGAAATGTGAATAAATTAATTACTGGTGTTAATACCAGAAATAAGTATTCTGGAGAACTTCCTAGTATTCTCGCTGAATATTGTAAAGTAGCATCAAATACAGTTGAAGTATTTAACTCTGAGTATGATGCTATGAAAAAACTATTTGAAATATTTACATCTCCACGTGATACAATTTGTAGCGAAGAACCTACATGTCCTCAACTGACTAGTATCATAAAAGACCGTGGTAACGACAGGACATTTGTTGATTTCAAGGTATCAAAACCAGACAGAACTATTGATATAGATATGAAGAAACTTGATAAAAACTTAACTGGTGCTGTTAAGATGCTTTGGATTTCAAGCCCAGGATTAATTACAGGAGTATCACTTACAAAATCCCGTTTCAAAGAAATTATGTTGAAAGTAAGTAGTAGAACTATTGTTGTAGTTGACCAGAGACTTTTCGAATGTAGTTTCAAAAAAGATAAATTTGATGCGTCAGAGTTAATAAATAAATACAAAAATCTAATTGTTTTGCGTAGTTTAAGTAACTTTTATAGCATTGAAAGTCTAAAAATATCATACGTTATAACTAATAGTGAGTTATCAAAAGTAATTCAAGAGAAAAATATGGTAAATCAAATTGATAAATTATCTGAACGATTGGCTATAACTGCTGTTAAAGATAAAAAATATCAAACCGACACACATAACAAAATTAAGACTGAAAATGAATATGTTTCTAAGACCCTAAATGATTCAAATGTAAAGTATATAGAAAGTGATACACATTTAATACTCGTCGATACTTATCGTAACAAAAATGACATAATAGAAGACCTTGAAAACGAAAACTATTTATTATATAAAAGTAACGACGAAGTAGGTAATTACTGGACATTACCTATATCAATGCGCAGAATTATAAATGAAAAACTAACATCAGTTATAAATTATTCTTTGTAATTACCATTCTAAGTCTCTCGAATTACATCCATTATAGTTTCCATTCATACATCCTGAACAAAAATTTGATAAATTAACTGCCTCATTTATATTTTCAAGTTTCAAGTATATTAGTGATTCTACACCTAATGTATCTCTTATACTCTCTATGTCTAAATGTTGGTTAGCAATTAACTCAGCTTCACTAGACATATCAACACCTAAATTACAAGTGTTTATTATAGCTGGACATCCTATCCTAATATGAATGCTTTTTGGACCAAATTCTCTTATCTTCTCTGCTATATTTTTAATTGTAACACCCCTTACTATTGAATCATCTACAAGTATTACATGTTTGTTTCTAATTAAACTTTCATCGTATATATATTTTTTACGCGATGCTGCTGCGCGTTCTGCTTGGGTAGGTTCAATAAATGTCCTGAGACTTGAATTTTGCTTTTTTAATGCAGGAACAAATTCTAACCCCATCTCTTGCGCGTATCCAATTGCATAATCATTTGCAGTATTTGGAATACTAGTTACAATAGTATTTTTATCATTGAATACAATTGAATTCCTGACTTCATTTTCATTTAATTCTTGGATAGCGAGTTGTTTTCCAAATAATTTTCTTATTTCTCCAACTGATTTTTTTGGTTCTTGAGAATTACTATCTGGTTTCATAAAATAAATGTATTCAAACAAGCAAAATGCTGTGTGTGGAAGTTTTAATACCTCCGTGTTTTGAATATATCCATTTTCAATCTTTGTAATATGTCCAGGTTTGATATCTGTAGTAAAATTCATCTGTTTATCAGGTAATGTATCAAACACACAAGTTTCACTAGCAATAAAAACACTCCCATCTATTGCTATCATTATATTCAATGGTCTCGTTCCATATGGGTCACGTATAACCCATAACTTGTTTTCATAAATGAAAATAATATTATACGCTCTTGGCACACGCTTTATAAAATCTTTTAGAGTTTCAATAAAAGTAGTTTTTTCTGTATCACGAAAAAAATTTTTAATAAATTCAGTATCGTTTTCCACGTCAGGTATATTTCCATTAAACACAAAGGAAAAACTCACTCCTTTAAATGACCCTATTATAGGATGTGCCGACTCAATAAGAGACTTTTCTTTACTGCTTGTAGTATATCTAGTATGTCCTATAAAATATTGAGACTCGTGGATTTCACCTGATTCCATTAAATTATCAACCTTTCCTAATGCCTTTTGCACTTTAATTTCACCTGATTCATTTTCAATATATCCTATACCACAACTATCTTGACCTCTATGTTGTAACTTCAAAAGAAGAGGTTTTATTAAATTTACCATTTCTAATTTTGGGGTCCATAAACCCAAGACACCACATTCTGTCTTCATAAGAGCTGTATATAAATTACCAAATTTCTATAAATAATAAAAATAATTTATAATATTATATTATATAAAATGAAACAAATTCTTTATCCAAAATATATGTTTTTCATTGCTAGTTATGCTGTTATTCTTTTTACGTTAGGTATTACATTTGCTAAGTTAATTGATAAATTATTTATGGACTTTGACAAAGAAAATAACGTAAAATCCCGCGCAAGACTATGGACTGAGATGCTAATTCAAGTAGTATTATCAGTAATGGGTAGTTACATCTTAAGAGAAGTTATCGATGTATTATTCCGTGAAGTATTAGGTCTCGAACGACACATTTATGGAAATCCAGATAGATTTGCTGTCATTATAGTAGCACCTACTATGTTCTACACTCAAAAGAACTTACAAAAGAAAATAATGTATCTTTGGAATCTTAAAAACTAATAATTGTGCTTTTTTTTTATTTAAATAATCGTAGTGTTATTATATCAACTATGACTTTTGGTTTTATTTTTACAAGAACGCGAGAATCTCCTGATGAAACTTGTTACAGACTTACAATACCAGATGAGACCTATTTATCACGTGTAAAAACATTGAAACATTACTTCAAAAATAATATGGACCCTCTTATTGAAGTTTGTGATAAGAGTTTTCTTGACACACCAGATTCATTGGTTCATACAATAGGTCCTGTAGGACAATTTGTGACTAGTGAATCAGAGGTATTACTAGATATTCTTCATAAAACAAACAATAAATGGGTTAGTGAAGTAGTTATTTTACAAAGAAGTTATTCAGTTCAAGAATTTGACCCACTTCTTATGTGTGAATATTACTCTATTGATGAAGTAAAAAATGTTGAAGGCAATCCCAATCACGATGTAACACCAATTGTTGATATTAGGAAATACCTAAATGAAAACAATATGTCTCTCAGTGAAGAGTTAATTAGTTATTACACCACTAAATTCCCAAGTTTAAATTCATTAGAGTTATTTGATTTACTTCAGGGAAACAGCGAACATGCTAGACATCACGTGTTTAATGCTGAATGGTTTATTGGTGACTATCACGACTCAGTATCTCTTTTGAAAAAGATTAAAATGACAAACAGATACACTTTAGACAATGAGAGCCTTGTCGCTTTTAGTGATAATGCTAGTAGTATAATAGGTTTCAAGAGTATGAAATTAACTGATATTCTAAATAAATATTCAGCTAATGAAGCTTATTACAACACAGGAATAAATACAGGATGGTATCATTTAACTAGTAATGCCGAAACTCACAATTTTCCTACTAGTATCTGTCCATTTCCAGGTGCAGCTACAGGAACTGGAGGTAGAATTCGTGATACAATAAGTATTGGTCAAGGAGGTATTGTATTGAGTGGATTTTGCGGTTATTATGTTGGTGATACTACTTGTAAAGACACAAACGATTACCCATATAAGTTACCTTGTGAAACATTGATTCTCGCAAGTAATGGCTGTTCAGATTACGGAAACAAAATAGGCGAACCAGTATTAGGTGGATTTACACGTGACTTCCGTTTAGATTATCCAGGAGAACGTTTTGAATATGTAAAACCCCTATTATATAGTGCTGGTAATGGATTAATTCTTGACAAAATAATGTATAAAAATACTCCTAGTTTAGACCGCGTTAAAGACACTAAAAATCCTATTTATGTAATACGTGTTGGAGGAAAGGCATATAAAGTAGGATTAGGTGGAGGTAGTTGTAGCAGTAGAAATCAAAGTGAAAGTAACTCTAGACAAGATATGGTGGCAGTTCAACGCGGAAACCCTGAAATGGAAAATAGAGTAGTTAGATTTGTTGAATCTTGTAGTGAATTAGGATTAGTCTTGAGTATTCATGACCAGGGTAGTGGTGGAATGGCAAATGTTACTAAAGAAATAGTTACACCCTGTGGTGCCGATATTTTCCTTAGTGAAGTGTCTCTAGGTGATTCCAGCATGAATGATTTTGAAATTTGGAACTCGGAATATCAGGAACAATGTAGTATACTAGTTGAGGAAATTCATCTAGAAGCTTGTAAAATTATAGCGCAACGTGAAAATGTTCCAATTGATGTTGTAGGACAATTAAATAGTAGTGGTAATATTAGAGTATTCAGCAAAAATACTAAGCGCAATAACAAGGGAGAAGTGGTTTTGGATTTCAACTTGCGAGACATTGAAGAATTACCCAAACAAAAGATAGTTGTTCCCGTTGAAGATGCTAAACTAGAAATATTGCCGCTAACAAGTGACGTATTTGATTTTGTTCCTGTTGAACCATTAGAAGACTTAGTTTCAAAGGTATTCAGTGACATATCAGTTGGTAGTAAGCGATATTTGGTTCATAAAGTCGATAGAAGTGTAGGAGGATTAGTTGCCGCTCAGCAGTGTGTAGGTCCCTGGAATATACCACTTAGTGATTATAGTATATCTCACTTAAACTTCTTTGGTTACAATGGAATAGCTACAAGTTTTGGTGAGAGACCAATATTGGGTCTTTTACATATAAATGCTATGATTTCAATGAGTGTAGGTGAAATGCTCACAAACTTAATATTCTCTGGTGCTGAATATAATTCTATAAAATGTCAAGGTAACTGGATGTGGAGTGTAAATCACAAAAATTACAATTATTTATTATATATTGCAGTTGAAAAATTACGCAGAACACTAGGAATACTAGGTATTGGAATAGATGGCGGTAAAGATTCACTCAGTATGAATGTAAAATATCAAGACCAAAAAATTATATCTCCCAACAGTTTTGTTATTAAAAGTTATGCTAAGGTGGTTGATACTCGTATTGCTGTAAAACCCTTTTTCCAAGGTCCAAACCATGATATAATATACATTAATTTAGGAAAACAGTCAAGAAGAAGAATGGGTGGAAGTGTTTATTTTACACGCTATGATAATATCTCGAATGATAAACCTCCACAGTTTGATAACTCGGTAATTGAAGTATTCAAAAACTTTTGGGATACTATTCAAAGCGAAATGCGCAACGGTAATATTTATAGTGGTCACGATATATCAGATGGAGGACTAATTACTTCACTTATTGAAATGAGCATTTCAAGTTTCTTTGGAATGACGCTATATATAGTATCCGGACTTCCACACGAAAGATACTTGTTCAACGAAGAACTTGGTTTAGTATTAGAATTTAATCCTAAATTTACTCGAAGTTTTATTGAGTTCGTAAATAGTGTATTTCCTATGATTTATGCCCAAAAAATAGGTGTAACAGTGTTTGAACCTAGAGTTAAAGTAGTCTACAACAAGGAATTTCTAATGTCAAAATCAAACAAAGAACTTGCTCGAGACTTTGAGAAGACAAGTTACAACTTTGAATGTATGCAAATGAATACGGAATTAGCCAAACGAGAATATGATAGTATTGATGCAAGAGTTCATTATAATTATACCACTAACTTTAATGTAGCAGAATTAATTAGAATGCCAACTAGTAAAAACAAAAGAGTAATTGTGCTTCGTGATATAGGGTCTAATAGTGATAAAGAAATGAAGGCTGCTTTCTTTAATGCTGGATTCAATGTTTTTGATATGACTACAGATGAGTTTATAAAAGCAATTAACTGTAATGCCAGTCTTATGAATTCTGTTAATGTTATCGCATTTTGTGGAGGTTTCAGTCGCTCAGACGTATTAGGCGCAGCTGTAGGATGGTATAATATACTAATGAATAATTCTACCACAGTTAATTATTTGAAGTGGTTCTATGAAAGTAGAGACAAATATAGTCTTGGAATTTGTAACGGATGCCAACTAATGTCACAATTGAAATGGATACCAAAGTGTAAAATAGTTCAAAATGATAGTGGTAAATTCGAAAGTAGATTTCCAGCATTAGTTGTAGGCAATACTGATTGTGTTTTCACACGAGACTTAGAAAACACATATTTCGGAATAAATAGTGCCCACGGAGAGGGCAAAATAGTGTTACACGAGACAGACACCGTGAAACGCAATAATATTTTAGAAAACAATGTTCCCTTTTTCTACGCTGATTACAATGAGAATCCTACCCAGGAATATCCATTTAATCCAAACGGAAGTGAATTTGGTGTAGCTGCATTATGTTCAGACAATGGCAATCATATGGCTATTATGCCACATCCTGAAAGAACATTCCTTATAAGTCAATGTCAATATAGTCCAAAACCTTTCTGTGACTTACATTATAGTCCGTGGTTTAAAATTTTTATAAATGTATATAATAGACTTAATGAGTAGCTCTAGTTCAAGTTCAAGATTAAGAAGAATTGTATCAAATAGTAGAAGTGTAGGTAGTCCAACTGTAACTAGACATAGTGTGCCAAGAACTACAGAAGAAATTATTACCAGTTATTTTTCTACAGTATTAGCTGGCGAAAAAGATTTATCAAAGGTTACTATAATTTGCTTTGATATAAAATCAACTGGTAATCAAATTATTCTTAATTTTGCTGCCGATACCTGTGGTGTTTTCTTTAAATGTAGATTAACAACTATCAATAATTTTTTAAAAGTAGAAGAGTTGTATCAAACTATATCTCCTTATGGTGAAACCGCTGAACTGTTATTTACACTTGTATCGGGAATAATAAGACAAAATACTCCAATAAAAACAAAAAAAACATTGGGTATTGTTATTAATAAAATAAATTTAGATACTCCTATAAATACATCTATTAGTAATAATATTGAATACACTGTAGATAAAACGGAACGAGGTGCTGAGACAAATAATGAATGTCCAATTTGCTTAACAAAATTTGAAAATACAGAGAAAATAACATTAAAGTGTTATCACAGAATATGTCGTGACTGCTTATTCAACAGTATTGATAATAATTTATTTACTTGTCCTATGTGTAGGAAACCCATTTTCCCAGCTACTAATCCTACTAGTGTAGGTGCTGCTGGTGCTGGCGCTGGTGCTGGCGCTGGTGCTGGTGGATTAGCTGCTAATATGGACATTTATGATATTGGTGAAATGGCATAATTATTACTGCCACTCACATTTTCTTTGACCACGAATATTAACTTTACATTCTAAGTTCTGTGTGTTTAATGGATTGCCAAGACTTCTTAAACAGTTGTCTTGAAGTTTAATTTTATCGCGAAGTAAATGTTGGGTATCTGTAGGTTCACACATATTAGTGTAAACTTGAGTTCTTAATGTTGAACCTGGAAAACAATTGTTTTCTGGAGTGCATGCTGTGCTCTTTTTACAAGTTACACTAGCTTTTACTGGGGCAGCATTTTCTGCTGGATTTGAAAGGTTCTCACGATGCATTGGTTTTGCTAATACACAATAGACAGCAAGAACTACAATTAAGAGAGTTAGAACTAAGAGAATAGTATCAGTATTCATTATATAATAAAACAATATTTTAAATTTTAATTGAGAGTTTTTACAATACCTACACCTATAACATCAAGGTTTTCATTTTTCACTAAGAAACTACCTAATGTATAGTCATTGCTATATAATTTTAAAGGTAATGCTTCTCGAGACTGAAAGACAATTATACCAGTTTCACGCGCTTTTAATTCATCAGGACGTCTTACTAGAGTTTTATTCAAGTTATTAATTGTTTTATTTATATTTACTAATTTAACACTTGCATCTCTTCCTATTGTGTTAATTGAAACTACGGAATCTCGGTCGATTTTTTCACTTAATAGAAGAACTTGCGCTGTAATTAATGTATAATTATTAATTTTACTATTTGGTTCAACTAATATGTCACCTACTGCGATTTCACTAGCATTTTTAATTTTCATACCGATATAACTACCTACATCCGCCTTTTTGGTATCACAATGTGCTACTTGTAATTCTTCTACTTTGTATGTAGCTCCGGTTCTTGAATTTTTTAAAAATCTCTGAGTTTCTACATTTCCACGAACGATAGTTGCATTTATTCCAAAATACTTATTTTTAAGTTGGAAAGTATTAGTAACTGGAATACATTTATCTGAATTAAAATCCGCTTTCTTAGTTTTTCTTGATTCCATACGAAAGTAATTATTAAAGGCTTCATTTATATCAGGTTTAGTATTTTTATGAATAATAAAAAGTCTATTCTTCTTGAAATTTTTAGAAACAAACACACTAATTATTTTGTTTAGTGACGCTTTGTTTTCTGTTTTAACATAAATTAATGCGCTTTTTATTCCTAATATATTTGCCAAAAGTATTTGATTTTTAAACTCAGCGGACATAGGTTGTTCTCCATCTACATAAAAAAAACCTATATCACACTGAATAAGTGAATTATTAAAAGCACCGTCTATTCCTTCTTCAATACTATAAATATTAACATTGGTTGTTTTCAACTTAAAATTCCATACAATAGGCATTTCATTAGCCAATGTATCACGTCTCTCTGTTAATTTATAATTGAATTCTTCAGTTACTTTTTCAATACCTTCACCAATCTTTGTTGTTAAATTATTGCTATTATATAGACTTAATAGTTCCGCTAAGAAGTTATTTTTACCATCTTCGCCCATATAAGCAACGTTTAAGCACTTCTGGTTCATATTTAATTTAATATCACATTTTATTGGAATTCTATGAAAATCAGCTGTGAAATGGATTTTTTTTAGAAAAAATCAAAAGATTTAAAAAGAAAAATTTAGCAATATTTTAATCGAAATTTTTAATTAGTTAAAATCGGAACCTAGAATTCCTTCAGCTGAATAAAAGAGTGTGTTGTCTACACATTTATTATCGTAATCAACTACTGGTTTTAAATAAGATTTATCCTCTGGTGCTGATGCCATAGTTGTGGGTTGATTAACATCATTATCTACGTTTGATGGTTTGGGTTTGTTGTTTTTTTTTTTATTATTCTTATTATTCTTATTATTGTGTTCGCATTTTACCTTTTCTTCCTCTAATCTAACGCCTAATAAATTACGAAGCGCATTTAATTTTTCTAATTTGTCTTCGGCGTCACCATTTACTAATTCATTAATCATTTCTTCAATTGACTTACTACTTTCAACTGTTTTAATACCATAATATTTACATTTAGGGCACTGGTTTGGTGGGCATCTACCTCCTTCCTTACAAGGTGGTGGAACTGGGCAGGCTTGAGGTGGAGGACATCTTAAAGGTTTGGGTTTTGGTGGAACTGGACAAGGTGGGCATTTAATAACGTTTTTGCATTGTTCAACACCACAAGGAGCTGGTTTAGGGCAAATTTCTTCTGGTGAAGGGCACTTTTTACAGAACCCTGCTGATACTTTTACCTTTGGGCAAATACAAGATGGACACTTGCTTGCTGGTGGAATACTTGATTTGAGAACAAAGTCACGCATATCTGGAACCTTTGGACATTTAACCATTTCATTCATTTCTGTTTTTTTAACATATTGTGTTATGTCAAAGTCAGGTGAAACTGGACAATATTGTCCTGCGGCTGATTTAGCTGCTAATTCAACATTTGTTTTCTTAACGTATTCGTTTTCGTGCTGTTTATGTTCGTCTAATTTATCTAAGATTAAATCTAATTTATCTTCTGGTTTTTCTTCCATATTCTCTTCTGCTTCTGCAATATAGTCCTTAGCAATAACATCTGGATGAACATTTTTGTATGGACAAGCCTTGAAGTTTTCTTGGGTTTTGCGACTTCCTACTAATTTTAATGTAACAAAACCTAAAACTGCTAATACTGCAAAGGCAAAAACTATCTTAAGATACATTTCTTTATTCATTATGTATATTATTAGATTTTATTTTTTTTTTAGTTAATTAAATCTGGGTCACAATTTATACACATTGATTCTACAGCATCTCTAGGTATCCAAGAGTCCCTGTCACAATCTTCTACAGTGTTATTTGTGTTGAAATCACTTGCGGTATTATTTAAATCAGATATGCCTATTTTTTCAATTATTGAATTAATTGATTCTTGGTCTAGTTTAATTTTAATATCTACCTTTTCACTCTCTCCACTTGAAATACTTTGATGAGTTTCTGTATGAGCATTGAATCTCTGGTTTGTTCTGTTACTAGGTTTTACAAGTGAAAGTTCTGTATCGCCAACATGTAACACTAAGTTAGATGCTCCTGGTGCTTTAATAAAATAATATGGGAACTCATCTTGAGTTGCTGGAATATAAGTTCCTTCTCCTATAAACTTAGCTACGTCTCTCATATTCTCCATTCTAAGTAATTTAAATGTTTGTGCATTATCACTATAATCTGATGTTGTTCTTGATATAATATCGTTACTCACACTTAATGAATTGAAATTATCACTCTTAATGTTTATCGATGAAGTTGGAACAGTGCTTGCATTAAAAGGAAGTGCTACTACATTATATCTAGCAGTTGAAAAAATGCTTTCAATACTACGTATTATTTGAGCATTTCTGTCTATATTTTCCTGAGAATATTCAACACCATTATTGTTTACTGCGTTGTTAAATCTACGTTCCATTTCTTTGTTATTAATATTTCCTGAATTTTGAAATCTTTCACTTAAAACGCCTGATAGGTTGAAAAGTAAATCAACTAATATGATGACTACTATAATTATAGAAACAACTAGTCCTGCCTTCTTAATTTTTGAATTCATTATATATATAATATTTACATTTTTATTAGGCTAGACTATCTAATTCTTTGTAAATTGACTGAAGAATTTCACGATTTGAATCCGCCTGACTCTGGACGTCTGGAGAGTTATCGAAACTTGCTACTTCAGAGTTTGGAGAACATTTTAAAACTAAGTATTCACGGTTACGAGCTTCTTCGGCATCTGTTAATTTTTTTGTGGCTTCAGCGATTTTTAATTTTTCTAGGTGACTTTCAATAAGGTCTAATTTATTTGTAATGTCCTTGTTAATTACAGAAACACTGCTACTATCAGCATCTATTTCTGTCATCTTTTCAAGTAACTTGTTAATTTCTTTTAATGAGTTCTTATCTTCAAATTTTTCGCGCTTCATGAGACTCTTGGTGAGTGCTAATACTATCATTAAGATAAGCGCAATTAAGACTGATACTACAAGGTTTTTGGTATTAAACTTCATTATAGTATAAATAAATATTTTATTTTAATCTTTGCATCAATTTTTCTAGATTTTCCTTGGTTTTCTGCTGGTCACGTTTTTGGTGTAATGCTTTCTTCAAACTATCTGCTATTTCGTTTAAAGTTGATTTAGACAAGAATGTATTTGAAGTGAATTTTTCAAATTTAACTTGATACGCAACAATTGCACCAAATAGAATAATTACTAATAACATAGTTTTTGATTCAGATATTCCTAATGTTTCACGAGTATATAGAATAGATACTAATGCTACTAAACATAAAAAATAGAAATTCATTTAATATAACTTGAGAAATTCTTTAAATTTTATTTAAAATTAATTCAGCTTCACGTAATTGATGAAATGGTGACACGGACTCATTTAATTTTCCATCAGCAGAATATACTGGTAATTGGCCTACAGGAGCAGTAATTTCTGGTTCTGTATATGAGGTTCCTCCTCTAACATTTGAAGGCTTACATTGTATTCTTTCTGGTGTTTCCTCATTATATAATTGACAACCAGTTTCCTCTGCGAATTTCTTTAATTCGTCACTATGTTGCTTACGTTTTACTGGTGATTCTGTTATGACTGGTGGTATTTCTCTACTAGCCCCACTACCGCTTCCTGTCCCAGAACTAACAGTAGTTGTTGCTAATGTTCTTTGTGTTGTAGTTGCTGCAGTTGTAACTACTGGTTCCCAAACCTTACAGTATCCATCTACCCATCTACATCCATCGTCAGGACTACATTTACTCTTTTTCTGTTCATAATTTAATTCATCATTTACGAGTTTACACTTGTCTTGTCCAAAAACATAATTCTTAGGAAGGCACATAACTTGATTTTCGTCATATTCACAACCAGCATTCGCACATCCTTCGGCGTCTACTATGTATCTTTGACATTTCAAAAATGCTTCATTTTCACAAAAATGCTTACTTTGAACGCCCATTTTCTCATCTGTAGTCATATCGGGTTTTACATTACCAACCCATTGACATCTGCTAGTATGTTGAATATTTGTTAAATCAATACCTTCTCCAAGATATTTTTCATTTAATGGCTTACATTCTGTCTCTAATTTTCTGTTAACACAAATTGATTTATCTTCTTCTGTAGCTCCACGTCCTAATCTTGGACCTGCTCCCATAGCCATAGCAATAGGCATATCACAAGGTGCTGTTAAACCTTCGTCGGTAACTACATTTTTGTTTTGACATAAACCTACCTTAGGGTCTGTTATCTTACATTTAATATTTGCTTTACAAGCCTTTACGTCATTAGACAATAACGCACATTCTTTACAATCCTCTTTGAAATTCTTATTTGTTGGGTCTGTATTTGTGCTACATTCTGTTGTCCAGGCACAATATTGTTCATTTATTCCATTAACACATTTCTCCATTGATTGATTTTCCTTAGCATAGCAATTTATACTAGGAGGAGGAGTACATTGGTTTAGTGATAATCCAGGTTTGGCATCAATATTCATACAGTTACCATCCTGTTCTGAAAATCCACAATATTTATTTTCTAAACAGTTATCAACAGTTTTACAACTGCAATCGTAGTTATTACATATTTTAGCTGATGGATCCCACTGACATTTACCACTCATTTCTGCTATTTTACATAGAGTCTCATTATCTCCTATCATTTGACAAGACTCATCACTAGGGTCTTGGGGACCAAGATATGCACAACTTGATACCCATTTACATTCTCTTCCTACGGTTTCCTTGTTACATTTACTCTTTTCAGTTTGATATTCGCATTGCTCGGCTTCTGTGCAAAATCCTGTTTCTTTTATAATCTCACAATTTTTAGCTTCTGCGCAACTGTTTTTATCATCTGGGTCAAATAATGCCCATTCGTCACCACCATTAGGGTCTTCTTTATTAAATCCCCAACAGTCAGTGTCTAAGTTTCTTACATCTTCGTCTTTTATCCTACAACGATATTCTTCTTCACTCCACTCACACCCATCAGCTGTGCACAAATTTTTAGTTGGAACCCCACATTTTTCTTCACATCTTTCAACAGGAGTTTTGTTTTCTTTCCACATACATTCCATTTTACCACCAAATTCGGGGAATTCTATGTCTTTACAAGTGTCTTTACTTGTATATCCTCCACATTCTTCTACTCTATTTGTTCCAAGTTCTGCTAATGGGTCTTTTTGCGCTTCTTGCATCATCATTGCCATAAATTGTGGTGGTATTCTTAATGCGCTCATTGAACCTTCATCTCCTTGTCCCATTCCTCCTGGAGGGGGTCCATTTCCTACTTGTGGTGGTCCCATTCCTCCTTGTGGTGGTCCCATTCCTACTTGTGGTGGTCCCATTCCTCCTTGTGGTGGTCCATTTCCTCCTTGTGGTGGTCCATTTCCTCCTTGTGGTGGTCCATTTCCTCCTTGTGGTGGTCCCATTCCTCCTTGTGGTGGTCCCATTCCTCCTTGTGGTGGTCCATTTCCTCCTTGTGGTGGTCCCATTCCTCCTTGTGGTGGTCCATTTCCTCCTGGGTCCATTGTTGCTGGTTGGAATTTTTCTGTCTTCCTAGAAATAAGATAAAAAACTAATAAATTTAAAATTACTAATATAGCAATTATTAGTTTGTTCATTATATAAATAAAGAGATAATTATTTGCTTGAGAATGCTTCTTCTGTAAGTCGTTTCATAAAATTAGCTGATTTTATAGCGCCAAGAATTCCAATTAAAAGTATTAAAATTAATAATAGAGTGTTACTAACAGTATCCATTTATAATAATAAACTATATTTAAATCTTAAAATTCAAATTAAGATTAATTTTCTCATTCAATTTGTTCATTACATCACGATACTCATCGTCACTTAAGTTACTATTTATTCTTTCTTGTTTCATTGCATCACAATTTTTACCTATTGTGTAAGTTCCATCTGGATTACAACTTATCATATCAGGCTTTTCATTTAATAATCTCCTTGAGTTTAATGGAGATGTAGTTCCCTGAATTTTAACAGGTAAATAATTAAGTTCTTTACCTAATCCATTAGAATTATACCCTGTTACTCCTATATGATATTCTATATCTTTTTCTAAGTTGGGAACACGATATTCACAATCACGACATTTGTCATTTTCAATAAACATGTAAAACTTCTTATTTGACTCTATGTTTTTAATAACAATTATATAGTATTCCAAAAATGTGCTACCTGTTTCAGGTCTATTCCAATACAACATTAAATTATTATTAATTATCTTTCCCACAAAGTCTATTCTACTTGGAACACTTACATCTTGTATTGATAATAAATTTGTATCTCCACTACGTGTATCTAATTTAATTGCCTCTATTTGTTTTTCAGAGAAAAGATAACTATTAGCCTTTAAATCAATAATATCAGTAGCGTTTCTTGTAACAGTGAATTCTCCTATAAATCCATCAAAATATTTCCTACGGTCTAAATCTGTTCCTACTAATAAAAATGGTGTTCTTCCATAAATAAAGTTATCAATTACAAGTCCTGGTTCAGTAATTTTTGTCTTTGTATCTCCTGTATTTAAAACGATTAATGTTGCACTATTGTTTTTTACAAGAAATCCTAGGTAGTATAATAGTCCAGGTTCAACTGACATTTCGTATTCTTTATCTGGGAATGGTTTATCGCCGAATTTCTCAGATTGAATAACAACTTTAAAATTATTAACAGCTTTTTTTACTAAAGTTACACTCCAATTTTGCGCTGTTAAAACTGGAATAGGTTCAAAATTATCAGGATTATCTACAAATTCAAAGAAAAATGTTGTCATCATTCTCTCAGCGTAAAAATCTGATACATAAATGAATGAATTATTAAATCCATTGCTTACTGTGTAACTACGACCTTTAAATCTATACATTTGTATGGCATCCTTAAATTTAGTTGGTTTTCTAACAATTTTATAGTTTCCTTTTTCTTCATCAATATTTGAAAAAAGAATATTGTTTCTGTAAATTAAATTGTCATTATCACTACTATAATATTTTTCCCCAGGAACTTCACACATATTTTTCGCTCTTGACCAGTTACATTTATCTAACCCGCAACTATTACTAGTTTTATCATTACACTCTGTTGATAACCCACAGTTTCTTCTACACCTGATTTCATTGCAATTTACGTTATCAGAAGCTTTACAAACACTTAAACAATCATCAAAATTTGTTCCTGTATATTTAAATTGACAATTGGCATTTTGAAATCCATCACGAACAGATTGGATTATAAAATAAAATACAATAGCTATTAATGTTAATAACAACACCTTTGTAATCATCTTATATAAGTAATAGATAAAATTTCTATTAACTTAATTATTTACACTAAGACTCAAATTTCCTATTTTTTTTAATTGAGAGAATAAGTTATTTCCCTTTGATTTGTTGAGTGATTCCTCTATCTTACGCACTTCCTCTATTTCATTTTTAAGATTGTTGTATTCATTCTTATCTAACTTATTCATAATATCTGAAACTAATTGGTCACGTTGCATTTGAATAATATTTGAACTCTCTAATGTATTTTCAACCTCTATATCTTCAGTAAATTTAAATGGTTTTAATACCAATGGTTTGCTCATTGAACTTAATCCTCTCCTGTTTACTGCTGCAATAGATACTGTATAATTAACATCATTTTCTAATGTTCCTATTGTATGGGTGTAGAACCCTCCACCAATATTTTCTACATCGTTTATAGCTGTTTCTACGCGCATACCTTCGCCGTGATTTCCAGTTTTAAAAACCATGAATATAAATTTTTCAACTTTAGCACCACCTGTGCTACCTATATTCCATTTTAATGTTATTTTACGGTCTCCGGGTATTCCTGTAACTATAGGTGCGGATGGGAAATCTACATTTCTTAAATCTGATGAAAATTCACGTGCTTCTCTTACCCAAGGACAGGTTTCTTCATTTGAGCATCTTGAACAGGTGTTTTTGCATATATTTTGAGAACAACTTTCATTGCCATTCTGCTGACAGAGTGAAATACATTCAAATTCAGTTGGACTAGTATTATTCTCATTGGCATCAAAGTCGCATGCTTGGTTAACGACATTCTGCTTAATGTCTTGTAGCCATCTACAATATGACTTATTTTCACATTTCTCGCAGATATTGAAACAAGCATCAAAATCGCAGTTATTAACATTCTTGTTATCCATACATTTCTTTATACAGGCTGACTTACTAGCACCGTGAGCTCTAAAATTTATATTACAATCCTCTACACGTTTAATGAAATCATCGTCTGGATACATTTCTCCTGCTGTTGTTGTAACTGTGGGATTTGTAACAACTGGTGATGGTTCTACTTGTCCGGATGTATCTTCCTGTCCAGGTGTTTCTTTTAAGAAAACATTTGGTGTTGAATTTTCAACTTTCTTTAGCATAAATGTGTAATTGTTTTCATTTAATACATAATCTAATTCATAATATACAAAAAATCCGTCACTAAATCTATTTCTTAACTGCTTTAAGGTTTCGTTCATTTTATCTTTGATATCATTTAAAATTGTTAATTTTTCTTCTGATGCGTTAAGATAATCTTTAACTAAATCTGCTGATAATGCCTGTTTTATAAAACTCTCTAATTTACTCTTTATACTTACTGAACCATCAATAGGATTATTCATAAATTTATAGTTGTCAATATCTACTGAATTATCGAAATAAAAACAAGCATTCAATGTTTCAGTTTCACGACATTTTACAGTTGGTATATCAACAAGTTTTGAAAGACTTTTATACTCATTCATTTTTGATGTGAGTGCTGATTTTATAAATTTGTGCCCAATGTTAATTAGAACCTTAGAGAGTTTAACAGCATTAGAAGCGTCTTTCAATGCCTCAAATTCATTAAAAGTCTGTGTGACTTTTTCTTCAATATACTTAAGTTCATTATCTTCTGTAATTTTCATTTTAACAGTTTTAAAATTAACTGGTCTTTCTAAGTTAGACTGAAAATGTTCAATACGATTATTAATTTCTTCTTTGTAGTCTTGGAACCCTTCTGGATTAATTGACAATAAGAAATTTAGTAATTTATCAAAATCATCATCGCTTCTCTCTTCTTTTGTAGAAATAGTAATTACAGATTCATCAACTACTAAATTACCTATATATCCCTTAAAATAAGTAGTATCATTTTTACCAATATCAAATCTATTAAATTTTAAATTTGAAATATCCAATTCTTTAGCAGTAGTATCATCATTATCTACACGGAATTTAAATTTACTTTCTAATGAATTGTAACTTATTTCTGTAAATGTGGTCTTAGTTTTTCTTGGTATTAATAATTTTTTATCACCAGTTTCAAACATCATATTATTATCAGTTGCCATAAGACTCCAGTTGTTACCAGTAAATACAGGACCTATACCTTCAACTTTAGATGTTAATTTAATTTTAAATGTGTCTACTACTTCAACAAGAATACTACTTTTTTCTTGTTGATTAAACTCAAACATTCCTGTAGTTGTATTGTATCTAGTTATATTACAAGATATAGCCTTTGCATTTGCTCTTATTTGGTCTGAACCTCTTGGATAAAATATGACATATTTTACGTCATTTTCTCCGTCACAGAATTTGTTACTGTCTGTTTCTCCATTAGAATTATTTTGAAATAACTCTTTCTTATTCTTGACTAATGTAACCAAGAGTATAACTAAAAGCACTAATAAAATTAAATACTTGTAATTCATTATTATAATATAAAAATATAAAAAAAAAATTATGTAAAATCTACTATTTATATTTTCATTATGTATGTAAGAACATAGAAAGGTGGCATATTTTCGTGGGGTTTGGTTCCTCCTGTATTGTTAGTTGAACTTCCAAATGTGTCTGCGAAGTTTCTACATTGAGATTGGTAAGATTCACCTGGATTTGCACACATATCTACATAGTATCCGTATCCTTTATTACTCCAACCTTTTTTATAATCATAACCACCATCTGGACGACCATATTTCTGCATGCCTGTCATATGATGTGTATGTGATGGCATTTCATCAATAGTTAAGGAATGTTCTTCTTCACCACCCTTATCATTTAATCTTCTTTCAGTTAAATCAGTACCCCTTCCAGAAGCTAATATAAATCTTCCTCGTAAATCTGGTGGTGTGACGCCATTTCTAGTTATTCCATCACATATAATCCACCCATCAGGTGCTATATTAGTGTAATAAGCAACTATAACACCTCTTGGGAAACCAGCATCTGTTCCTGCTGGACCTTGATTACCTGCTGGACCTTGATTACCTGCTGGACCTGCTGGACCTTGAGCACCTTTTTCACCTGCTTCACCTGGTTCTCCATCCTTTCCCTTTGTCACCCATGATGCTTCTGATACTTTCAAAAGAGCAAATCCTTCACGCTTACATTTACGTAATACTAATGTTAAAACTACTACTATTAAAGCAAGTGAAACGACTAATATACCAGCTGAAGTTTTATCCATTTTAGTTAATTTATTCATTTTATTACCTAATGTATTTTTTACCATTTTTATAAAATAAAACAATATTTTTTTTTCAATATTATCTTTAATTATTATTTCTAGGTATATATTAACTAAATGGCAAACGCTAAATTAGATAAACAACTCAAAAGATTAAAAGTTAAACTCGAAGCAAAAGCTAAACAATTCAAAGAAATTCGAGAAATGGAAGATACTAGTGCGTTAATAAATAATTGGTTGGAGGAATATGGACAAAATCCACTTGACATTGTAGTTGATTTCATTAAAGAAAAAGGACTTAAAATGTATGGGGGTAAAGCGTTACACGAACACCTCGTAAAATTCAAAAGAGGATTTTATGGACCCCATGAATTTCCTGATTATGATGTTTTTAGTCCTAACGCATGGTTACATGCTAAAGAATTAGCCGACCGATTACATAAAGCTGGATTTATGTTTGTTGAGGCAAAAGGTAGTGTATTAAACGACCCCGCCCATCAAACTTACAAAGTAGGTGTTGGAATGACATATGTATTAGATTTAACTCAAGAAGGTTGTCCTAGAGAAGATATTCTTAATGATGCTTGTGGAGCATGTGGTATTGAATCAGAATTTTATGTTGGAAATAAAGGTAAGTGTGTTGATGTATTTAATGCTATACCAGCAAACGACCTCTTAGACTATAATCCCCAAAAACCTGGAACTAAACCTAAAGAATATCGTAAAACCTATGATTTTAAAACTGATAAAGGTCTCTATCCAGATTCATTATTTGTAGCGTCACCTGAATATTTGAAAATTAGTATGAGTAGAGAATTATCTGAACCTTTATCTCATCCAGATAGATTGCCTAAGGTAGGAACACGTAGTCACCTTTTTAACCATTTCTTTAAATTTGATGATAGCGTTTGTAAAATGGGAGAAAGTGACGAATTATACAGACACTCTCCACTAGAAGGTGACTTAAAAAGGGTCTTAGATTTTATACTAGAATGGAGTAATAAACGTGAATTAATTCATTATGGAACATACGCCTATAACTTTTTCATTAGAGGAGAAAAGGGCGTTAAATATCCTAAACTCAATGTAGTTGATTATGAAATGTATAGTCCTGATGCAGTAATTGACGCATTAGAATTAGTAGAAGCATTAAATAAAAAATTTAAAAAATTAAGTTTTAAAAGTTTTGATAAAACACAATATTGGAAAGAAACAGATGCTCATAGTTCAGAGATTTTAATGGAAAATGATGGTAACTATATATACCTAGCAGAACTCACAAATTATGATAATTGCTTCCCTTATTTACAATATAGTGGTGTAAGATACGCTGGTATTGAAAAAATGCTTAATATTTATAGACGTGGGTATGTAATGAGACCTTTAACTGAAGCTGGAACCGCATTAACAAAGAATTATGAATGTATGTTAGCCTCATTACTTAAACTTTATGAGAAGAATAAAAAAATAGGTTCAAGTGGTAAATTCCGTATAGTAACAAGTCATTGCACAGGTCGTGAAATGTCAAAGATTGTTGGAAATTTGAGATTGAAATCAATAAAAAAAGAGGAACAGTTAAAATCTACAAAATACATACTAGACAGTCCTAAAAAAGGAATGCTTACTAAAATAAATCCACTACCAAAAGAAAAATTAGAGTTACCTTATTATCCTGCTCACCAAAAACTTAAGAACTACTATCGTAAAGAAAGTGGTGTTAAAACTAAAAAAAAGGATAAAACTGTAACAAGAAAAAAAACTAAATTAGTTAAACTTTCAAGACCATTAACAGTGTAAATAATCATTATTAAACTGGTGTCATAATTGTATCATCTACGGTTGGTTTTATTATTACTGGAGATGATGGTTCTCCTATTGTATATGTGTTACTAGCAAAAATTACTATTGAATAAGTCTCATTATTATCAAGGTTACTTATTTTATGTTTATAATTTCTCTTATTTGAATTCTTATCTTTTTCAGATATTCTAATAGTTTCAACATTAACTCCTTCGTCTATATTATAGGTTTTAAACCACTTTATTATGAAACTAGTGTTTTTATTTGAATCATTATTAATATTTTCCCATAATAATAAACATTCTGCGTCTCCAGCTATAGCATTAAGTGATAATTTAGGCGGAACTTGCTCTGATATCACTGGGGCATCTCTTTTCCTCATTGACTTCCAATTACAACGGGTTTCATTATCGCAATCATCACAAATTTTCCTACAATTTTGTAAATCGCAAGCATCACCACCCCAGAAAATCTTATCATCTGACGCACATCTATTTATACATCCTTGGCGACTATGACCCCAGGGAACAAAATTACATTTATCGGTTTGTGACAATTTTACTAAACTTGCTTGGAACTTTTCTAATGTTTTACAGTATTTTAAATAATAAAAAGTAAATCCAATAATCAACAATACAAGAAGAGATAGTATTAAAAGTGAATTCTTCATTCTATAATAAATATATATATAATTTATACAAATTTAATTTTTATATTTTCGTCTTGTAAGTCTATTTTGGGTTTAGTATCGTTTAATAATTTTAAAAGTTCATAATAATCTTTCTTTGTGTCATCGTAACCAATTTTTTCTTTGTATTTTTCCTCAACACTGCGAATAATATTACGTTTATTTGACTCGCTGGAATTGTCAATACCAGATAGGTCTTGAATATCAGTTGAGAAAATTGGTATTTCTTTATTTGGTTCTGGTTTTACTGTAATAACATTACTTTCAATACTCATACCAGCATCATTCTCGGAATATAATCTTATCTTATACTCTTTGTCGTTTTCAAGATTAAATAATGAATATTCAGGTAATTTTGATGTAACACTAGGATAATAAAGTTTAGTTCCCTTTTCGTCTGTTTCACAAACTAATATGTATCTAGTTAGAGGCAATCTACTAAGGGGTTCCACCCAGGTAATTTTAATTTGTCTATCTCCACTGTATCCTTTTATTTTAGCAGCCAAAGGAGTTTTTACATTTACTGTGGTGTTAGAACGGTCTTGTTTCCATTCACACGCTGTCGAACTACAGTTGTCACACTTACTTTCACAGGTTTCAGTGTCACATCCTTCATCTCCCATATTGCGTTTCATATTGCAGGCATCTAAACATTCCTGGAGTGTTATTCCTCCTGGTATAAATCCACAAGTGTTTTGAAATTTTTCATTTCTTTTTCTCATAACCAAAGAGACTACTGTTGAAACAGCTACTAGTAAAACTAAAAATATTAAAATGATTTTTAATGTTTTATTCATTTATATAATATTACAAAAAAATTACTTAAAAAGCTTTGGAACTAATTCTTCTTTCACCTGGTCGGCGAATCTTACACGTTTCTTGTTAAGATAATGACTGTCACGGCTTTGACTTAATACTCCTTCACATATCTGGTCATTTAATTCATCGCTTATAATTTTCCTTGCTGAATTTTCTATTTCTGCGTCATCTTCAATTAATAAATTAGATACATCTGAGTTTTTCATTTTACCCATAGGTGCTACACTCTCAATATTTGAAAAATCACCTATTCCTATATCATTCACGGCTGCTACAGAAACATCATAATAAATTCTATTCTTTAATCCATTTATAACGTATTCACAGGCAGTACATCTAGTATCAGCTAATTGTCTAAAAGTAACTCCATTATTTTTATTAAATGATTCATTAACAATAATAGCGTAATTCTTAATAGGACTTCCATTATTGTTAGGCGCTGACCAATCTAATACTATCTGACCATCTCCATGAGCCAAAGCTCTTATTTCAGGAGCATCTGGAACACTTACTTCTCTATAATCGTCATTATCATCTAAACTTAACCATTCACAGTTACGTGGTTCCTTACAGTCTAAGCATATACTTTGGCATTCTACACTTGAACAATTATCGTCGTTGTCACAAAGTTTTACACAATCCATACGTGTCTTACCAGCTGCCTTGAAACTACAAGTTTGTGTTTCAGTTGAACAAAATTTATTTCTTTCACATATTTCATCACTTGTTAAATTACCTGAAACTATATCAAAATTTCCCATAAATCCATTGAATCGATTAGTGTTTTTTCCACTAAGTCCTAATTTAATTGAGTTTGTAGATATTCTTGGAACATTATATTCTTTTCGTGTTTCGTTACCATTGACAAGAATTGCTATGTATGAATTAGAAACAACAGCTGAAACTAAGTAATATTTTTCAAAATTTATGATTATTTTAGATTCTACAACTACTCCATTATAAACAAATTTACAGACATTTGATTTTAATTCTATATACCAACTGTTACTTGAAGCTATTATTTTTTTACTATTTTCATCTTCTTTTTTGTCAGTGCCGCTAGATAATGTAGGTTTTATTAAAACAGAAAAGGTAAAATTATTTAAATCGGTATTTGTGATATCTATTTTACTTTCTGGACTATTGAATTCATAAAAATCAATATTTTCCATATCTGAAAAGGTTTTCTTTGGCACATTTGTATAATTGAAGGTGTATTTAGACATTGTATTTTCTTCTGGTTCTGGAAGTGTAACTGATGGAGTTGTCATTTTTATTTCTTCTTCTAATTCTTCAATTCCTTCTACGCCCTCGACGTCCTCTTCACCTTCCTCTCCGCCTTCGTCTCCGAAAGAATTATTTATTACTGAATTAGGAATAGTATTTATAGTTGTAACAACAGATGTTTCATTTTGAAAATTTTCACTTTCGCATTTACAATCATAGACTAAGTAAACTAACGCTACTGCTAATAACAAGGTTAAAATTATTAATGTTTTCGAATACATCATTATTATTATAAATAGAAAATTAATTAGAATCACAAAATTTATATTCGTTTTCAAATAAATCTTCAACAGGCGTGTTTATATTAAAGTCATAATTACTTAATTTTCCTATAGGAACAAAGTTAATTTTATTGCTTTCTTCAGCTAATCCATTTTTATTGAATGGTTTTACTGAAATAGTATAAGTTTCAGTTGGTTCTAAACCGGTAATTACCTTCTCACAAGTAATACAATTCTTGTTAGCATAAACTCCCATATGGATTCCATCTGACTTATTATTTGTTTTATACAACTGATATAAATATCCATCAACTTCATATGATTTTTTACGACTTGTAACAAATGATATTTTTACACTTCCTTCACTTGTATCAGCCTTTATTTCAACTGGTTGAGGAGTATTATTCTTTGATGGTTCTAATGTTTCTTCTTGTTCATCCCAAGGACATATCGTTTTATCAAGTGTGCATTTGTTACAAATATTTTCACATTGGTAATGATAACAATTGGGATTTACCTGACATTTATTCAAACAATCGAGTTTATTGTCACCTGTAGCAACAAAATCGCAGTTCCCTAACCTAAAATTTTCTTGTTCCCTAGATTTTTTCAAAACTAATGAAAGTATTAAAATTAATAATACCACTATAATTGTTCCTGTCACTGCTTTATTCATTATAATAATTACTACAAATTTTTTTTACTCAATTGGTTTAGCTATTTTTTTCCTCATTCTATATTTTTCAACTTCACTGTAATGTTCTGAAATTCCTTTGGTAACTTCTCCTCGTAATACTTCATTCTTTTGATAATCAGCGTATATTTTAGATAAATACATCCAAAGTTCTCCACTATTTTTGTCTTGAAAATCTTCAACTAATAATTTTTTAGTCTTGTAAATTAAATACACTATTCCTGCGAAAGACACTGTGCTTATTAAAAATGATAAAACTAGTATTTTGTTCATACTATTAAAATAATAGAATTAAATTTTATAATTTACATTTCTCTTTAACTAATTTTAATGTTTCTTTGCTTTTGTCTAATGATTTCTGTAATCCCGATAATAAATTACGCTGGGTAATATTATTTTGATTTAACTCATCTGCTACTTTCCAAGCAACCGCAACAATACCTACCGGGTCTATTATGTCTATTTTTATTGGTAACATTCCAGGTTTTTGAATAGTTTGTTTCTTTATTAACTCTGGGAAATATCTTTTTATTTGTTGTGTTTTAAACCCATTTCTATTAGCAGTAATTTTTTGGATATCGCTAGAACTACTAGGTAGTAAATCTAGATATTGATTGGGTGGTTTTCCCTGGAAACCTTCTACTACATTTGTTTTTGTTTCATTGAAATAAATTATACTTCCTATAAAAATTAAAAATACAAAAAGTGATAACACTAAGAGTTTCATATAATAATACCTAGACATTAATTATTTACTGGTTATATTAAAATCTCTAGCAATCATTGTTACTGGTTTTGCGTCTTCCATTAATTTAATTAATTCATATTTTAAGTTTTTACATAATATATCGTGGTTTACAGAATCGGTAAAAATCTGATTATCCATATCGAATATTTTACGTATTAAATCTGTTGATTCAGTAGATTTGGAACTACCCATTGTGCTAATTTCACTCTTAGGGTCTGCTACTTTTTTAATTAGGGTCATTTCTAAGATTTTATCTTGAATTTTTTTATTAATCATACCCTGGTCACTGTTGTTTAATAACTTGTTACCCTTATCAAATACTTGACTGACTGGGACATCAACTGATGCCATAATTTTATTGAAATCAGTGTATTTTTCGGCCTCTGATAACTTGTTAATTGTGAGTATGCGTAAGGCAACAATTAATACAATTATAAATAAAACAAATACAATAAACATTATTCTATTAATAATAGAGATTTTTAATTAAAGAATTACAATAATTTGTGAATGTAATATTCCGATGCAAAGAATGGAATCAAATAAACTACAGCATTCATATTCATTAGTGAAAATATAAATATCAAGAAAACTGCCATTCTACTATACATTTTTATTTGACTTATAGGTGCTAATTTATTTACAACAAAGATTAGTCTTGTTATTAAGGCAAATGCTATAAGTAATGCACCTAAGTGACCGAAAGGACAAATATTAGATACAGGTTCACTAGATACGCCTATGGGATGTCTCAAAAACTCTGTTTTAAATTTTACTAAGGGATGTGCCAATGAATATCTAGTTTTAAAATATCTTAACATATACACTACATAAACTGCTGAGGCAAAACTTAAAAAATATAACAACTTCATATCTAGTATATAAAAATATTTTTTTATTTTTTTTTATAATTCTGGTTCATTAAAAAAAGCAACCTGTAATTTCTTTTGAGGACCGTCACTATTAAATTCTGCTTCACTTACAGTGATTTGTTTGTTACTTGATGTGCCTTCTCCACTATCATCTAATGAAAATGGATACAAGTGATTGAATCTATAAATTGATTCTGGATTTTTACCAAAACTGTAATTTTCAGCAATGTATCCTGAAACATTGTTTTTATCGTTGTTCTCTTCGTTCCCTTCGTCACTGAAACCTTCCATTATTTCTTTGTAGTTGCTAACTACGTAACCAACAATTACTAGTAATACTATCATTAAACTCCATTTCAAACTACACTTAAAATCTAATCCCATGAATTCTAAATAATTAAGAGATAATAAAAATATTACTAGTGTCATAAAACATAATTCCATTAAATCTTTTATAATTACGCGTTTTTTATAGTGAGAAACACCCCTGGGAATTTTTATTGAATTAAAAATTTGTGATACTAACATAATTTGAATTAAAACTAATATTGCCAATAAAAAAATACTTAACATAATTAATAATAATATAGATAATAATGGCAGACAATAGAGATAATAACGGTGTTTCAGAAAGCGATTGGGATACTTTCACAGTATTAAGAAAACGCAAAACAACTGCTGATGATTTTAAACGTAACCAGAGGGAAGGTAAAACAGAAGCAGTAGCTAAATCAGGTGTTGATGGTGCTACTGCTCACAAAAATTATAAACTAGACCAGTCCAGTGAGGCAGAAAAGATTGAACGAGTTCCTAGAGAATTAGCTCAATCTATTGTAAAAGCTAGAACCGGTCGTAAATTAAGTCAAGACGCTCTTGCTAAACAATTAAATGTAAAGGTTACTGTTGTAAAAGATATTGAAAATGGTAAAGCACCTTTCAAAAATAATCGAGATTTACAAAAAATTAAAAGACTTTTAGGAGTTAAATAATGTTTCTATATTCTATATGTTCAGTAGTAAAGTGAGCAAGTTACTTGAAAAAATACCTGTATCGGGCGCAATAAATATAGATAATTTTATTGGCGTAGAACGATACTTTAGAGTAATAAAAAGTGAATATTCACGAATGTTTTCAAAGGGTGCTAGTAAATTACTTGAAAAAGAAACTCGAAAAATATCTCAAATAGAGCGCAAACAACATCCTAGGCGTGAAGCATTAAATAAAATAGGAAAGCAGAAGGAATTATTAGAATTAACAGACGCCCAACTAGATACTTGGTTTAATGAGAATAGTAGTCGTGATTTATACTTAGGAGATACTGACCTATCTAGTTACTTTTTCCCTAGTGAAATACACACTGAAATTCATAGAACATTTGATACAAGTGAAAAACATTCAATTAAGTATCCTAGACGCGATGGTAAAACAATTGAAATAAAGGTTAGTATAGAATACGCGCGTGGGGCGGGATTGGCTCCTAAAGAAAAAATTATGACAATGATGCGAACACTTATTCTTGGTGCTATTTCACCCATTGAGAAAACCTATGATGTAATCATTTATCTATCTGGAACTAAGAAGGATTTTAAAAATACTACAGAATCAAAAAAATTGGGTTCTAGTAATGTTAATAGTGGAGTTACTACTATATATTATGACCCTAATACAATCAATCAAACCACCGTTTTTAGAAAGGAAGAAATTGGTAAATTACTCATTCACGAATTAATACATAATCTTGAATTTGACTTTGGATTCAATAAAATAGATGAACTACGTGATTTACATTCACTTTTTAATGTTCCAAGAGGTAGTGATATTCTTTTAAATGAAGCCTACACAGAAACTGTAGCCTGTATAATAAATTCAATGTTATGTTGTATAGAAGCAGGTAAAACTCTAGTAACATTACAAAAATATTTGAAATTAGAATTACTTTTCAATTTATTTCAAACCGCTAAGATATTAGACTATTACGGCTTTTTTAGAGCCGAAGATATTAATATGCCCGACGATTCTCTAGGTAGATTCAACCAACAATCGAATGTATTGAGTTACTTCTTTTTAAAAACTGCCTTACTACACAACTTCCAGGGATTTATTGAATACACTGATAAACACACCATTAATTTTTGTCTCATAGATGCTAAGTCCCGTGAAGTTCAATATGCGTTTGTTGATTTATTAATTTCCAGCACTAGACGTCCTGACTTTATCGATGATATTAATCAAATGATGAGATTTATCAGTGAGAACCGTGACCGCATACCAGAAGATTTAAGTAGCACTTTAAGAATGACTTGTGTTGAATAATTAACCGTAAAATTGATTTAAAAATATGCTCTGAGAATATAATACAAACAATGGGAATCAAAGACCTAAACACCTTCCTAAAGGTTAATGCGTGTGACTGTATTCAGGAGCGCCATTTCTTTGAATTGAAAGGAAAAAGAGTAGCAATTGATGTTAGTATTTATTTCTATAAATTTCTCTATAAAAATCCTAGATATCTAGAATCATTCTTTCTACAGATAGCTAAACTACTACAGTATGGCGTGACACCTATTTATGTTTTCGACGGAGCACCTCCTAAGGAGAAACAGGCTGAAATCCAGAGTCGTGTAGATAAAAAGAATGAAATGAAGAAACTAGTAGAAACTCTTGAGGCAGCTGTGGAAGAAGTAGCCGAAGATACTACAGTTACTACAGAAGAAGAACGCGCCGAGAAAAAGGCACAGTTGGAACAGAAAATTAAAGCAACCAACAAGAAAATTATTAGTGTAAAATCAGAGTATATTCGTAACTTTAAATATATGCTAGACCTTTTGAACATTCCATACATTCAGGCAGAGGGAGAAGCTGATATTATCTGTAGTCAGTTGAATAAGAACGGCGTAGTAGACCTAGTTATGTCGGATGATATGGATTTGATTGTTTCAGGAACACAGTTTCTTCTAAGGGAATTTACTTTGAGTAGCAACAAAATCCAGCACTATTCACTTGATATAATCCTTGAAACATTGAATTTGACTATAGAACAATGGGTAGATTTCTGTATCCTTTGTGGATGTGACTATTCAAAACGTGTGCGCGGTATGGGACCAAAAAAGAGTATTGAATATATTCGAGAATACAAAACAATTGAGGCCATTGAAGAGGCATTGATTGGAGAAGGAAAGAAATTCCAGGCGCCAAAGAGTTTCGATTACAAGCGTTCTCGAGAACTCCTTACAGTAGCACCACATTACAAACCAGAATATGACAATATTAGTGTAGTAGTAGGTTCACTATTTGGAAATCAGCGCGATACAATCTTTCAATACATTAAGAAAAATACAACGCTAAGTGATACTAAAATTCGTAACCGGTTGGCATTTATGTATCCAGTAGTTAATTCAATTGAGGAATAGAAAAATATATTAATTGAACTATTTTTTATAAATAATTAGTATTACACTAGCTAGCATTAAACCTCCAGTTACAGACATTTTTACTATATATTCAGTCTTATCATTATTTAAGTATAAATCTCCATTACTTTCCCAGCACTCTATTGATTCGCTGGAATTCAAGAGCTTAATATAAGGTTCTGCTAGGGTGTATGCTTCTTGAAGGGCACTCTCGGCCTTAGTTCCTGTTTTTTCATTGGGGCAAATATCGCCTGTAAAAGTGCATTTGTTAGTGTCTCCTAGATTTTCATTTATAATTTTTATTGATGAAGTATTAGTTATCAATCGAATACAAGAACCTAGATAATTAAAACATGTTTTTCCACAACGACAATTTACAAAATTACCTGAATCTTTAATTTCTTGCGGAGTAGCTGGATAATAAGTCGGGTAGGTTACATTTTCAAGGTAACACATATGTTTTGATGCTGTAAGACTATCAATACCTTCTAAAGTAAAAGCTATGAACAAAATCCCAAACACCATTGTTCCAACAATTCCCAGAATACTTGGTGTCTCTTTATTCATTCTTTTTTTTTATTTAGGAATGGTGTATTGTAAATAAATCAATTTTAATCTTACTTTTTCTTAGTTCTTCCTGTGTTTTTTACACGACGTTTCTTGCTTTTTCTTGAATTATCTGGAACTATAAGAACTAATCCACCAAATGCTCTATAATTGAATGCTTTTACACCATTACCACTTAATACTTCACGGTTTCCCTTTATCATTTGTGGGTCATACATCCAGAGTGTTGAGGCACTATAATTAAATACTACTGTGTGACCAGCAAAATCTTTATAAAATCTTTCGTAGACTATAACTGATACTTCTCGATTATCATTTGCTTTACTAGCCTGTTCGAGTGTTTTATCTAAGATAATAAGTGATGTTAAGCTGCTCCAAGCTCCTACGTGTTTCGATGGTCGCTTTTCTTCTTTATCACGGTTTATTAATAGGTCTGCGAAAGTTAATTTTCTGCGACTTTGTATTTTATTACGCACGTGACCTATTATTTCCCGAGTGAGTGTGTATGAATCGTGATCTTTCGGATTTTTACGATACCTTGACATTGCTTTTTTCTCTATTTCTGCTAATGCTTGTTTTGGTGTAACCATTCCAAGGAAAGCGAGTGTATTATACCCACAACCATTATAAAATAATTCCCTTTTTAATTGTTCTCCTTTAACTTCAAAAGTGTATGTCAAGCACTGTGGATAACCCTTATTGGGATATCTATCCTCTGGTTTTGGGCATACCTCGGTATTCCATCTTTTATGTGTCTCTTTTATAGGAAACTTATTAAAGAATGCTAGTATTTTATCATGTGGAAATTGCTTGAGTGTTGTTTTCACTATATCTAACAATTCTGCGTCACTGGGTGACTCTATTTTAGGGTTTTCTTCAAAAATAATTGGGAACCATTCACGAAATTCTCTAATTATTTCTCTTATATCACGAAATACTGGAATGAATTTAGAGTTTTCACTTGTAATATTTTCTTTAAAAAACTTTAGTGTAGATTTAGATATACTAGACATTAATTCTATTATAACGCAATAAAAAATAAAAATAATTGAGGAATTAAACAAGATTTACTGGGTCTAAATATGTCTGAAAAATTCGACTGGTTGCTACATAAATATCTACTGAACCACTTGGACGGCGGTCTTCAATGTAACCGTATCCAAATTTATCGGTATCTCTAGGGATACGGATACTAGCAGTGCGGTCTGCCACTCCATAAGAGAATGTATCCATATCACTTGTTTCGTGTTTTCCTGTAAGACGTTCATTGTTGTCGCTTCCATAAACAGCAATGTGTTCCTTGTGTCTACGTCGCAATTTTTCAATGAATTCGTCAATACAAACGCGTCCTTTTTTTGGGTCCATCATCGGTGATGTTGAAAAGTTAATGTGGCATCCACTACCATTCCAGTCTCCTTTCAATGGTTTTGCTGAAAAATCAATTCCGTAGTTATATTCTTCACCTAGTCTAGCAAGAATGTATTTGAGTGCCATTGAGTCATCTCCTACACGGATACCATAATTACAAACCTGGATTTCCATCTGTCCTGGTGCTACTTCAAAATTTGAACCAGTTACTTTTACTCCTGCTCGTTGTGCCAAATGTAGTGCTTCATTAAGGAATTTGCGACCAATTGCGCGACCAGCTCCTACCCCACAGTAGTATTTTCCCTGTGCTTCAGTGCCTTCGGGAGAATAACCAAGAGGATATCCAGTTGAATTATCAATAACGAAGAATTCATGTTCTATACCAAACCTAGGTTTTAGTGACACAGCGTTCTTTGAAAATACCTTAGCGGCGGCATTTCTAGTATTATTCTCGGTAGGGGTGCCATCAGGACGATAGGTATCACAGATAAATAGATGATGATTTGGACCTCCCCAGGGATTTTTATAGCAAGCCTTAGGCTTCAAAGTAATTTCCGAGTCTTCTCCTTTTGCCTGATAACAGCTGGAACCATCATAATTCCAGTTAAGTGTCTCTGGGAATTGATTTTCAGTATAAACATGAGGACTTGGTATTGGCACGTCACCTTCAAATACTCTAGTCTTTGAACGAAGTTCTCCTTTACCTCCCAACCAAATATATTCGATAAATTTAGGTTCAGTCATTTTATTTATGAAATGAACACTCTTTTTTTTAAGTCTATATATTAAATGAAATACTATACTGGAATAAAAGAGGCACACGCGGAATTTAATTTTCCTGGAAGTTATAGAACAGGAACTATAATAAAAAATGGAGTAGTAATAAGAATATATAGTAATTCCGTTAGCAAACCGGATCGCTTTACAAAGTCTGGTAATTTCTATTATTACTTGAAAACACCTGTAATAAGAATGGCATTCCGCGAAACACGAAAGCAGAAACTAGAGATTCATGTGTTCACAAGAAATCTTGAATTAAACACGGTTGAATATCACGGAACTATGCGTGTAAAAGAATTTAGAGGTGACTACGTAGTCTTAGAACGATAATATCTTGGTTCAATGAAATGCTCTCTGGATAATTCAATAGGCACTTTGTATTTTTCGCGGTTACGAGTTGCTAATGTATATAACTTTTCCAGGTTTAAACTAGGGTTTGCGTATCCAAGAGCTATAAATTTATTTAAAGTAAATGATTTAGTTGTTGAAGTTATGAACCCCACAGTTTCTCCGGGTTCGTTGAATATTAATCCTGGTTTCATTGGTCTATTTGAAACGAAACGTGAAAAACGAATAGGTGAAGCGAAATTTGGATTTTTTCGATATTCAGGTGAAACCAACCATTTTGAACCTAAGGCATCAAAAGGAATATTTAGTTCTGGATTGAAATCAGTGCCAGATAACCATAGAGAAGCCTCCATACGCAATATATCTCGTTCAATTAAACCTCCGAACATTATTTTTTCACTGTCACGTGATAATTTGTATATTTTATCAGCTATCCATTCAGTAGAACCATTAGGAATATATAATTCAAATCCATCTTCACCAGTGTAACCACATCTACATATTTCTATTCCATTATCTAGTGTCTTGTTGTCCATAAAATAAGTATCTCTTAAATCTGTCTTTAATACTTGTTCGACTAAGCGACTAGCTCCGTGACCTTGAACAGCCAATATTTTCTTATCTGCTTCTTTAAGAAACTTATGATTTTTAAACGATCCGCGATTATTAGCGTTTACTACTAAACGATACTTATCACCGCTTACATTACCTACAATCAGATCATCTAATACCCTTCCATTATCTCTATCGAGTATTACAGATAATCTACTACGGTCCTTCTTTAATTTATTTAAATTTACTTTCACTAGTTCTTCGAGACTGTCTTTGTCTCTAGTTTCAAATATTCCCATATGACTTACATCAAATACAGTGGCATATCCTGTGTTGCGTGTATTTGCAGTCACTAAACGTGTAGGATATCTCCCAAATGTAAGAGGTAGTGTAAATTTGCCAAACTGTCCCATTTTTGGACCTAGAAAATTATAGAACCTCTGAAATGCCATATGTAACTAGTTATATTAGTAGTTAATATAAAAAAATATACTTATAACCGGACTCTCTAATATTTTTATATTCTAACTGAGACCGCTAATACTCATATTCTCAACACGAACCCAGGAATCGTCTTCCCATACACCAAAACCTTCAAAACAATGGACTTTTGCTAGTTTTCTAGCTCCCCAAGCAACTACATCAATCCATTGTGTGTCACTTATACCCAAGGTGATGAAAGTAATAAATGGACTTCTTCTTTTTGCTGTGTCATTTTCACGTTCGCGGATTTTATTGTCTGGAAGATATATCTTACTGGTGGCAATTAATCCACGAAAATATGCCCTCTTTTGTGGTCCCATTTTCCCTGTTTTAGATACTTTTTCACGGTCTGGATGTGGTTCTACACGAAAATACATTCCTGGAAGGAAGTCTCGGGATATCCAAAGACCATTGGAGAAGTATTCACTAACTGAATTACCAGGAAATGGCACTGCCTTCTTTAAGTATGGTTTAAGCGATACTCCTGCCATTTTAGCTGCGCGGTAATGTGTCCATTGGCGGTAACTGGTGTTACAATGTTCTAGGGTTGCCCTCCAAAAATCAAGTGGTTTATAGATTTTATAATATGCAAGAATATACACTAGCATAGCGTAACTGAAAGCGTGAGATTTACAGAATGAATATTCCTGAAGACATTCCAGTTGCGAGAAAATGAGGTCGTGTTTCTCTGCTGACCATTGTGGTCTGGCCTTCTTAATTCTACCTTGGAATTCTCGTTTTAAGTAATACTTATTCTTGGCAAATGCTTTTCTATACATATCTGCCTCGGAGTGTGTTATTTTCAATGTCTTTGCGATAAAATCGATAGCATCATCATCGTAAATAATATAATCGCGTTGGTCGCATGAGTTCGAGGCGTGGAAATTCTTGAGGAAATTAAACTTTTGTCCATTTTTAGCCGCAGCTGGACGAATTAGAGCTAACGTAACTGCGATATCTTCTAGATTTTTGGGTTTTAATTGTGTGAATATCTTGTTCATTCCACGTGATTCGGCATATGTAATACCAAGGTTATCACCATTAGCTAGTGCTTCATACACCTTAGGGTCATCAAAGGTGAAACTGTCTATTTCGAGGTCGGGGTTTATCGTAATACACTGCGACAATCCATTATTAGACAATACATCGATTTTAATCAACATCTTGTCATCTACTTCATCTTTATTTAAATGTATCTGCGCACCTTTAACAGTGTTCTTATGAATTTCTTTTCCTCGGAAAATAGAATATTCTTTGAGGAAATATTCGTCTGGGATTTTGTCTTCAAAAATAACTATGCCACCACAATGAAGAGAGTAACACCTCTGGGTTCCCTGAAGTTTGTTGGCACGGTCCAATACTCGGTCAATTGTTTTATTAGAACTGAAAATGTCTTCCAACTGGAAATCTTTTGAAAGGAATTTGTTATAACCTTCCTGGCGAATGGCTTCTTTTACTGCTGATTTATGTTTATACATTACGTGATTAGATATTCTAGCAACACGGTTACGATATCGTTTAAAAATACGTTCATAAATTTCATTACGACGATGAGCGGGAAAATCAATATCAATATCTGGGAGGTCTTCGCGACGTTCGTGCATAAAACGTGTGAGATTAATATTCAATTTAATAGGGTCCATATGTGTAATTTTCATTAGGTAACACACTAAGGAACATCCTGCTGACCCACGTATGATATGTGGAAAATCTGTGGTCATTGATAATATTTCTTTTACTTGAATAAATACTTCTACAAAATTCTTTTCTATTATTAAATTCATTTCATTTGCTAAGCGCTTGTAGTATTTTCTAGAAACAGGAACGTCTCTTTCAAAAAGTGACATAAGTCGTATTGACTCGTGACACTCTAAAATACTAAATACTCGGTCTATTTTCTTTTTATTACATCTAACACCTTTTTCCTTATATGACGCTTCACACTCCATCTTAATCTCTGTTAAATTACTTACTATATTAAATGCCTTCTTGCGATTATAAAACAAGGGTTCCCAAAATGGTTCTTCTTGCTTCTTCGCAGGTTTCGCTAACTGTTTCGATTTGTCCGCACTGAAAAAACTGGTTATTTTTTGTTGGTTCATTGGATTTTAATATTAGATGCTTCTTAATAATTCTGCGTATTCTAGTATTACCTTGTGTTTTTAAGTAAAAATCAATTTTCCAGTGATTTAATTATTTTATTTGATTATATTAAATGAAATTTATCAGGTCAGTTGAAAGTAAAATAATCGCTAGTATAGGTGTAGCATCTATGCTTATTAGTGTCCTTAAACGTTTCAATATTCAAAAGGTATTGGCGCAATTAATTTTATTCGCTCTACTTGTTAGAGATACAGATTGTTTAGTATTCCAAGACTGTAAAATACCTAGTGTTACTATTTATGTTCTACCAGTATTGGTATTATCATATTTCATTGCTGAATATATGTTCTATAGTGAAATTGAAAAAATAAAGAAAAAAATGAGTGACAGAATTGCTAAATTCAACGGAATACTAGTATAAACGAGAGTATTGACTGTGAAAATTGATTTCCTAATTATCCGAGAGAATTGGTTAAATCCAACTAAGTAGCAATGACTTACCAAGTAAAACTAGTGAAGCGAGAGAGTGGAACTACCCACGATGGGTATTGTTCAGACGCAGAAACCTATGAATATTCGCGTGAATTCACAGAGACAATAGAAGTGTCACAGAAATTCTATAATGACTATATTTCGAGTGATGGAGTGGTAACAGATTATGGATTGGAAAGTTTGCGAGTTAAACTGAATGGATGTAACACAGGTGGAAGTGGATATTGTGGATGTAAATATAAAATAGAGTGTATTTCAGGTAAACTAGTAACTGAAGAATAAAAAAAAAACAGGGGAGCAGGCAGGGGGACGGAATAGGGGGAATTTTTATTGGGTATTTATTTTTTTATTTTTTATTTGATTTTTATTGATTTTTACAACATAACTGCGCGCCTTCGACGAGTGCTTCGAACATCTGCCGAGAAACCTTCCAGCATCTTAGCGACATCCTCATGGCAGAGGTCGTCTAGACTCTTCCTGGGGAATGACAAGAGGTCCTTGACGCTGTTCTCTAGCTGGTGACGCATATAATCGTTGTTGAACACCTTGCTGAGGAACTGTGCGAGTTCTGGACCCTTGCCACTTGAGCGCGTGATGAAAGAGAAGTCGTAGCTGTCGGGTTCATCGGCGATTGCTCCTCGTGACGCCAGAATCTTACCCAGCATAACTTCTCCAGTGCTCTCAGAGACACTCTTGAAGCAGTGCTTCTCCAAGTCGAGGTCACTAGGTTCAACACCAACGTCAGGTGTCTTTTCGTCAGCTAGGAACTTGCGAGTTTCCAAGCCAAACACGAAGGAACCAGCAAACACGATGCGGTCGATGTCGCTCTGTCCAACGAGTTCGCGAATTGTAGTCTGGAATACTTCAATATTGCGGTCACCGTAGTTCAGGATGTTGTTGAACTTGAACCTTCCACGACCGTCAATGTAAATGAGGTGACAATCCTTAGAACCCACTGGAACGATGAGTGTGTTCCAGTAACTCTCGATGTTGTTCTCGATGTATCCACAAATCGACAGACCTGTGAAGAGGGTCTCTGTGTCTGGGTTGAGTAGAAACCAGTCACCTGTTCCAACTAGTCCACTGATCCGTGCTGGTCCTGACAGGTCAGTAGTCTTCGCGAGGTCCAATGGTCCATTGCGGATGTTGTAGAGACACTTGGCACGCGAAGCGAGTGTTCCACCAGTCATCAAGGCAATCTTTCCAGCGAACTTGGGCATCTTGTCGGAAGACACTTTGCCTTCCATTACTCCCATGATGGTTTTGATGTCGCGACCACCAAGGTCAAATGCCTTGAAATCCTTTGGCGTGAGGTCATCGCCCATCTTGTCGCGAATGAGACTGATGAAGTCGCCGATGTTGACTGGTGAAAGTGCCTCGCTGATGTCGTCTGCTACTGGAAGAATTGCATCGTCTCGCAACTTGTATGCTACAACGCCGTGACTGTTTTCGGCGTAAATCTGGTTGCCTGCGATAGCTGCCTTGTATAGACCGTAAAGTGTCATGCTCCAAGTGGCGTAGGAGTTAAAAGTTGGTTTCTGTGTCCCAGTAGCACCTGTGGCGTCTGTGGCTTCGGTGTTGTAGAGAGAGAGTGAGTTTCCCATTTTGATTGTGTGTTCTTAAGTTCGTGTGGATTTACCCAGTTTAACCGGCGGAAAATGAAATCAATTTTGCGGTTACACTAGAGTTTGAGATTCTACCAGTTATAAAGTATTTAAAAATAATTAATTAATTTCTTATTATAAATGTCATTATTAGATGCCGAAGAATACAACACCGGAAAAATAGTGTTACCCGACTTTGAAGAAATAGATGAAGTTTATAACTCTTGGCATAAAACTGAGGGTGAATTTATGGAATTAAGAAGAAGAAATGAAGTGCGTAATCGTATGGTAAATTCACTGGAAAAATTAAATAGAGATATGAAAATTATTTCAGCTTGTGAAAATGGGTTCTCTAAGCGCAAAAATACAATTAATAATTGTTATTTTGATGGACTTAAACTAGTTTTTATTATCAGTGCCAACTTAACCGCATATTATTTACTTTTTTACTAATTGTGACCATAAATCTTTAAGTCCCTCATTATTTTTTTTGCTTAAATACCCTGAAATTGAAAATTACTTAAAGTTATATAATCAGGTATAATTATCAAAAAATATGCCTGCCAAAAAATCATCATCTACTAAATCAACTGCTTCAACAGCTTCCGCTCCTGCTTCACCAGCAAAGAAGTCACGCGCTTCAAGTCCAAACGCTTCAGCAACCAAGTCAACAGCCAGCGCCAAGAGTTCTGGAAAGGGTTCCGGTAAGGGAAAGACTACCTCACCAAAGACATCAGGAAAGGGTAAGACCGCCGCTGCCCCAGCAACACCAACACCTGCCCCAGCACAGGTCGCTGCCCCAGTAACACCACCATCAACTGCCGCTTCAACTGCCGCTTCAACTGCCTCAACAGACAGCGCAGTAGCACTCGAACAGTCCTGGGATGGTATCCAGACCCAGTTCACCAGTCTCACTACTCGCCTCGCTGAGTTCAAGACAACTTACACATCACTCGTAGCAGACCTCAAGACACTCCAGAAGGATGTTCAGCGATATATGCGAGAAGCCAGTCGCAAGCAGAAGCGCAAGCGCAAGACTGCCACACCAGCTGATGGTGTCAAGCGCACACCAAGCGGTTTCGCTAAACCAGCACTCATCAGTGACGAACTCTGCAGTTTCCTCGGCAAGCCATCTGGAACAGAAATGGCACGCACCGAAGTCACCAAGCACATCACATCATACATCAAGGAGAACAACCTCCAGAATGCTGCTAACAAGCGTGAAATTGCCCCAGATGCTGCCCTCAAGACTCTTCTTAACATTGGCAAGGGTGATACCCTCACCTTCTTCAACCTCCAGAAGTATATGAAGGTTCATTTCCCAAAGGCAGCCACTGCTAGCGTCTAAATTAATAATTAATTGATTTTTTTTTGTTACTAATAAATATGTTCCAATATTTACAATACTTAGTAGAGAAATTCCTTGGTTTCTTCGGAAAAAATCGGGAAACAAACTCTGAACTTAAAAAAATACTCATTGAAAATAAGAGGTTCCTTAATGGTTTAATTAATATACAAGCAGATTACACACGACAAGATATGATTGATATTTTAACACACGAATTAAGTAATTTAAACTTAGAAATGAATAAAAGCGTTGAAATCGAAGAGTTACGATTTGAAGATATAGAAAAAAAAACCTTTTTGGAAGATATACTATATAAAATACGTGACTTAAACGACGAATAAATCAGTTCTATCTTGAACGTCCTCTAATTTTATTTCAGAGTCATAGTGAGTTTTTACGGTGCTGAATGAACCACCACGAAGGCGTTTCTTGGATTTAGAACTTGATTTCTTACTGGATTTTGTCTTTTTCTTACTAGATTTACTAGCTTTAACAGGCTTTTCAGATTTTATAGGTAACTGAGGTTGTTTCATTGAGGGCGGCGAACCAACTAATAAATCGTCAAACACGTCTGACATTAATAACTCCATTGGACTTCTTATTCCTTTTATTTTAGTTGTATCATTTGTGGCAAGTCTGCCATCTATTATAATATTTTCATCGCCCTGTTTTAAGTTATCAGTTTGATATTCCCTAGGTAACATTCTTGTTAAAAACTTATTTAATTCAGGAAATTTATCATTTGTAAAATGAACAGTTGTTAATCTATTTAAGAAAAAGAATAAATCATAGTGAGGTTTGTAATTACTAGTTAAACCTAAATATCTTGAATCTTGAACTGAATACTCGTTACACTCTAATTTTTTGTATTCTGCTGTTGTTTCTTCGTCTGTTAAACTGGGTTGTCTACAATTAGCTATAGCGTCTGATGCTGCAAAATCAAAATCAATTAATTTTACATGTGCAGTTTTATTATCAATTGAAAATGTCTTGCCAAGAATATTGTAACTTATTTTTCCTGGTTTCTGGTCATTTCTAAGATATACTAATAAGTTATCTTCTTTCAAATCACCGTGCTTAAAACCTTTCATATAATATTGAATTACTGCTAGGGTATATACGAACTGAAACATTAATTCTTTTAATTCTTGGACGCTTGATATATAATTAATGTGGTCAAAAAAGTCATAATTACCCAATTCCATTGTTGTTACAGTAATTGGATGTCCTTTGCGAAGTTTCCAGGTGCTACTCCAGTCAAGATATTTAAAGTAAATTTCATCGCTTTGATTTTCCATTAAACTGGGGAAAAAACCACATTTTACTTGTGAATAAACACTATTAATATGAGGTGTGTATTTTAATAGTTTCATAAGTTCTAAGTTTACTTCATAATCTATCTCAGGTTGTGTCTTTTTTTTAGAATGTTTTGAAATGCGAGAAACTTTTACACTTTTTCTATCTTCAAACTCACAATAGGGTTTTGAGTCACACACACTAAATGTAATTCCTGTTGAACCACTACCTAATTTTTTAATTACTATACCTTTCTCTGATAATCTTCGTTTGAAACTGTTACAAACACTCATAATATCTAATGTATTACTAGATATTTATTTTTATTCAGTTATAGTTTTATACAACTCTGCTAATACTATTTTTTTATTTTTTTCCAATTCCACCTCGGCATTTTCACGTGTAAATGAGTAATTGATTGTATCATTTTCCAAAGTAATAACTTCACCAGTTCGTATGTCTTGTATATTTTGTATCATTTGGAACCCCTTATCAAATGTAAGTTCGGGATATTCACGCAAAACTTTTATTGAATCTGTGCTATTCAGGTCAGTTTCATTGCTCTTTATATCTTCTAATTTAATTGTTTCACTTGAAAGAATTAATCTAAATTGATAATCAAAATTGTCATTTGAATAGTATGGATAGGAATAGAAAACATCGCCATCATATTCATCAGGTAGTGATTCATCATCTAAGTTACTTACATTTACAAGTGTTTCTTCGTCTGAGTCTAAGTTTAATTCTTCGATAATCATAATATTGTATAACTGATTTTATAATTTTTTTTTTTCAACGAATATAATAAACATGATACATCCCTCTTCATTCTGGTTAATAGTAATTATTTTATTCGCGTTAATAATATTACGTTACAAGTATCAAACACTAGTATTACGTGAAGATTTTTTAAATTTAGATACAGGTTTAACTCATAAATTAAAAGTGAAAACCGCAATTGATAAAAAAATGGGATTAATGTATAGAAAAGAACCTCTTCGAGAAGATACTGGTTTACTCTTTGACTACGGAAGATATGGTATATTTACTTTTTGGATGAAAAACACATTTATTCCATTGGAAATTATATGTTTAGACCATAATTATAAAGTAATTGGTATCATACACGATATGAAACCTAAATCAAAAAAAACAAGAAGTTTGGATAAACCATTTAGATACGCTATTGAAGTTAATAACGGTTACACTAACGATAAAAATATTAAACCGGGAGACACACTAGAGTTAGAGTATATACAGGACTTATGAACTTGATACGAGTGTTTTAAAAAATCCATTTTTAGTATATCTTTCATCGGGAATTCCTAATTCCATCCACTCATCTGCCCCCTTTTCTCTTGAATCAAAATATTCATTTTCTATATATAAATCTTCTCCTGTTATTTCAGTGTCTTTATAAATATCTTTGTTTTGTTCTTCCCAATCAGAATTATCAAATACATTCTCTGTTAAATATTCTATTAAATCATCGTGGGTTGTTCCAGTATATTTGGGGTTACATTGTCTAAGTTTATCTACATCTATTTCTATAGGATTAGATGCTCTCTTTACAGAGTAGAATTCACACTTTCTAAGATAAACTTTTTCAGTCATTGGATGTAAATATATCACGTTAATTACCTTTAAATGAATTAACAATCTTTGGTATGGTTTCCACCTCTTAAAAAACCACCACTATTTCTACAGCTGCCTTTTAATTCATCTAAATCTTCTCTGTAGATTAATTCTCCACGACGACCTTGTGTTTTTTTTAATAAGTTTTCTGCTAATTTAGGATAAATTGGTGATTGAATATTTACAGTGTATGCATCTCCTTCAATAGGGGTGAATCTAGAAAATTGGTCTCCTATGTAACTGCCTTCATTTGGAATATTATCTAAATGATTAAACATAAATCTTGTTTCAACTTCTAATTCAGGTTCTTCAACTTCTTCAATTGTTTCTTCTTCCTCTTCAGGTTGTTCGGGTTTTACCTTTAAACATCCATTTAAACTAGGAACTAATTTACCAGTGCATTTATAACGACAACGCTCTGATTTACAATCACTTAAGCAATTCAATGCTTTGTTTCCTTTATCAGAAATACATCCTAATTGTTCATTGGACAAGTTGTCTAAACCAAAAAATTTCCACATTGTTAGGTCTGAACCGTAACCTTGTGCTACGACTTTATCGGTTTGTTTCTTTTTTGTAGTAGTAGTGCTTCCACTGCTTCCACTGCTGGAACTACTGCTTCCACTGCTGGAACTACTGCTTCCACTGCTAGAACTGCTTCCGCTGCTGGAACTGCTTCCGCTGCTGGAACTGCTTCCGCTGCTGCTGCTACTTCCGCTACTGGAACTGCTTCCGCTACTGGAACTGCTTCCGCCAGTGCTTCCATAAGCTTCATCGAAATCACTGGAATTTGAATCTTGAAAATATTCTCGCATTGTAAAATTCATTTTAAGTGCTATTATAATAATAAGATAAAATAATTGAGATTACTTAAATCTATCGTTAGAAAAATAATTAAACTATGAATATTTTTACTACAATTGTGGCTTGCGCGTTCCCAAACATGAATGGAGATGTTTATGGAATTTCAAACCCTAATTATACTGACCCAGCTAAATTTTCAACTCAATACTACGATATCAATTCAACAACTGAATATTTTGAGGTATATTCACCAGTTATTACATCACAATATGCTATGGTTTATTGGACAATGATGCCTCCTGTGCCTCTTCCCGAACATATTGTAACTAGATTTCAAGGCAAGAAAATCGCTATTGTTGGATACGAGGTAGACCAGGTATTTCGTCACAATAATTCCGCTGATTCAAGTGTTCCTATTACCTGGGCCTATAATCACCACTATGAAGCATACCTGCGAAACAGCGAAAATTCATTTCAAAAAATAGAGAACAATAAATATGACCCAGATGACCTAGGTCAATATAATCACGGTGCCCACAAGATTTTCAGGTTAGGTAATCGTAGTGATACACTTTCCACTGAATTATTTAATGATAATGCCTTGTATTTCTCAGAAGCAAATGGTGGAGAATTCCGTGCTTCTTTCCACGGATATCCAAATGGATATGCTCAGTTATTGAATAGTCCAAAATACTTTAATATTCAACCTATGCAAATCGATACTAGGAACCGTGACCCAAGATACATCAATGATACACATTTTCACCCAGGTATTATGCCTATGAATAGTGCAGCACCACCTAATGCCAATTATTCAGGATTACTAGAGTGTCCCTGCACTTCAAGAATTAAAAAAACTATTGAATATAATTATCAATATCGTATTGCCAATACCTGCTCTAAGAATGTTGTAAGTAATGCACTTGATTGTGAAAAGTTGTCTCCGTATAATACCACACCTAAGGTAACTTCAAGCGCCCATATTCCCACAGGTTGTAGTTTCTTGAATGGAATCAATTATTTCAATGAATACACCTCAAGTGTTAATTGTGGAAATAATAACAAATTCCCTGGACTTGTAGGTTACTCTGGTAATTTAACTGATACGGTTACAGGTGTGTCTGCTAATCTTGAATATAGTCCCAAGGGTTACATTGATATTACATTAGAAGGACCAAATGATGTTTGGTTTGGTGTTGCCTTTGGAGCTACATCAATGGCAGATGAACCTTATACTATAGTAGTTGAAGGATACTCTGCTGGCTCTGATGTTTTTGAGCAACAACTGGGAAATCACGCGCCAGGTGTTCGCTTGAAACCCGAAATTAAGGTTTTGAGTAGTTCAATGAATAGAAATACTCGCAGGGTAACACTCAGGCGCAATGCTAGTGTAAGAGCTACTGGTTACTATAATTTTACTGCGGTTGCAAGTGATATTAACACAATGAGTGCTATTGGTTCTGGTGCTAAGTTCGCTTATCACAAATTGAAAGGCACTGAAATCTTGCGAGTTCAGGGTGTAAATGCCTATACTTGTGTTTGTAATAGTGCTAAAATTGGAAAAATAAATGGTATTAGGTTCCAGAAGAACTGTATGCCTGAACCACGTGGTGACTTGGTGAGACAGAAAAATCCCAGTTGTAACATTGAAACTTATCAGGGTGGTCAAAGTTGCTGTCATCACAAATGGGTCTTACTGGATGCTAATCAGACACAACCTCCTGGTGATATGAGTTACCACTTGAAATTCAGGTTTTATTTCCAGGAATATTCTACACAAAGGCGTATGGTTAGAGCATATTATCAAACTGAAGCCTACAGTGGAGAATACGATGTTCCTAAATGTGAGCCAGGAATTCCACCTGAGGAATGTGTTCATAGCATTACAGCACGATGGCAAGTTCGTGATATGGTTGACCATAGATACATTGGGAAATCACGAGGTTTTGAATTAATTTATGCAGCTCCACACTGTCACGCACCAATGTGTATTGACGTAGAATTATACAATGCTGATACAGGTGACTTGCTGTGTCATGTAGAAAGCATTAGTGGAAAGGGCAACTCTAATATGAGGTATGACGAATTAGACTACATTAAATTGAATCCTTGTCTATGGGGGCAAGACCGAGGTTTATTGCGACCTGAATTCCTCAGATGGGATACAAACTTGACTAGCATTAAACGTTGTAACAGCACAAATCTTCACTATGGAGAAATGGCTAGTTGGCAAATGAGAGGTGTAGTTGTGAATTAATTTTTCCCCAGTTTTTTGGTGCGTTTCCGCCAGTTACGTTGCATTGTCATTAAATTTATTGCGAAAATTACTTGTTTCCTTAGTTTGAGAGTAGGTTCAACACGGTGACCATTATACTTGAATGGTTTTCCTAATTCAACTTTTTTCCTTAATTTCTTTAATTCTGGTATAGAAAACTTGAATGTTTTCTCTACTTTTAGTGACCTACGAAGACCACCTTTATTTATTTTGAATGGTTTTAACTCTGGCATATATTATAATCTTAGATTATTATAGATAATGGGAAATCTTGGCAATCAGATCAACTATAATAGTCCGTGTTTGGATGTAACCGTAGAACAAACTGAAGTTAATTCTGGTATTAGAACAAATAGAACTATAAAGGGTAAGGAACGTTTAAACTTTGATTATTTAAAAAATTGCAGTGAAAAAGATTTTATATGGTTGAACACAAATATGTTAGTTGAAGCTGTAAAAAATTACTTTACAGAAAATAAATATGGTAAAGATGCTATTGTAATTAATAGAATTGTAAATGATTTAGTGAGAAGAATTATGAGTCACGCAGAAACAATAAAAGAAAAAGTAAAAAGAATAAACGCTCACAAAGAAACAATACAAGCACACGGAGCAGAATTAAAAAAATTAAGTCAAGAACACACTGAACAATTAGAACAATTAGAACAAGCACACACTGACGCACAAAAACAATTAAGACAAACACACACTACAGAATTAGGTAGATTAGAACAAGCACACACTACAGAATTAGATAGATTAAGACAGGAACATGAATCAACACTAGATAAATTAAGACAAGAACATGCTTCAACTAAACAAAAATTAACTATAAAAGAAAAATTAGTCAATAAACAAGCAGAAATAATACAAATAGAACGTAATTCAAAAACAAAGTTACAAAAAAATTTAAATGAATTAAGACCTCAAACATTACCGCCTACACCACCACAGTCACCAACACAACCCACACAACACACCAATAATATGGAATGGGGGTTTGGTAATGGATTTGGTGGTGGTGCGCGTAGAACTAAAAAGAGACGTAGCCATCGCAGTAACAAAACTAAATTAGGTCGACGACTTCAAAATCGTATTTCTCGAAGAAAGACTTTGAGAAAACGCAATAAGAATTAGTTGCCAAAAGAACTGACTCACATTTTTCTTTAGTGTCAATATTGTAGAAATTATACAGTATAGGGTCTCCAAATACAAAATGATAACTTCTTCCATTATGCGTGCTCTCAAAACATTCGACTACATTTGTTACGCGCATAGTTCCCGCTGCTGCTGGAGATTCTTCCGGAATAGGAGAATAATATTGAACACTATGCATTGTTCTGGTATCATAGTTCTCACCATTAATACCCTGATTCATACAAAAATCTACTAGTTCATCATGTAACTTACCACCATTACTTGACTCCATTAAATAATCTGGTATTTGCGCGTAATATTTTACATACTCACCAGTATTGAAACACACTGATTTATCTTTATTTGACATAGAATATAAATCTAGATTATAAAACTTTTTTAAATTATTTCCGATAAAATAGTATTTTTAGACTTAAAGCGACCTAAAGAAACACTTAAAATTATTCATTAAAACTATGTCTAATATATTAGATGGTCGTGAATTAAGTGGTAGATTATATAAAACATTAGTTCCTCGGATACAATCTCTAGTATCCCGTGGAATTACTCCCTCTTTAAAAATAATTTTAATTGGAGCAAGACAAGATTCAATTGTTTATACACAGATGAAAGCAAAACGCTGTGCAAGTGTAGGTATTAAATGTGAAATAGTTGAACTTCCCGAAACTATAGACACATTACAAGTAACTGAAAAGATATCACTTTTTAATAAAGACCCACTAGTCCACGGAGTGATGGTTCAGTTACCATTACCAGAATCAATACGAAACGACACCCGTAAAATTGTAGATACTATTGCTATGTCTAAAGATGTTGATGGATTAACCAGTTCCTCACTTGGAAAATTAATAACTGAACCCATTGAAATACACGACCTATGGAATCTTGATTTCTGGGTTTCATCTACAATTTATGGCATTCTTCATTTTTTAGCTGACCGTGATATAGACCTAGTTGGGAAAAATGTGGGTGTAGTGGGTAACAGTGCCTTGATAGGATTACCTGCTAGTATAATACTTAGTAAATTAGGTGCCACTGTTGAAACCTCACAAATATACACAACTAATTTAAGCGAGCGTCTTCGTGATCGCGACATTATTATTGTAGGTTGTGGTAAGCGAGAACTCATCCGAGGAGAAAGTGTAAAACCAGGAGCAGTAATAATTGATATAGGAATAAATGTCATAGTAGATGAAAACACTGGAAATAGAAAAATATATGGTGACTGTAACTACCCTGAATGTAGTGAAAAAGCAGCCTTAATTACTCCTGTTCCAGGAGGTGTAGGACCAATGACAATTTATAGTCTTCTTGAACAACTTGTTAAATCCGCCGAAGCAAGTGACTACGAGTGACTACGAGTGAATTACAATGCCAAGAATAATGGAGTGAAAACTGTTACTTTTCTACATACTGGACACCTACTTGAACCTGTTGAATGAATACAATTTGTATGGAAACAGTGACCACACATTCCACTTGATATATCTCGCTCCGCTGGACCTTTTACGAAATAATCCATACAAATAGGACAACTACTCTTCGAAAGTTGATTGTCTTGCGCTACATTTGAAATTACACGCTCGTATAATTCCAATCTTTTTTCAGGTTTAATTTTTGGTAGTTTCATACCAGCTATTTTATCTCGCATTTTTGAAACATTTCTACTAAATAATACTCTTTTTCCAGGTAACAATAACAGATATTTCAAATAATTGCGTCTTTTCTTTTCGATTTCTAGTTTTTCATTGTAACACTTTTGACACAAGTCTCCACAAATAGAATTATGATAAAAAAACCTAGTAACCTTAGTGTCACAATTATCACAACTTACGTCTAGTGAAATAAAATACATCCGTTCTACTTTATTTTTTATGTTGTAACGATTTGTATAAAAATTTAATTTATTACCAAAAGTGTATTCTGTTGTTCTTAAAAATGGTATATGTGTTCCCATATTACTATAATAACTATGAACCAATCCTAATAAACTTACTTGCCACCTAATATCATTACTTGAAAACCATAATCCACTAAACATATCCGATATACAGTCATCTATTTGACCTAATGATACATATTCATCAAATAATGGAGCAGCCATCTCTACATCACCAGCATTGAGAAAGTAATGTTCAAAGAAAAATTCCAAATTGAGATTCATTTGACCACTTGGATTGTGTTCCTTTTCAACACTATCTTCGAATTTTACAATATTAGCCGCTGTGTTATTTGATTTATAATGATAAATATCCGGTATTTCCACCGTATCTGATAGAGTAACAGTTGTAACATATTTAAATTTATCAGTGTATTCTATTGTGTAATTTTCTTTTGTTTTACCGGTTACACTTTTCATTTCTTTTAGAAATAAATGAAATCTAGTAATGTTATGACTTCTGTAGGCTACAATTGTAAAATGATTAGCCATAAGTTGGTCCATCTTACGCAATATAGGATGGAGGCGGAACTTTTTCACCTTTGATGCAAATTTTACTGTTTTTTCCATTTCAGCTTCTGTATCTCCACTACAGGGAAATTGTAAATAAAATAAATCCGACAATGAATTGATTTTACTCATTGTTATACTATATAAAAATAATAACTAGTCTTTAAGTTTCATCATTATTCCCTATTTTCATTTGTGATATTACCAAACTCTTGGTTGAATCTACTGATAGGTCACGATTGCTATTAGTTTTTCGCAATTGTTTATAATACGTTTTAATTACACAACTGAAATCACTGGGGGTTTTAGGTATTATTGAACTTTGAAGTGTATTAATCTCTAGTTCAGTGTTGTTTCTATAAGGTTTAAAGGGTGAATTTGAAAATATAAAATTTTCAATTAATGTTTCTGTAGTAGGTCTCTTGTTTTCGTCGATATTTATACAACACTTTACAATATCAGTAAGTTCTCTGGCATAAAAACTAGACTTTTTGAATTTATTAAACTTCCCTCCATGTATCTTTATCAATAATCTTCCAATGTGACTACAATTGAATGCTATCTGTAATTCCATAAGTTCATATAATATACATCCAATACTCCATATATCAGTTTTAAAATTATACTTTCTGTTATCTACACATTCAGGACTCATATAAAATGGTGTTCCTATTTGGGTGTGCATCCTAGTATCCTTAAATTTTGGAGCCTCTATTATTTTTGATGTATTGAAGTCACAAATTTTTAGGTTGTATCGGTCTGTTATTAAAATATTACTAGGTTTCAAGTCGCGATGTATTATATTATTGTTATGAAGGTAATCAACACCTAGTATTATTTGATGAATATATCTTACTATTGTATCTTGATAATAGTGGCTCTTGTTGTCACGCCTACGAGTAATCTCGCCAGCTAAGTCACCATTTTTGTAATAAGGCATAATTATATACAGTAAATTATTGGTTTTTCTAGCATCAGTAGATATTTCCACTTTTTTACATTGTAATAGATATTTGCACTTATTCTTTGTTAAAATCTGAATTTCAGTGAGTAATAAGGAGTAATCATCGGGCATACTATCAAGATTTACTACCTTAACTGCCATAGGTGACTCTCCTCTCCGTTCGCCATAGTATATTTCACCGAAAGAACCTCTTCCTATAAGAAATACTAGTCTGTAATCCATTGATAAATACACAATTTATTTTTTTTCTATACTTTTTAAATATTCCTGTCCTTTTTCTATAACTACCTTTACCGGTGGTAAATTGTAGTTTTGTTCTAAATAGACACCGAATATTATACCAGCAGAAAATACAGTAATATAGCTCATTTATGATAAATTGTTATTTTTTTTTAAAAGTCTAAGAACAATTTGTTTGTATATAATATAAATGAATTTAACCTGCTCATTTAAGAAAAAGCATAGTCTTGAAAAAAGAAAAGCTGAATCCAAGAGAATACTTGCAAAATACGCAGATAAAATCCCTATTATTGTTTCAAGAGATGAAAAGAGTAAATCTGTTGAAAAGATTGATAAGTGTAAATACTTGGCTCCAGATGACATTACATTAGCTCAATTTGCAGTTATAATTAGAAAAAGAATAGAATTATCAGAAACAGAGGCTTTCTTCTTTTTCACTAGTAACAATACCATGCCTGCTTCAACTAGTAGCTTACGTGAATTGTATTCTAGCAATAAAGATGAAGATGGTTTCTTATATCTCTACTACTGTGGAGAGAATGTATTCGGCACCAATTAATTAATTTAATTAATGAGAGCAGAGATATATTGGTTCATTGGAATTTATCAATAGAGACTCAAAATTAGTTACTTTTTCAATATGAAAACCGTGTGTTCTAATACGGTCATCTAAATTTTCTATTAGACTTTGAAGATTTTCTCTTCTTAGAAAGTCACGCAATTCAACTATAATATACTCTATAACCTTTCCTATAGTGTTGTATCGTGTTAGGTCTACATAACGTTGAAATCCCCAGAACAATGGGGCTGAAATAAAAACTGGTCTTACAAACATATAGTATTACTATTATTAGTAATAGTATTTTAAGTAATTTTACTCGGGAATATTTGAAAGTCTTGAATTACTAATACTAGAATTCCTTCTCATATGAGGTAACCTAGTTTCATATCCAGAGTATCTTGTTGTTTTACCTCTGGTTTTCCTTTTTGACCTTCTGGTTCCTGGCGTTCTATATTCACTGGTTCTCTTTCTTGTGTTGGCTGCTCTGGTTCTACTTGATACGGCTCTACTTCTTTGACTTTGTAACATTGTATTCTTCTTTAAAGTTCTTAACATTTTATACATTTTTGAATAAACTAATCCTGAATAATCAATTGTTCCATCCGATTTACATCTTTTATCGTGTCTTGCTTTTTTTTCTTTTTCTGTAAATTTAAAACCAAATCTAGGATAGAATTTACAAGCTAATTCAATTGTTGCTGCATCTAAATGAACATTTAACTTTTTATATTTATCGGCATATCTTAAGACATAATTGATTAATTCTGTCCCTAATCTAGGAAATGTAGCACATACTAAATCTATTATTACCTTAGACCTAGTTACTTTACACGCGGTAAATCCACGTAATCTCTGCCAAGGTATTTTTTTACTTCTTAATTCAAAAACTCTAGAGTTATTTTCAAAAACGACAATTAATAAGCTAGATTCATCAATATCATCAAATTTTCCGTGGACATATTCTTTTCCAATAAGTCCTCCACAAACCTTATGACTCTGTAATTTTAATACTAAAAAAAACACTCTTTTTAGCTCTAAATCTCTTATGTCACTCAATTCACGACCATTCCAAAATGTAGCTTCTTCACGAAAATTATCAATAATTAAAACACTATGGTCACTTGAATTTTCAAAAACTTCTGTAGGTTTTAATACCATATTAAAATAATTAAAGATAATAAATTAATCGTCTCCATATCTCATTTTTTTGAATTTGCTTGCTAGTTTAAGATAAACAAATCCAATAGCCAATAATGTTACCCAGAAACCTCCAAGAGCAAATATAACAAGATAGAATGACGTCTTCAAGCAAAACCATATAAACTTATAGAAATATCCCTGTCCAGGTGGAATAAAAAGTTTTAAATTAATTTTTTCCCTTCCTGTTTGAGGGTCGTTTACTATTTCAAACCATCTGAAACCGAATAAAGGTAGTTTTAATGGAGATAATATAAAACCCAAAACTTTTATCACACCAAAAAATAAATCTACAATTTTTGGAATTAACCCAAACACAAACCCACCTTTTTGAACACTTAATTTATTAGAATCATTTTTTATTTTATCAAACTCTTCTATGAGTTCAGTCGCTAAAACTAAATCTGACATACTTAAATATAACAAACAATAAAAAAATAACTATTATGCGTATTTAATTTGTATTTGCGCAAGTTTCATATCTATCAACTACTGATTTTCCCATAATCTGGTCATCAAGATTTAATTTCCATCCAGGACATTTTAAGCTTCCTCCGTTTTTAACGCGGTTGGATCTTCTTCTAACTCTTCTTGTTCTGCGTGACTTCTTAACACCACTGCGTCTTGATTTTGATTTTCTGGCACCTCCCATTTTGTTTAATGGAGATCCAAGAGACATGCCTTTACTGGAACCATATGCTCCACCACGTTTTCCGCAACTACATCTGTCGCATTTTCCGCCCTTCATTACTTTCATTGATTTCATTGATATAATATACAAACATTTTTTTATCTGGTAATATATTAGAATATAATATGCCAGCAAAAAAACTAAGCAGGAAAAGAATAAAAAATACTAGAAAAAGAACAAAGAAAGGTGGAATGATGCCAAGAATGGGAATGGGAGGAAGAGCCGCTAGAGGGAAAATTGAAAGTGACCCAGATAAATGTGAACCAGAAAGATTGAATAAAGGTTCAAGTAGTGCTAGACGCGGTGCTAGATTTTTATGTGCTAAATATTGTAGTCAAAAACCAACTGCCTGTGGTGGAAAGGATGAAAATGGTGTTTCTTTTCCACCTGAAGAAGTTTGTGTTAAATTAAATGTTTGTCCACAGAAAGAAAGTTTATATGATGTTCCTGAAACAATAATGAAATTAGTTAATGATTTTCAGGTTATAATTAAAAACTTTACTATAGGTGCGGAAAAGAAAAAAACCTAAGAAGCAAAAATAAACTTAGTGACTAGAACTCATTAATTCAAATCCGTGGTAAGCTAATGTAAAAATTGCTAAGGCTCCTATTAAAGGATAAGTAATAGGGTTTATTTTCTTTTTGTAAACTGCTATGTAAATTAATAGTGGAACTATGAATATTATATGTGATAAATACACCATCAAAGCGTGGCGACTTAATCCTCTTTTTGCTATAGCTTTCTCGGTTTGTTCGGGCATATGAGGTGGTGGTTTTAGTAATCCAGTTACGGATTTTTCACCACGTTTTAATGGGAGGATACGACAATCATAAAAATAGTCATACCAAGCCATTGCTACATATGCTATAACAAAAATAGCAATAAGTGTAGCCGACATTGCATATTTGTTCTGTATATTTGGTTTATACAAGAATATAGCCATTACTAAGAGTGAGAATACTATACACTTAATATTTAAAACAAAGGGTCTGCCAAATAATCCTCCTGCCATTTATATTTGATAATATATTATTATATTTTATTATACTCTAATTTGTCGGTATTTCTCCTAATAGATTTTTTTTTTACACTTAAGTCTTTATTTAAAGTTGGAGAATTAAGTAGAGACATATTTATGTAACTATTGCGTTTCTTTGTTTTTAAACTACCACCCTTTTTAATATATGATGTTCTACCTTCTGATTCCATTTCTTTCTTTGAATCTCGTGTAACAAATTTTCTCTTGGAACTTCTCTTGCCTTCTGGGGCGTCTATAAAACCCTTACAAGTAGGTTCTTGAGCGCATTCCTTTTTAACTAATTCTAATTGAGTTTCTGAATATTTTGTTCTTCCATTTATTTTTACTAATTTTCCTCCTAACGCAGTTTCAGGTTTTATCTCATATTCTACTGTTCCTGTTGTGTTTGCTTTTGGTGCCTTGGGTTCGGTTGGTGCCTTGGGTTCGGTTGGTGCCTTGGGTTCGGTTGGTGCCTTTGGCGCCTTTTTGCCTCCTTTAGGTTCATATGGAGTTATTTCTATACCCTTTTTAAGATATGATTCTTCTTCATATTCGCCAGGTGGCATTAACTTATTTTTACGACCCAGTTTACCTTCACCACTTCTAGCACTCCAATCTTCTCCTGATTTTGTTACGCCGATACATTCTGGATTGTCACTACATTCAAATATAACATTCTTAATTTTTTTATTGTTTTTGATAGTTTTAGACATTGAACCTTCTAACCAACCGGGCACGGGACCTTCAAAACCCATTGGTATATCAGTGTCATTAACTGCTTCTTCAACATTTTTACGTTTTTTCTTTGTGTTTTTCTTAACTTTCTTTCTTACTGGTTTAGCTTCTGGTTCCTTTGGTGGTTCAGGTTCCTTTGGTGGTTCAGGTTCCTTTGGTGGTTCAGGTTCCTTTGGTGGTTCAGGTTCCTTTGGTGGTTCAGGTGGTAATTCAACTTCACTATAGTCTTCTTCCATACTAGAATCAGGATACATTTCAAGAGTAAATGGATAAGTGTATTTGACCCCTGAATAAATATTTCGCTTGTTTGAAAAAAAGTTATCAATAAATTCAGATAACTCGTGATCTTCATATACTCTCATACTTGGGTCACCTAATTGAGGTTTTAATATTCTTTCTGCTTCAATAAATCTAGTTCTATTATCTGGTAAACTCTCGCCCATTATTAATGCTTCTGATGGTAAAACCTTTGTCGATGGAACCTTATCAGATAATTTGCGTGACATTTCAATTGATTTATTTGTTAACTTTATAATTAATTCGTGGAGGAAATTTGGTAAACTTTCTAATGACTTTGCGCTAGGTTTTTTTTCTTTAGATTTCTCTCCTAGTTTTTTTTCATATGCTTCTTTACTTTTTTTTGAACTTGCTTTGTTTGATTCTTGTTTTGCCCTTACTCCTCTTAATTTTTCTTTTGCTTCATCATCGGCTTCTACAACACATCTTTTTTCCTCTTGTAATTCCTCTTGTAATTCTTCTTCTGTTTTTTCTTTTGGAGTATAATACTCTAAAGGATGCATTTCAACCTTAAATGTTTCAAAATATTCATCGCCTGAAAAAGCGTCTGTAAATTTGAACAACAGTGTATATTTTCTATCAATTGAATCTATTATAGTATTTTCATACAGTGGTGTAAGCAACTTAACCATTTCATTTCCAGTTTTTTTATCACTTGAATATTCCAATATAAGTATATTATTTCCTCTTACATACTGAATACAATCTTGTTCAGGACTCATTTTATATGGTGTCTTAATGCTAAACAAATGCCATAGCAATTTATAATCTTTGTAAATATTCTGATCACCCAAATATTTTTTAAAAAATTCAAATGAGTGATACAATACAAAATTATAGCGTGTTACATTACTTGAAACTACTAGTTTTTTCAATTTAGATATACTTGTTATTTCACTATCACGAGTATATTTAAGTAAATCACGGTTTTCACTAACAAAAACTATAAATGCATCATAATTAGTTTCTATTAAATAATCTAATAGTTCTTGGTCATTTAAATTAGGTGAAAACTGTAATATTAAATCACCATTATTTGCCTTCATAAATTCTTCAAGAGTTAAATCTCTAATATAAATTTCTAGTAATTGAGATAAATTAGCTTTTCCTTGTAATGCTGAATGTCCTACTGCTGTAACAAAAGAATTTTTTGTATTAATTTCATTACCTCCTCTAAATACCATACGATGTAATCCTGTTTTTTGCTCTTTACCTTTTTTTTCATATTCCTTAAAACGTTTTACTGTATTCCCAAACAAGGTATTAAATATTTCTGGTAAATATCCATATCTATTCTTGGCAATAGGTCGTTGATTCCAATCTATATAATATTCATCTTTTGTTTTATAATCAATCTCATCTATATCCATATTTGTAGTTAATTTAACCATTTTAAAACCATTATCTCCTGCTATTTTTATCTTAAATCTCATATTTGGGAACACATCACTAATTTCGCGCTCAGTAAATGATTTTACTGGAATTAATTTACCTTTTGTTACTTCAAAAACACCAACAAATTTTTTGCCAGCAGTAAGTAAAATTTGATTACCAGTTTCAAGAGTGTAATCTATTAATATTGATTTTGTTTCATTTTTTATTATAATTATTTTAAATATTTTAAGTATTACACCAGCACGTAATGTTCCCTTAAAAGTTTCTACATCAGATTCTTTAGTTGTTCTAATATTTTTATAATAATCAACTTCGTGTATGACACATTTTTCAGTATTATGGAAAATATTTGTTGGTTCGTTACTGGAGTAACAGCAAGGCATACAAAGGTTTTCTGGATGACTCTTAGGGTCAATAAAACCTGGTATACCTATTTTCTCAGTGTCAGCTAAATATAATTCCCATTTTTCAGGATAACGTTTTTTCAAACGTAATATATCTCTATTCACAAGTTTATTAGATTCAGCCCAATATTTCTTCTTTTGACCTCTTCTAACAAACACGCAAGAAGTAGATGTTATCATATTATCCATTATAATTCCACATCCACAGTTAAAACATTTACCATCAGCTTCTAATAATTGTTCAATTGTTAATGGCATCATACATCGTTTATTAAAACAGAATATTCTTGGACAAATGTAATAATTCATATTGTGTTTGTCTGAACCCCATTTCAAATGAATATTCTCAGGTGAATTAAAAGCGTCAGGATTAACACGCTTAAAATGTGTCCATTGGTCTGGTGTTAAAATCATAGGTTGTCTGTTATCTACTGCTGCGCATAATCTACTATATTGTTCGTGTTCATTTGTTCTTGAGTATACAAATAATCTAGGGTCTACAGCTTTTCTCAAAGCAGGCATAAACTGACGCATACTCTTTGTTTCCATTTCCAATAGTTTTGATATAGTTTCCTCTTTTTGAGTATCGTCTTCATCAGCAGTAGTCTTTCCCGCAACAGGAGCGGCGTTTGCTTCAGGTTTATCTGCACTATTAGGCTCTGACTCTGGAAGTGCTTCTTCATCTTCAAAGTCTTCTTCAACGTCAGAGAATTCATCAACGTCACTGTCTTCCATAAATTCACTAGCATCGTGATCAGCAAATGTTTTCTTTTTTTGTGGAAGAACTACACTTGACAATTCAACCTGTATTTCTGGTCGGGTATTTTCAGCATTGGCGTTGTTACGAGGTTTAGGCTTATCTAGTTGACATTTATTAAAAAGGTATTGTATTTGTTTGTTGATTTCGTGTAATGATTCAATACTACTACAACTGGAAATTGTAGCAGTGTATAAGTTATCATTTAAATTTTTAATAGTTACCTCGATGTCTAAATCTGTATATGTCCCTGGTTTTAAATTTGGCTCAGTTGCTACTTCTTCGCGAAATAATTCAATTAATTTTGTAGCTTCGGGTGGTGTCAAATTGAATATATTTTCACAATCTAAAATAAAGTTTTCAATAAGTTTACTAGGTGATTTCACTACTTCGCGAAGTTTTAAGAAGTGATTTTTAATGTTTTTGTAACTTTGAAAGTGATTTACACTAGTGAATCTCATTTCTATTGTATCTAAATCACGTATAACCCGGAAATCATAGAAATTTGGCACTAGATAACGTAAATCATCAGATAACCTTTTAAAATCCACTGGTTTCTCAGTAGTTATTTCATTTATATTGGCATCAAATGTTGTATATTCCATATTTGTAGGAGTATTTCTGCTACTAGGTCTTTCTGGTAGGAATAATGGAATTTGGTCGCGTGTAAATTTGTTTATTTCGTTTATTACTGGAATAATGCTATTGAGGTGACTACAATAAAATAAATCAAATGGTATATCTCCATTATTTTCAATAAATTTTATGTATAAATGACCAGTTCTTTTTATAACTAGAGTTAAATAATTATCACTTATAAAAGTGTGGTCCGCAACCTCGGGCGAAACAACTAATTTAACTTTTATTAATAATTCTGTTACTAAATTTGAATCTGTAGTATCAGTGTTTTCTCTGTCACGATTGAGTTCTTGTCTTTCTCTGTATGAAACAGCATTGCTGCTCCAATTCAACATTTCACTTTTTGTAATATTAGTTGGTTTCAAACTAGGAAGATAATCCTGAACATATTTCTTTATAGTTGTGTCGTATTTTTTCCCTAGTGGCACTTTTACACCATCGTGATAAACATTTACCAACTTATCAGATGCAATACGAGTAAAATACTTTCTGTCAATGTCACGATAACGAATGTATGGTATTTCTGCCGATAATTCCATTTTCTCAAAAATACTAAGCAAATTAATGTCTCTATCGCCTTGTGCTTTTAGATAAATATTTGCTGGTCTATTTACTTGAACCACTATATTGTTGAAACCAATACTTCCAATTTGTGTTGAAATACCTTCACCAATTAAGGGAACCTTGGATAACTCGATTGCCTTTTCAGTTATACGTAAAACTTCAGATGTATTTTCCTCGCGGAACTCAGGTTCTTCATTAGACTTTGGGAAGAAATGTCTTAGAATGAATAAATTCTTCTCTGTTTCTGTTTCGTGACGGTCACGATAACTGGTAAAATCAACTAAATTAATAACGTTTTTATTTATGTTATAACTTCCCAAAGTTAAAGTTTGAGTATCAATTACATTCAATGGTGGCAAATCAGTATCTATGTTTTTAAGATTTGGGTCTATTATTTCAATACCCTTTGAAGATTCATACTCTAATCCTAGGGTAACTCGAGTTTCACATTTAAGGAAATCAAATTGTGGTAAATATTTAAATGTTGTAAAACTGTTTGGGGGTTCAGGGTTACTTCCATATCTAGCCAATAATTTTTTGGATAGCTTATTATCGCTTACTGTTATATCTGCCCAAAGATGAATATCATTGTAATAATATCCTGTTACAGTCATTAAGCGACGTTTTACATCAAGAATTGATAAATTACTATGGAGGAAAAATGGTATTATTACATAAACATTACCATTGCGCACGTCACTTTCTAGTCTACTAAGTAAATTGTCGTTTGGATAGTGTTCAGCTATTAATTCCTTAGTTTTCGCTGATAAACTGGATACCTTGCTATTTGACTTCGATATAGAAACAAAACTTGCTTCAAGTGAAGATTCTAGGGGTTGAATAAAGTAGTATTTTATACGCTTATGAGTATCAAGTATAGAATATACTACCGGTGTTTTTGCTGTTTCCATTAAATCACAGGAACCGGACATTTTTATTATAAATGTAGAAAATATTTAAATACTATTAAGAGATTTATAATTTCCAGGGTCTGGATGAGGTAACCCAGTTGATATATGGTTTAAATATTTATGTTGAATAGGACAATTTATTTGTGCTAAAATTCTATTCCAGAATATAGGGTATTTAGTCTTATTTTCATTTACTTTTATTTTTTTATATTCTCTCTCCCATTCAGGAACTTTTAATCCAGCACTTGATTCACGTGGATATTTGGCTGGGTGTTTTTTTAGTAAATTATAATTTTCATCTAGGACCCTATGTAATTCAATAATCCATTCTCTAGTAAGGGGCGTATTTTTCTTATAAATAAAATAACCTACTCCTATCATTTTTGATACATCCTTCTCTATATTTTTTCTTTCTTTTTCGGATAAGTTATCAGGAAGAGCAAAACTCCAGTCATAATCGGCGTTTAATCCTACTGCCCAAATATCTTTATTGTTTCTTAATTTATCGAAACTTTTTTTCCAAGAACCTGTAGTTTTTTTCAAATCGCTATATCCGCCACCATAATTATGCATCATATAACACCTAAAATAATCTGCCTTATGGATATCTGATAAATATTCAAATCCAGGATGAATAGGGTTACTTGGAATTTCATATTTTTTTACATCTTTTAATGTAATTAAAACTACATTACACTCACTTGTTTTTCTTAATGATTCAAGGGCACTTTTTCTTTCTTTGCTCATAAGATGATTGCTCATCCAAAGTGTATAAATAGTATTTTCTTTGTGTAATTCGAATTTCTCAAGATTTTTTAATTTGTATAATAAAAACAGTATTAAAAAAAATAATGTTACAACTAGAAACATATAAATATATGAAATATAAATAATTAATCAAGGAGTTGAACCCTTACGTGCCATTAAATCAGCCATTTTGTTACCATACCAAACTTTCCTCTTTACTGGGTCACTAGGTTCTGTTTTGTGTGCTAAACAATGATGGAGTTTCACATTGTATTTTTTGTATAAGGCTATTACCCTTTTCATTAAGTCCATATTTTTAATAGGTTGTCCTCGTTTATTTTTGTATCCATTCTTTTCCCAAGCTTTTGAATATTGAATGACGCTTTTCACAATATACTCTGAGTCAGTGAAAATGACTATACGTAATCCTACTGTATTATCCTCAGTTGCTACAATAGTTTCAATGGCTTGAATTACTGCAAATAATTCACAAATATTATTTGTTACACGAGGAACTAATACACGCTTACAAATATTACGTGGGTCATTGTCACCAAAAAAGACACCTATTCCACCTGTAGCATTAGCACTTCCATTACCTATAGCAGAACCATCAGTATACACTACAACTTCCCTTGGAACTATTCCAGGTTCTACTACTGGAGTTTCTACTGGAGCAGATACTTCTTTTTCATTTTGTTTTTCGGTCGCTGAACCAAACCAGTTTCTTATATCACTCATTCTTTTTATAATTATTCTTTTTTTATTTAAGTAGAACATTACTTTATTTAACAAAAAAATGGCAAATAAAGCAGACGATAATGGAGAAATACTAGATATTATAAAACAACGTATGGAAATAGGACTAGAAAGATATGGTCACGGACTTAGAACTGCCGATGATACCCGACAATGGGGAACTGCCGAGGATTCTTGGGAAGAAATGGCACTCGAAGAAGCACTAGATGGTATGATTTATTTGGCTGCAAGTATTTTACGAATTACAAGAGCAAGAAAAAAGAGACTAGGAAATACTGAAGTCTCCGAAGAGACTAATTAATATATTTTCATTTTACGTTTTCCATCAACTACTGCTATTTCACCAATGGGTTTACCAGGCCTTCCACTACGAACAGCAGTAGCATCATATAAATGCATTAAATCAGCATTGTCACCACGAACAGCATATTCTATGCCACGGATTTTTGCGAATTTATATTCAACCATTTTGGCTTCATATCTGCGTGCTCTTTCGCGATCTTGGAGTGAATCCATAATATTTGGTGTATAAGAGTAGTTTTCACGAGTAAGTCTTGATGCTGGACCATAATCTACACAAGTGAATGGTTCATCTGGGTCCATTGTTTCAATTGCGTTGAGACTACAGTCTACACTTGCTTCTTTAATTAATTTTAAGAGTGTATTCATTACACTTAATTTGTTCTGTGAAATCTGGTAAAGAACTTCGTCACTAGACATACCAGCACTATCTATTTCAATTTGTTTGTCTGCCTTCTTTTGAACTGTTGTTATAGTAGCAATGTATGTAAATATTTCGACTGTTCTCTCTGATTTTGGTAAGTTTTTATGGGAATTCACACGAACAGCACGACCCATAACCTGTTTGAGGCGAACAGGGTTCCAATAAGGTTCAATTATATGAACTTGGCGAACATTATGGAGGTCAATACCTTCAGCACCTGTCTTGGTTGTTAAGAGAACCTGGACTACTTGTCCTTTTAGGTTATTGTGTGGAAGTAATGCTAATTGTTTTTGAATTTTCTCAGGAAGTTCATCATACTGGTTATTGTAAATCTTGCGAAGTAACTCACTTGTTTCGGGATTTTCACCCCAGAATAAAAATCTTTTGCGAGTGTGTTGTTCTGGATCCGAGAAATCAGCATCAATCACATAGTCACCTTCGGCATCACGAGTTAATTTTAATTCATCATAACCATTGGCCTTTAATACTACTGAGAGCACTGCTATACCCTCTAATGTTTTGTATTCTGTGTAAATGAAAACATTACCATCACTAGTAATCATATTATTTAAAAGATTATTATACTTTGGAGAGTATTTTACTAATCCATCTGGTTCATCCATTACAAGGTATTCGTGTTTCTTTCTGTCAAGTTTTTTAAGAGTCGCATTCTTACGACGCTCGTATTCCTTTACAACTGCTTTACTGGTTGCCTTTGAAAGTTCCTGTTCCATTTCAGGTGTAACGTCTTCTAAATCGGTCTGGACACCCATTTCATTGAGTGTCTCTTCTAAACCTTCACTATCGCGTGAAATCTCTCCAATATAAGGTCTTGGAATATCTTCTGGGAAGGCAAAACTACAATGCATTCTAGAATAGGCTCTGTAACTACTCTTTACTTCTCCACCCTGTAATTCAGAGTTGTCTCCTTCTCCACCTGCTGTGCGTCGTTTTGGTTTAGATTTACCCTTGCTTTTATTTTGCTCTATTTCTGCCTTACGTTTCTCTGAGTATTTCATAAATTGATAGTCACTCATTGGAACTGATAAAACCTCATTTTTAACTACAGTTGGAAGTAAATCGCGGTCCTGTGTTTTATAGTGTGATACTAATCCCAAGATTCTACTCTTAAATAATTCAGTATTACGGATTTCTAATCCATTTCCACCTATAAATAAGCGATTAAAATCGTCGCGATTCTCTGGGAATGCGCTATAAAGATTTTTTGTCATAGACACACGATATCCTTTGCTAGCGAATGCATCACGTAACATATTAGTAAATTCTTCTTCTGTAACAATCCCCATTGGATTGCGTTGAATACCATTTCTTTCAAGAGTATTAACAAACCCATATGGGTTTTGTGTTACAATTATTTGATTATCACGTTGACGAACTATGTATTGATTTACTAAGATGTGAGATTCAACTATTTTTTCCAAATGTTTGAAAGGGGCACTTTTACTTCCTATTGCTTTTACTGTGAATGTATATGTAGGTGTGTAACCTCGAAGAAGATTAAATAACTGGGCTGTTTCATACGGGTCATTAATCATTGGAGTTCCACTAAGGAATACACACTTTAAATTTTTTGCTTCCATAATGAGACGTCTTACACCACTTGCTCTAACGCCTGGGTGCTCTTTTGCCATTGAATTTGTTATGTTATGAACTTCATCAACTACTAATACAGCATCATCCAAAATACGGTCGGCGAGGTATTTTTCCATATTCTTGCTTGTGATACCATCCATTGAAATAAAACTGTAACGCTTTTTAATAATAGCGTCTATTTGGCGTTGAAGACTAGCGCGTTCCTTTCCTGATAATGAATCATAATTGGCTTTCTTGGCGAAATTTACTACCCACAATCCCGCATTTTCACGAAGAACTTTGGGTGGAACACCTAATATTTTAGCAAATTGTGTGAATGGACTATCTTCTGCGAGTGGTTTAAATTCCCAGTGTTGATTTATACGGAAATATTCATAACCGCACTTCATAAGATTATCGATAAAATTCTGCTGAAGTGATTTATTGAGTAAAACAACTACCTTTCTGTTACTTTTGAAACCTTCTGCGATAGCAATACTAGCACAGGTTTTACCTACACCTAATCCGTGATATAATAATAATCCACGATAGGGTGAATCGTGTTGAAGATAATCGCGCACTAATTTCTGTTGATTAAAAAAAGTGAATCTCTCGCTACGAGTGAATTTGTGTCCTGCTTTGAATTTGTAAGATTTAAATGTGTCATCTATATAATTTACAAAATTCTTGCGATTAGGTAACTCATACACTTCAGGTGTTATCATTTTCAATTCTGGTATTTCATATCCTGTGCCTGCTAATTCTTCTGGTATTTTTAGAGTTTTACGTTTTTTCTTAATAACAACACGGCGTGGTGCCTTTGGTGCATTATTTTCTTCTACAGGAGTTGGAGGAGCAGGTGGAGATGGTGTTTTTTCGCGTTTTTTAGTTTTACAAATAGCGTAAGTCTTTAATTTACCCGATTTTGTTACACTTGTGGCACAAATATGGTCATCGCCACGTTTTACGCAACTCTCGTATTTTTTACCGCGATATTCGAAAGGAAACTCACAGTATCCTTTTCCAAGGGACACGGGTGGTTTTTCTTCCAGTTGTGTAGCATCTGATTTTGTTAATGTAACTGGTATTTTTTTACTCATCTAGTTATATTAATAAAATAAAAAAAAATATTTCTATTGTATTTACCTGATTTTAATCATTAAGCATTCTTGTTCTTCTAGTCATTGATTTTGTCACTAGACTTCTTCTAGTCATTGCTTTAGACTTTGGCACACTAGATTTTCTTTTAGTTCTTGAAATTTCAGGTCTGGTTGTCATTGTGCTTGCTTTTCTAGTTCTACTTCTAGTTGGTTTTCTAGATGCTACTCTTGTTGTTGTATATCTGCGACTACTAACTGTTGTTACTTTTCCTGATGATAAAACCTCCCAATTTTTACCAATGCAATCTGTTAAATTTACAATAAAATCAACTCCACTAATAGTGACAAGAGCTTCAAAACAGTCAGCTAAGTATAGTTTTTTGAATAAATCTGTGTCACTTTGTATAAATGGTTTTAATGCCTTAGTGAAGTTACGTGTATCAATATTTAATTCTTGTTTAATACCTCCTCCTCTAGCAGAAAACCAATTTGCGGGATTAGCACTTGGTAGTTTACTATATGCATTTTTACTTGCTGAGAAAATTGCTTCCTTTGCTTTACTAGCTGCACCTGATGTTGCTTTTTTAATACCACTTGTTACTCCCGAAGCTGCTTCTTTTGCGCCTTTCTTTGCTCCACTCCACAGCCAACTACCAATATTACTTCCTAAATCACTCCAAGCCTGTGACAATACATTTGAAAATGTGTCACCAAAGAACCCCTTGAATATACTATCCAATACGTCTAATAATGGACCACTTGCGGTAAACAATATATCATATACTTGGTCAAACAAAAATCTTACAAATGAAAAAACTAATTCTAATATTTCATTTATTCCTTGCCAAGATATACCAATTATGAACAACATATACTTGTAAAATACCATATTCGCCTTTAATGTGGTGAATAATACAAAGAGTCTTACAATTGACCCTATTAATGGAATTTCACCTAATGTATTTCTGGCACTTGCATTTACCCATTTAACACTAGTATTCCAAATATTAAATAATTTATTAATTACTTTGAAAAATACATTTGTTAAATGTGGAATACATTTTGTTAAACTAGAAACCCCTAAACTTGCGTATAATCCTAGAGCGTGACCTTCTAAGAAACTAATCAGTCCTGCTGTTGAGTATCCAACTGCAGTTCCTACTCCTCCTACTATTAAGGCATCCAACATTATTCTGCCAGCATCACATTCAGTTGATGACACTCTAAAACCATTGCGAATATTTTTTTTTATATCTCTAACGTCTTCTTGAATAATGCCTTGTATTAATGCCATTTCTCCTGTTCTTTGGTCAATATCATTGAGAGTTTGTTCCATAACCCCAAATCTTTGTAACATTTCAACCATACTCTGCTTTAAAAACCCCATTTCTTTACGCATTTCAGCATCTGATGGCGAAAGCATTTGTTGTGTTTCTCTTTCTCTTGGAGAATTTGTTGCTACACTTGGGACTGAATTATCTGCTTGTGGTGAACCTCTTCTTCTTTGTCTCAATCCACTAGCACTAACACTTACTGATGGACTAGCACCTCCATTCATTTTATCTTTAGCTCCCGCTCTATCAAGTTCTCTTAATAAAAAATTAGTCATATTTGTTAAAACTTCTAGAAGCGCCTGATTAACGTCATTTATTTTTCCTTCCATTTATTATTACTAAATATTTTTATATTACTTTGAAATGAACTAAGGCATTATAAGCTGCCTCCTGTTCTGCTTTCTTTTTAGTGTAACCTTTTCCTAAAGTAAGAATTTCTTCGTCAGGTGAAAGAACTGCCATTGTGTATAACTTTTGAATAATTTCATCTACTACTTCTACTTCCTGGTATTTTACTGGAACACCAAAGTTTTCTTTGTAGTATTTACCTAGTTGGTCCTTATAATTTGTGTTACGTAGTATAATATCCGTGAAGTCCACATGTTCTTCAATAATATTAATGAATAGTTGCTCACAAATTTGAAACGCAATACCTGTATCAAACGTGTTTGTCATATTACAAAATTCACTATGAATACGTGTGCCTTTTGGTATGTTATTAAAATCTAAGTAAGTTGCACCCATAAATGCTTCAAATGTATCTTCAAGTAATTTTATCGAAAATCTACCATTACACTTGTCTTCTATATGTCTAGAGATAATGAGATACTCAGAGAAACCCATCTCTTGTGCGAATTTTCCAAGAGCTTCGCCACATACAATGCGATTTTTAACACGTGTATAAAATCCCTCGTGTTCCTCCGGAAACCTATGAAACAAGTAATTAGCCACAATAGGATTTAATACTGAATCACCGAGAAACTCTAGGCGCTCATTATCGTGTTCCTGAAGAGGTAACGCACCCTCTGGTTTATCTACTATTTCAGTGCCTTCTTCCAACTCTTCTAGTTTTCGCTTACAATACGATTTATGAACGAACGCATTTTGATACAAAGAAATATCAAATGGGGTAAAATCTACTCCATATGTTTTAAAAATATGAGAAACAAATTTTTCATTAACTAGTTTGTTATTAAAGTTGTATGGATTTACAACTACCTTAGCATCATCACTTTCTTGGGACATTATATTATAATTATTCTTATTATAGTTAAGTATTTTTAAATCAATTTTCATTAATGTTAAATAAATATTTATATATACGTGCAGATAATACCTTACCTAACTTTCTTTTGGGTGTAACCTGGAGAGTTGATAAAAACAATTCACGACTACCTTTTTCGGTTTCAGGTATCGCCTGATAACAGGATATTAGGTTCACCAGGGAATTATACTCGTTTAAAACAACATCAGCAATAGAAGCAGATACTCCTGGTATTTGTGCTAATTGAACTTTTTGACATACACTTGGTGTTAAATTTTCACGCTTAGCTGTTTTTACAAGGTGATTATAACCCTGGGGTTGCTGTTGAACCTGCTGCTGTTGGTATTCAGTTGTGTTAGAAATCCAATCGGGATTTTCAGTTAATTTCTTATACAACAAATCTATATACATACCAGTTTCAACAGTATTTGAAGTCCTATATACAGTAATTTTGTCTCGTAACTGTAAATTTACAATAGCAGCTTGAACTATACGCCTCTGTAATTCATTTAAATTTAGACTTGTATCAAGTGTGTTACCTTCTACTATGTAGGCAACTCTTGCTTTGTTTGAAACACTACCTAGAATACGCGCCTTCTGCTCTCTATATCTTCCATCATTTATACTACTGTAAAAATCAGATATGCTTTTTCTTTCAATAATATATACTATCTCACCTGTTTCTGTGTCTCGTAACTGAATATCTCCTATGTCTAATCCTTGAAATGAAACTAAGGCTTCTTTATTTTGTCTATTACCTGATACAAAATATTTTTTTAATTTTGCTTCTCTAGAATCTACTAAAATAGTTAATGTCATATTTTTATTTTTATTTTTATTTTATTAATGTTTTTGGTTTTAAGTAATAGTTATCTTGTAATTTCCTGTAAATTTCATTAATATGTAAAATGACTTTAATTCAGGTAATGTATTAAATGATTGAGTATGTTTTATTCTAGTGTTTGATGTATAAACCAATCCGGTTGTTTCACTAGTTCCATTTATTTCGTCATATTCACATAGTGACTTTGCGATAGTTTTAACTCTGTCATTTTCTATAATAGACACTTTTACTGGATTTATTTCGTCACTTTGATAAGTAGCACCATTTTGAAAATAGGTATAATGATTAATCCAATTGTTTTTGCTTTTTAGTCCATCAAAACTATGACAACTTACACTTATTACTGGTTGTGAGTCTTGTGGATAGAAAAGAACCTCTAGGTTTATTCTTTGAGACTCTTTTGGAATTTCTATTTCAACAAATGGAAAATCTTTTTCGGCATCCATACTCCCTGAAAGAGTATTTTTCTCTATGGTTTTCTTTAATTGTTCTTGTTCTTTAATTTCTTGTATTGGAAGAGGTGGATGAATAATAGCATAACCCGAATTTCTGTTTATTCCAGGTAAATGAATAGTATCTTCTATGCTTATGTAACTTTCTCCTGCTGACCCACAAGTCAATGAGATTATACTATGAGTTCCATTAAAATCAATAGTGTTTTCCTGTGAATTATCTTGTATAACAAAATTGTTAAAATTAGTTTTATCATCGCGTAAATCAGATACACAACTATTTCCTCCTGTGTATCCTCCACCACCTCCACAATTACTCATACCCGATGTTAATTTTTCTGCAGCAAATCCGCCACCACCTAAACCTCCAAAGGCTATATTATAATCTGGTCGGGATTTTGATACTGAAACACGCTTCATAGCAGTGTAATTGTTACTCTCTGAAATTGAAAAACCAGCTGATGCTAGAGTATTTTCCTTTGGAATATTATTGTTTTCTAATGTTAATAAATCGTTTGAATATATTTTCTCAAACAATAGTTTGTTATTTAATTCAAAATAATTATAGTCTTTTACTTTTTGTTTAGAATATGGTGTAGTAATTATTAATTCTTCGATAGATTTGTTTAAAATTATGGTGTAGTCAGTTTGAGGTTCATCAAATTCAATCGTATTTCCTGATTTTACTGAATATCTTGGTCTTACCCAGTTATTTGAGGTAATACTTATTATTTCAAAAGTTTCTGGTTTTATTACAGTAATTGATTTTATGGGAATAACAAATGTAGCCGGGTTCCTACTTTGACTAATATTTTCATTGGCATTGTTTGGGCATTTTAAAATTCCACTACTCCATCCTCCTGCCCCAGCAGCCACTAATGATAATCTATTGTTAACTAATAAACTACTAGATCCACTTCCACTACAACTAGCCTGTATGGGTAACTTGCCTCTCCTTTGTTCATATTTGTTTTCTTGACAAGGAAATCTAAATCCCGAATTACCTATTAAAAATTTAAGATTATCTCTGGCATTCAATTGTATTTTACTTACTATTTTTGTTCCACGACCTCCATTTTCAATACCAGCACCATATAATTCTATTGTGTAATCTCCATCTATTGGAACTGTATAATTATGAATTTCATTTTCAATAAAGGTGTCTTTAGACAATAGTGTGTCATTATCACTAGGACCAGTAATACCTTTATAATTAAAATTATTAATTATCACCTTTGCGTCATTGAAAAAATTATCAAAATCAGGTTTTATTAGGTATTCTTTTTGATTATTTTTAGAATAGTTTGAATAAGTATCGCCGTGAATTACTAATATTTCTAATGTTACTGGGTCTGCTATAGCAAAATCGAATTGTCTTTTTATTTGTTTTGAATCATCTAATATTTTTTCTTGTGTGTGTGAGTATTCTATTATTTTTCCTGTAGATAATACTATATTTGTGTTACCATTTTCATTGAGTATTACTGAATTTATAAGAGGGTAATATTCCCTTGGTAGAGTGAATAATTGTTCAATAGTGTAAGAATTTGTATTGTTTTCGTCTATAAAATAAACTCTGTTATCTAAGTCTATATAAAACACTTCATGTGTCTTTGAATAATATCCAACTAATTTAGCACTATTAGGGATTTCCTGATGCTTAATCATTTTATCACCCGTTTTTAAAAAGGCTCCACGATTTGTTAAAATATGAAAGTTACCTAAGGTGTCTATAGCCACTGACTTATAAATAATATTATTCTTTTTACTTGATGATTTTACTTTAGGAATGGTTATTACTGGTTTTCTTGTTATTCTTGATTTTACAATAAGCAATACTACTAAAAGTATTGCAGCTAACAATAAAAATATTAATAAAGTCATTTAATCTATTATAATTCTAGAAATTTAATAGAATTTTGGATCATATGTTTCTGTATATGCAAATTTTGGTAGAATTGTTCCTACTCCTCTAAATTCATATGCATTTGAAGGAATACCTTTGTCCAATAAGGCAACTGGTTCAACTAATTGAGTTGAGTCACGGATACAAGATGGAGGTCTTAATGCTCTGCTCCAGTCTTGTGGTCTTATAATTTGTTTCATATAGTCTTCAACTGGAACACCTACATTATATACCATATCTTGTGGTTCAACTTTTCCAAATAACTCTGCGAATTTTTCTGCTGAATCATCATCTAAGAATTCTTCTAACCGTTTTTCTGCTACTGAAGGTTCTCTTGGTGGTTCTTGTTCTCCAGCTTCTACCTGGCGCTGATATTGCTGTTTGCGTTTTTCGAGTTCTGCTGCTTTCTGTTTTTCAGTAAGTCTAGTGCTTGCTTCATATGTATAAGTATTTACAATAGAAATCTTGTTTTCAATAGGTGTTATGTTGAACAAACTACTGAATATATCAAGCATCTTAGTGTATTGTTCATTCTTATAATTAACAAATACATATACTAGGTTATCACGTAATGCTGAATATTCTGGAGTTTCTGATAATTCAGTTGTTTCACGCTGGTCACTATCAACTCTTAATTGTTTAATGATTTCTACTACTAATCCTAAATCCTGCTGAACTGAGTATTGATTAACTGAATTTTCACTTATTGTTCTTAATACACTATTCAAATCGGCTAATTCTCTCATTCCAAGAGTATCCATAATTCCTAATACAAGTGTCTTTGCTGAAACAATTGATAATTTCTTTGATTCTTCTGGTTGTAATACCATTAATGTAGTTGGTCCTACTGATTCTGTTGCCTGTGTTGTTGGCGCTGCTGTGGTTGTTGGCGCTGCTGTGGTTGTTGGCGCTGCTGTGGTTGTTGGTGCTGCTGTGGTTGTTGGCGCTGCTGTGGTTGTTGGCGCTGCTGTGGTTGTTGGTGCTGCTGTGGTTGTTGGCGCTGCTGTGGTTGTTGGCGCTACCTGTGTGGTTTCACCCTGAAAACCTTCAATTTTTAAGTTACTTTTATTTAAAAAAAGCGCAACTGATGCTACAATTATTAATCCTGATAAAATTAAATATCTATTTACCTTTCCCATTTTTAAATAAAATGAAAAGTTAATTAAAATTACTAATATTCCTAGTAATACAATGTTATTATTCATTATTAATATTATTATAGAAAAATTATATGCGTCTATATTATAAAATGCACTTGAAAATAGATGAACATACTAGTCACGAAGAGGCAATGAAAAAAGCTGAAATGCTAAAAAATGGCAAATGGATGATTATGTATTATGCATACTGGTGTCCTCATTGCGTTTCATTAAAACCAACATATGATGAATTAGCATCTAAATGTAAAATGATGGGTGTTAAATTTGCTATGGTAGAAGCATCACACTTAAACAATGGTATGATCCAAAATCAACATACTGTTCACGGTTATCCAACATTAGTAACTAGAAATAATAATACTGACTCAGCTGAAAGTTACAGTGGTGAAAGAAGCGTCAATAATCTTAAAAAATACATTATTGCTAAATTAAAACTCGCACCTAAAAAACGTCGTGGTGTTGTTACTATGAGAATTCCCTTAATGAAGAGGAAATCTATGAAGAAGAAGAAACCTAAGTCTAAGAAGGAAAAAAAATCTAAGAAGAATTAATTTTTTTGTAATTAATAGTTTTTAATAAAGAAAAATTTTAATCAAATTTAAGCACAGTTTTCACCAATTTCTAATGGTTTTCTGTTGGTATCTGGTTCAATTGTGGTTTGAAGCCATGGTGATACCTTAACCTGTGGGTTTGGTGGTTCGCTTCTTAACTGTCTGTTGGCGTTTCTAAGTGACTGTCCAACAGTGTTAATTCCTACAAGGTGTTCTGGATTTAAGAAGTTTGGTCCGTCAATTCCACCTGGGTTGGCTGGTGTGTCCCAGTTGTTGCTTGAATATGAACTTGGTAAAAGTTCTTCAGCATTGAGGACATTTCTTGGTAAGCATTCGTTTCTGTTTTCTTCGGATCCATCGACTGAACCTTCGGAGACTTCGTTACCAGCAACTCCAGCTGGTTCTTCATCAGTTTCTGGTTCACCGTTTCCTGATGCTTCACCTTCACCAGCGTTTGCGTCTGGTGAAGAACCACTGTTGCCCTGGAAACCTTCGACTACTTCGTTGACAACTACTTCGTTTTCAACTGGAGCTGGAACTGTGTTTTCATCTTCGACTTCCTCGGATTTTTCTTCCATAAGCATATATCCTAAGTATCCACCGACGACAACAACAGCAGCGCTTCCTAGAAGTGCGTTCTGGCGTCCAACTTTCTTGTGATTTAAATTAAGACCAATTAAAACTGCAGCAGCTACAACTACAAGTAGAACTAATTTCATAAGTTGATTATTTAATAATTGCATTGTATATAATTAGTTTATATAATAATTTTGAAAAAAGATAAAAATTAATTTAATAAACTCTTAAATTTCTCTATCAAAGTGTCGCGTTTGGAAACTTCGTTCTCTAAGAAATTAATTTTCTCTGTGAGTTCGGCAATTTGGTTGTTTTTGTCAAATTCTGCTAGTTTTTCTTCGTGAATTTTTTCTATATCTTCCTCATTTACAAAACTTTCATCAAGATTTTCTACTGTAAATTCTTGAGTTTCAGGTTCTTGAACTTCAGCTTCTTGTGTAACTATAGTTTCTTCCTGAACCGTTTCTTCTACTGGTTCTTGAATTTCTGGAGTTTCTGGTTCCTGGATTTCTGGTTCCTGAGTAGTAACAACTTCTGGTTCCTGGACAATTTCAACAGTTTCTTCAACTGGAGTTCCAACTGGAGTTTCTTCAACTGGAATTTCTTCAACTGGAGTTTCTTCAACTGGAGTTTCTTCAACTGGAACTTCATTAGATTCTTCTAAGGATTCTTCGTTGTCACTAAGAAGTGTATCGTCTATTAAGTAACTTCTAGGTATTTTTGCCTCAATGTCACAAACTCTAATCTGTAATGGATACCATTCACAAATTACTTGTTGTTTTAAAAATCTAAGTCCAATAAGTTTCAATACACAAATTAACTTACAGTTTCCTGTAATATCTGTGTGATGAATTACATTCTTATTGTTGTCATAAATACCACAATCTAACTTTCCTTTTGATACTGGAATTTTTACCTTAATCTTTGGTGGATTTTTCCCTCTCCCTGGTTTTACTGGAGATTTGTAAAACTCTTCTACTACATCTAATGGAAATTTCTTCTGAAACCAAGATTCACTATTCTTCTCTGTAATTACTATGTTATGGTCATCTATATCTGTTATGAATTCATAGAATAACCAATGTTCCTTATCAAACTCTAATTCTAAATAGGAACGAGTATCACTCTTAACAATTCCAGTGTTACATAAAAGTCTTGGTGTTTGAATGACTACATCACTCAATTCATTATTGTCTAATCTATATTTCATAGCTGCTACATAACTTCCACCTTTAACTTTTGTTGGTTCTGTGTATTCTAATCTGTTAGTGTCAAATTTCTTGTAATCTATAATGCTAATCATATCGCGTATTTTATATATTTTCTAGTGTTTTTTTTCACTTTCACTAAACGCATCGAGTTATTTTCTTAGCTTTAATTTTGTAATTAAATTTATCTTGTCCTATCCATACTGTATCAATTACTATTTCACAAATTAAGTCGTCACCAGCTTCTAGGTTATGAATATTAAATGGAGTTCCATTAGAATCTTCACAATCACAATTAAAACTTCCATTTTTTTGTGTGGGAATTTTAATTACTATATTTGGGTCATATTTCGGGTGATAAACAATACTACTCTTGAGATTTGGCGAATCTAACAGTTTGCGGAAATGGTTCTCTAGTTCTACAATAAAATTATGAAATCTTTGGTATTCCTCATTCTTATTAATCTTATAAAAACTTAATTTAAATAAGTAATCATTTCCTATATTATCTACACCAAATGGAATTCTCATTTTTGGAAGAGTTAAATAAATACTACTACCATTAAACAAAACATTGTAATGATTTCCTCTTTTGTTCAGTGTAACCTTTGAAATGTCAATGTTCATTTATTAACGTTATTAAGGATAAATTATTTTGTTTCTATTTTTTAAATGGTAATTAAAAAACTTACTAATAAAATTATCGACAAGATGATTTGCGAAGTGAAAACACCTGAAAATATGAAGAAATTGAGGGAGAACATAGCTGACCCCTTAATTGCCTATACATATAAACAATTGTATCCTTATTTCATTATCACTAGTGTATTGTTCATACTTACATTTATCTTGGCGTTACTCATTTTTGTCTTGGTATTGAGACAAGTAATAATAAAAATGTAAATTAATTTCTAGATATATTTATAAATTATATGGCAGGACGAATTAATGATAACTTTAAAAGAAATTTATCTCAGTGGATAGCCTTAGAGAGAAAATTAAAGGAACACACTAGGGTTGCTAGTGAATTAAGACGTAACAAAGCAACAATAGAGGAGTCACTATTAAAATACATTTCTAATAATGGACTAGATAATACCCAAATAAATGTTGGCACAATGCGAGTAGTTCCTAATAAAGGTTCTCAATTACCTCCATTAAATATGGAGTTTCTAGAGACTACCTTAAATGAAATACTAGGAAACCCAGGAAATGTTAATAAAATAATGGATAGGATACGTCGAAAGAGAGAAATGGGTCGTAAGGAAACCTTTACCTTAAAATACAAAACAAATCGTTCAAACCGTAAAAAAAAAGTGTAATCATTAGTAAATGTCTAATAAATACACTAGAGAACGCAACGATATGATTAAATGGTTAAATGAACCACTTAATGAAACTGATATTTATTTCGATGTGGCTAGTAAATACTATGAAGATTTAATGGAATTAATAGAACGTCATCCAGGTATTAATATTAATGTTGAACCTGATTATTTTAAAATAAAATTCCTTCATTTACTGTATCGTCACAGTAATACTCGTTAAAAATTTGTTTTTATTATTAGTTGTATAAGTATATAAATGCCTAAAGCTTTTGAAATACAAGATAAATTTCACACCTTTGAAGGTGAATTATTTCAATTATTCGCAAGTAATATGCGAGAAAACTGTAATGGTCACGGTTTGAAAATACTAAACAAATCTTCTAGTGGAGAAATAGCATTTGATTTAGCTGAACTAGTGCTTAATCACTGCGATATTAATTATTACATGTCCTCTTTCCGGAAACGCTCCTCATAGGACTGTGATCTCTAATGAAACCACCCTTCATATTCATTTTCTTATGGTCACCGTGGCAATGAGCTGCACCTTTCTGGTTATTTCTCATTCCACATCCAGCACCACCCTTCATATTCATTTTCTTATGGTCACCGTGGCAGTGAGCCGCTCCTTTCTGGTTTACTTTATAACTAGTGGCGCATCCAGCACCACCTTTCATATTCTTAACAACTTTTTTCTTAGTATTTTTCTTTGTATTATTCTTATTCTTTGGTTTCAATGACTTATTTGGTTTTTTGACAACTTTTTTAGCTGGTGGTATTACTCCGTATCCTGGCATATTTATATGATAATGTTAGAATTTTATCTAGTGTATTAATTAAAAAAATAGATTGATTAATTAGAAAATTTCTTTTTGTAACCACAGAAACCTCCTCCTTTTTTTTTCTTAGCATTTTTCTTAGAGTTTTTCACTCTTGATAATTGCTTTTTAAAAGATACATATCCTAATTTACGTTTGTTTGTTTTACGTTTTACGACAGCATTGCGTCCTCCAGCTTGAGTTGTCTTTTTATTATTCTTGTTATTTATACTTCCGTATACTGGCATTTTGTATATAATTATGTTAGAATTTTAATTTATTAATCGAATAACTTAAATAATGAGACAGTTAATTGGTAACACAATATTATTTTTACTCGCTGTTATGGAAAGAGAACGCAAATTATACCCAGAAATAGAAATGGATGCTTTCTATGACTCTGATAATTATGAAAAAAACTTATGGATTAGCGTTTTCAACGCATGTGTAGAAGTAACTGAACCTAGTGTTTTTTTCAATCCAGATGATTATTCTTTTATTAAAGAATTTATTGATAGAAGGGAAGAAATTACTAGTGAATATAAAAATTATTCACGGTATTACTATCCCGTAAGTTATAAAGTATTTGACCCTAGCATTATTGAAACTAATGAGAATACTGGAGATTACGATTATCAAGTTGTGAAGTATTATAAAAATATTGAAAAAACACGTTACTGGTATCCAGTGCTTTCAAGACTCCTAGACAAATTTCCCGAAATAGAAACAGGTTTCTTTAGTAAAATAACTGGACCTCTTAAAATTAAAACGCATAGAGGTCCATATAGAGGATTAATTAGAGGTCACATTACAATAGAAACTAGTGATACAAATGATTCAAAATTGGTAGTATTAAATGCGACAGATTTAAAATGGAAAACTGGCGGTGCTTTTGTATTTGATGATACATATTATCACCGCCTAGACAAAACAGACAATGGAACTAGAGTTAGTTTCATATTCGACATAAAAAGAAAATTCAAGAGTAGTAATATGAATACTATGAATGATATTATTATTAGAGGATTACGTGAATCAGATTATGTCCAGGAATGTTACGAGAAATTATAATATTATTGATTAGGAACTACTCGGTATTCTATAGTATCCGAAACTCCCTTTGAACTAGGTTGAGGAAAGTTAATTAATATTCCATAACGAGGTCTAATGCTTTGCTTTGATAATTCACGGAAATATTTACGCACCTGTGTTTCTTCAATAATATTTAGTATTTTACTAATGGCTTTCAATTCAATTACTATAGTTGATTCTTGAACGTCTGTAAAAATACTCTCAGAGTTTTGATGGACATACAAATCAATACGCTCAGATACTAGACTATGTGTGTATCCCTTTGAATCTGTATATAATACATCTAGATGTCTTTCAGCATCTGCGTGAATACCATTACAAAATAATTCATGATGGAGTGCCTTGTGATAAATTTGTTCATTGTGACCTGGACCGAGTGACTCAAATACACGAGTAGCCAATTGATAAACTAATCGTTGAAAAGGAGAATATGGCATTTCTGTATTATTATTATCACTCATATTTCTTTAATTTACTTAAATTGTCCTTAAACTTTTTAATTATTTTTTTATTATTAAAAGATTATATAAATAATTGTGATAATTCGTCGTATTTAAATTTTGTAAATTCATCGATTTGTGCAGTGTTAAATTCATCTTTATAAACTTGATTCGCTACTTTTTTAATTTTTTTTAATAAATCGTCTACCGTCATTTTTTCTTCTGAACCTAATTCTAGTAAAAAAAGTCTATAAAAACTTTGATTTTCACTTATTCTTTCTCTTAACGAAGTAGTGTCAACCTGTTGGGTTCTATTTAAACTATTTAAACTTTTTATTATGCTACTGCTACTTCTTCTACTTCTTCTGCTTCTGCTTCTGGTTCTGCTTCTGCTACTTGTTCTACTTCCGTCACCACCTCTTTTTATTTTTCTACTTTTTCTAATTTTACTAAAAGTCATATATAATTATTAAATATTTTAAAAATAATAACCTGTTTTATAACCTATAACGGCACATCCTATTCTAGCACCAGCATTTCCTGTCTTTAAACTTTCTTCGTCTCCACCTTTTCCAAGGTCATCTGGATCCGCGTGAACTACAATACTCCTTCCTATAATATTAAATTTTGCACCTCTAAGTTTTAAACTCTTGTCTTGAATAATTTCACGGCAATTTCCTCGCTTATCAGCAGTAATATTTCCTAGGTCACCAAGATGTCTTGAATGATTTTTGTCTTGTAGACCTCCATGCTTAGCTCCTAGAGGATTGAAATGAGAACAACAACTCTTACAACCCTCTGATAAGTTACCTGCTTCGTGAATATGGAACCCGTGTTTTCCAGGTTTTAAATTTGATAAATTAACTTCAAATTCAATTATACTACCTGGTTTTTCACAAATTAATACAGTGCCTTTACATTTAGGCGCATTAAAAACTGCTATAGCATTTATTACTGATTTATTGCTCATTAATAGTTAAAACGAAAAAAATAAAAAAATTAAAATTTAATTACTGCTGGTCTTCCTGGTATTTTGACCACTTCTTTCTTGAGAAAGGTGACACCTCGAATTCATCAATACGTGCCTGATATCTCTGTGCTTTACGAGATAATGGGTTAAGGAGATACTGCTCGTTGATTAATTTTTCCTGCTGACTGCTACTTGGTTCTGGTTTTACACCAAAACAGTTAGCCCCGAATTTTAAATTCTTGTTTTCAAAGTGACCACCATTAATTCCTGGTAATCCACATTGACCGCGAGTTTCTGGATTCATTTCGAGTTTGTTGAAAGATTCTTCTTGTGTAGGGTATAATGCTAATTGTCCTTCACTCCATCCATAGTTACACCAGTCGGCTCCATTTTTATAAGCATCAACCATTTGTTCAAGGGATGCTAAGTCTCCATTATAAGCCTCGCAAACACTTCGAGCTTCATCATAGTTAAAAACATTATTAGAAACATTAAATACTTGCTTTTCTTCAGGTATCTCTGTGGTTTCGGTTGCGACTTCTTCCTCTTCTAATATTTTAAGTAAATCATCTCCAGTTAATTTCTTGTGTAAGAAATAACCACCTACAGATAAAGCTACTAATACTATTGTAACAATAAATATAATTAGTAATTTGTTCATTATATATAAATAGTATAAATAAATTTTTTTTGACTATTGTGTCTTTTTGTAGAACAATACGTAAGCATTAGGCGTTATAATACGAGACTCATCTATTTTTGAAACATTTGTATCATTAAATTCATACCAGTGTTCATTTTCCGCACGACAATATGAATAATAATGTCCTCCGCCAACACCTCCTGAATGGTTTGAAATTCCTACTAACCTGTAATTTGCCTTTTTATTGTAACCTCTTAAATAACTAGATAGGTCTAAGTTTTCAATAGGAATATCTACGTGAGAAGTAATCTTACGTCTAGAATTATCGAACCTCTTGAGGCACACAATCATAATTTTAGGAAGATTCCAAAATAAACACTGGCGCTTAACATTAATATATTCTTTTGTCTTGGGGTGCTGATATTTATTGTCGTCGTCCATAGTTTCATCTTGTGTAAATAGGTTAAAACAATCCTGGAGAGATATATTTGATTTATCAACTGGAATAGGAACAGTCAAATAACAAAATGGGTCAAAATTTCTAGATAATACTTCACCTTCTAGGCTACTTATTGTAGTAATATACTGACCATAAAACAATGCAACAATTTCACTGTAACTATCGTTGAAGTGACATTTCCAGGTTTTCATTGCTTCTAACGCTAGTTTATCAGTATCATTTTTTACTTTACCCGAAATAGTTATATCAACTTCTCTAGATAAGGCGTCGTGTAGTGAATCTATAAGTAGCATTAGAAATTCTTGAGTATCATTCTGTCCAAACCCTGTGAAATTTAATAGTCCCTCGGTTACAGCAATTCTTCTAATATTCTTATGAAAAGTTAATGGTGATACAATACAGTTACTCTCCCACATCCCAAAAATTAAATTACGCCAATTTTGAAGCAATTCAACACGATTACTTTTCTCATTAATAGATTTTTTGTATTTATCAGTGAGTATGTATAAAGTGAGCTCGTGAATATTCGATACACACTGAATTGCTGAATTCATAAAACAGGTATTACCTAGATTAACTAGACCTGAAAGTCCCTTTCCTGAGATTTGGGTCTGTGTTTCTGATTCTGTAGTCATTTATCTATTTAATACTTTTATTTAAAAGAAAATCTTTAAGTTATTATTATTAATGAGTTGGAACTACCCATTTAGCTGGAATAACACTTCTAGAAGTGGTCGTGAGCAGTTGAACACGGACAGATTTAGTTTAATATTCGATACTGTATC